ATATGAAGAAGCTCGAAGACTGTGGGCAGTCTCCAGCCAAACTCAGAGTTCTGTTTGGCTACCGTTTGAGGGTTTGCTACTGTACTTCGCCACTGTAGCTCAAGTATATTGGTGTTACCGACCCCACCTTCGGTATCGTTCACATGGTCTTTACCGCTTGGATGCTCAAAGGAAGATGGTCGTTTGACATCAGCGAACTTTATAGGGGCGTGCCATGCAGGTAAATTCTCCGCACTAAGGTAGGTACGCAGTTCCTTGTAAGACACACCACGCTTATTAGGGGTGGCGTGAGTTCCCCCACTTACGCTGTTAAGCGTGGATACCAAAACTACCCTGTTACCTTCAAAGTCAGCTCGCTTGGTATCTGTTAGCCACTTACTGCTATTTACTGTAACTCCCCAGAATAGCAGACTGCCGTAGCCGTTCGTCCCTCTAACAAGCGCACCTCTTCCGTTGTAATCCGAGTCGCCGCTTGAGGATATATAAAACTCACCCTTGCGCTTTAGCAACCGACCTTTCGCAAGTTTCATAAGCTCAAAGATTGTAGGCAGTCTCCAACCGCTAGATTCCTTATTAAGGGCTTCTTGGTATGAGTAGTAAGACGGCAGCTCTTTTGTTCTCAACGTGTGCTGATTCTCATACTCATATTGTTCTTCACTGTTGTTCATATAGACACTCCTGTTCTCCTGCTACGCATAATCAGCGTCTCTTTTTAACTCTCTTTACATTTCGTGCAGGTGAATCACCACTCTCCGCAACATCGAAGGGAGGGTGCCACTTCGGCAACACGCCTAAATTCATGAATAGGCGAACTTCGGCATTGTGTACGTCCTGCACATGCTTGAACTTGCCACCCTTAACATAGAGGACATCCATAGGGATAATGGGGTCTCGTTTGATAGGCTTCAACTTATCCGCTTCAACGCACCAACCGAGTACACCGAGTACAGAAGAACTCCAGTATTTGCCATGCTTAGGTGATGCTCTCAAGATACTGATAAGCTCAAACACGGTAGGAAGCCGCCATCCGTGCGGGGCTTCTTTAAGGGCATCCTCCTGTTCTAAACCGCCTGTGTGGTGCTTAACAACAAGCACATGAGCATGTTTCGAGTTTGGCGTGTTTATGTGGTCTTGCTTGCTTGGGTGTTCAAACTCGTCAACAGGCTCCACATCCTCTATGACGATAGGGGGGGTAAACGGAGGTAATTGACCTGAATGCAAGAACGATGCAATAGCGCCCTCATCAAGAATATCATTTCCATCTGTACCGCTGGGATACCCCGATTCCCTGCTTGATTTTGTGGAAACCAGTGCCACGTGGTAACCCTTAAATTCGGTTCTGCAAGGTACAATCAAAGGCTTCCCATCCTCGATTATAACACCCCAGTTGGCGTACTTATCGTGGGATAGTAGGGGTCTGAACTTAGTGTTCATTGATACGTAGGCTTCATCTTGATGTTGCAATAAACCCTTCTTAGCGAGCGTGTACAACTCAAACACATTCGCCAAACGCCACCCACCTCCCCCGAATGCTTTAGCCTCATAGGGGCTATAAAGACCTGTAACCTCTTTGAAAGATAGAGCTACGTCATCACCTTCGTGGTAAGAACTAGGCGGTATGTTGTTCTGTGGGGGAAAGTACCCATGTCTAGCTGTGTGTCTCCTCATATCAACGTCTCCGTTTCACATGTTTCTTCTTCACTGACTTAACGGAGTTACGTGGTCGTTCTTCGGGTGCAGTCTCTTCGGGCTCTACATTGCGGTTACGGCGCAAAGAGCGTGTGTTGGGTGTTGGCTTGTGTACTTCTACCTTGCGTTTCCCTGACGTACGGCGGCTATTGCTCAATGGGATAGAGGGAGTCCGTGTGCTACGGGTTGCACCAAAGCTCGGATGCCAGTCAGGTAATGTTTTGTGTAGCATGTAGTCCCGTACATCAATAGCTTCCACTTCTGTCTTAGAGTCAAAGTCTGTGTCGTAAAAACCACGATTAACAAGAACCACAGCACCTGTTCTCAACTTAGACTGGATACGGGCTTTGCCCATCATGCCAACAACAAGAGCATTGTCATTGTCGTAAGGTGAACCTGACCATATATCATAGTCCCCGCCTAGGGCGTTCCTTTTGTATAAGAAAAGAAGCTCGAACACAGTTGGCAACCGCCATTCAGATGTCTCTTTTTTAAGGGCTGCCTTATAGCTATAAGACCCCTGTAACTCTTTTGTTGATAAACTCTGCCTTTGCATAGTATGTCTCCTAGATTCGGTTATTGCGTAGTTGTACGCTAAGAATTAACCGAATCAGCTAACCAAAGTAAACTTTGGATGCCAATCAGGTAGTGTTCCATGCAACTGGAAGTCCCGCACTTCACCGTAAGTTACAGGTGTATCGTGTGGGAAGTCAGGCTCACCCTTGATGGCAATAGCACATAGCCACATCTCTGCACCCCCACTTCGCACACGGTCTTGCGCAGCGTCAAAAGCGAGTACATTGTTTCGGAACAAGTCGTCCACGGAAGCAGACCAAAAAATGCGTCCTCCGTGGTCTATGGAGCCGCAGTTGATGATGTGACGTAACTCGAAGATTGTGGGCAGCCGCCAACCTTCTAACCTGCTCGCTTCTGCTAGAGTCAGAGTCCCTGATAAGGGCTTTGCTTTTATAGTATTCATTCTATTCTCCTTTACTGCGTCCCATGATGCCACTTAGGTAGCTTTCTGCGTAACTGATAGTCTCTGATGTTGGTGTGGCTCACAGCTCTAGGCTCACAGTCACCATCACCCTCAACGAGAACAAGCCACGCATCCTCATCCTTTCGGGCTGCGTATGCGTGGTTATCACTAAAGGAAAGCATCCATGCGTGGCTGCACTTGAAGTCTGCAACGGAAGATGACCAGTACCACCCCACGTCACATAGTAGGCTAGATATAGAGCCTGATGCTCGCAACGCTGCAAGCTCGAAGATGGTGGGGACTCTCCAACCGCTATTGTCGTTGCTTCGTTCCATAGCGTCAAACCATGATACCTTATCCCTTGTTTCCAAAACGTTCAATGTAACCCCTCCAACCTAAATATCGTAGGTAAAGAAGCACAGGTAAGCTATGCTTCTTTACCTCTATAGATATTAACTTCTAACTCACTTTTATGTTGTTTCAGGAAGAGGGGTCAAACTGGCTAGAGAGAAACTCCGTTGCAAAATTCCTATTACTCATCTTCATCTCGGTATGCGTCAAGTAAATCTTGTCTGCATGGGTAACCCCCACTAACGAGCCGTCCTTGTGAATCCACCTTAGAGAATACATTAAGCAGGGACTGTCTGTAGCTGAACAAAGCATTTGTGACTTGAAACAATACCAAACGTGCTTCCTTATACCAGTCTTCATCTCGGCAGTCGCTGTACTTCGTCAAACGTGCTTCCTCTGCCTTCAATAAATCATCAATGTGTGGCTCACCGCCTTCTCGGGACTCAACAGGGCTTGTGTTCAACTGCGACCAACGAACCTCTTGGATGAATTGGTTGCTTTCTTTTAGTCTTTCTTTCGTATCAGTCACTAGGGACCTCCTTCGTATCGTACTATAATGCTTCATATTTACAGTTCTTAGTTGCGTTACTGCCTAGCTATATATGAACCCCTAGGGGATGTATATAGTGCAGACCAAAAAAAAAAGCCACCGCTTTTACACGGTGGCTTTCATTGTATTACAGGGTGTGCTTAGGCGTAAGCGTAAGGGTATGCACCGAAACGATTGAGGTTAAACACAGGGTAGCTCGGAAACAGGCTTTTATCCTCACCATCACTACTAGACGGAAAGATTGATTTTAATGCAGTACAGAATGTATCATACGCCAAACCAACACGCTTTAATCGGTCTAGGCTCGTATCAAACTCGGTGCAATCCTCAAACTCCAATTCAAAGAACACATCGAAACCCCCATCCACCATATCAATCAGAAACGGATTTTCTCCACTGCATTGTTTGAAAACTAAGTTTTCATAGAAGTCGTAGGCTTGCAGCTCGACATCATACAAAGGCTTGCGAGCCACAGCATCCTCGGAAACTTCCAGCCAGTCTATTTTGTCGCCAGTACCTACAAGGTTACCGTTTGCATCACGTTCAGGGAATATGTTTTTCAGGTCACGAACGTAGGCTTCATAAGCAGGGCAAATAAGGCGCATTCGGGCGACTGCATCACGATGCCACTCCTCGCCAGCTCGGTCATACGGTTCAGCTCTTTGCTGATAGTCTCACGCAGAAAGCTGTCAAGGTTAGCAGCCTCAATTTTTCCATCGGTGTCTTTTGTCATGGTATTACATCCTTTTTTCTAGATTTGAAACTTAGCACAAGATACTACACCCCTGGGGGTATTGTTACCTTGTGATAAATAATAATCAAGGTTAGGAAGTGCCGCAGTACGCCATACCTGTACTGCGGCAACCATGTTTTTACAGTGCTTTATACTCTCGGATGGTTTCACCTAGCTGCGAAAACTCGGTATAACCTTTCGGCTCGACAATTTTTTCCACTGCCAATGAATAAGCATTGAACGCTTGCGCAAGGTGGAAGAGTTGTAGCTCGGCTCGGATATACCATGCTTCGCTTCCAAATTGTTCTCTCCCTTGCTCAAGCTCTTCCCTTGCTTCTCGGATTATTTCGGCTTGGTCGTTTGTTTGGCTATGCTGCAAAATGAAAATACAGCTTGCAGTTTCTTGAACCGATTTTTTATAAACCTCACGCACATCATTCTCTTTGGCGGTCAACTCTTTTGTAGTAGCCATGTGGTACATCCTTTTGTATCTCTGATTTCGCTTGCGTCATTCACTTGCGATGGATGAAGTCTAACGTACCACGCCTAAACTGTAAAGGCTCCAAATTCTCATCAATGTTTTCTTGCTCTCTGAATAAACACGCACATGCGTGTGTGCGTGCGTATATACATGGACAATCTCTAACTGTAAAGTCCCCTAAAGAGTATATATTTACTGCAAGGTAAGGGGCAGAAAAGCCCACCCAAAGGGCGAGCTTTCCATAGTCACTACTCGATGATGCGTTTCCACTTTAGTTTGGAATCAGGCACTTTACTACCGTACGCATCTAGGTCGGAAGATAATGCAGCAGCGGTTAAGCGTCCCCTCTTAGCGAGTACAGCTCGTGCAGCCTTTGCAGCTTTCTTATCCGAAGTCACTTTGGCTTTATCCAAGCCTGCCAGTCTACGTATTTGCAAGTCCAGCACTGTGTTGGCATCTTCCTTAGAGCAAGAAAGAATCTTCATCACCTTGCGAACCACAATGTCCATAGTCTTGCTGTTGAGTGCCACCATGATTTCTTCACGGTGTTGTATCGCAGCCAGCAACAAGTCGAACCGATGAATCTGTGCGTCTAGCTTGGCTATCTCCGCTCGGCACATCTTCTTCTCAATAGAGACACGCCACTTCGCCCAATCCATGATTATCTGGGGTATGGTGGTGTGACGGAACGTGACAGAATCTTTGTTGCGTTCTGTGACTTGTGTGCATAGTGTACGGGTAATGCCCGACATAGACAAACAGCTCTTTGCAATGTCCTCTGCATAGGCATCCACTTCTTTCTTGGTCTTCTTCAAAAGCTGAATCACAAGCCGTACTTCACACACCCCTCTAGGGGACTCGTCATAGACGTAGCGAACAAAGGATTTCTCAACTGCACGCTCTTTAATCTTCTCAATGGTTAAGTAGGGAACCAACCCTGTGATAATCATTTGGCTTTCTTTGTAGTCAATATGATAATCACAGGTGAAGCTAAGAGTACCGTTCCCCGTCTTGAAGTATTGTAGCTTCTCGGTATCACCTGACGTGCATACACCACCGTAAGGCATGTTAAACTTTAGATACTTCAAACAAAGGGCTGGGGTGATGTTACGCTTCTTATAAGCCATCTTCAATAGAGTCACAACACCACCACGCTCGAACGTAGGGATGTTGGTAGGGCTGATACCCGAACACACGCCAAACGTGCCGTTCAACAAGAGGTTGGGTAGCTTGAAGGGCAAGATAACAGGCTCAACATCCTTGTCATCGTAGTTTGGCACATAGTCCACAACATCCATGAGGGGCTTATCTAACATCGCCTTGCCATAGTTGGATAGGCAACATTCCGTGTACCTCATGCCAGCAGGGTTATCACTACCATCAATAGAACCCCAGTTACCACTACCGTGCATAGCAGGCAACGCACCGTGAACCAATGTTTTAATGGCTTCGACCACAGATGCGTCACCGTGGGGGTGCCATTTACCTAAAACATTACCCACAAGCCTAGCTGTCTTTACAACAGTGAAGACCTTGCCTCGGTAAGCTTCATAGATGATACGCCGTTGCACAGGTTTCAACCCATCTCGGAAGTCGGGCAATGCTCGCTCCTCAATAGTAAGTTCACCATACCGCTTGGTGCTTTCTTCAACCGTTTTTTCTAGTGTGATTGTCTCTTGCTTGCTCATAAGTTCAATAGTCTCCTGCGTACCGCTGCATCCTTTCCAACTAGGTCAAGGAAGTAAGTTTCATCTTTCTTGGTCTTCGGGGGTAGTACCTTAATCCAGTGTCGTGTATCTTCATCGAACGCAAACGCATTCAATGCGGAAGGGTTAACTTCACCCCACCCTTTGATTCGAGTGATGGCTACATTCGACCGTGATTTACACTTTCTTTGAACTTCCTCAATCGTATCACCCCAAACCAACGGTTTAGATGTTGTACAGAACAAGGGACCTTTAATGAGGTACACATGACCATTTCGGATAAGGTCAGGGCAGAGCCGCCAAATAGCCGACAACACAAGCAACTCGATATGGCAGCCATCCACATCCGCATCCATTAGGAGACCTAACTTACCGATACGCATTTTCTCTAGTGGGTGTTCAGCCTTGCCATCAAACCCGATAGACTGGAAGATGTTTTTGACTTCCTCGGACTCCATCAACTTAGCCATTGTGTTCTTGTAAGCTGCTACAATCTTACCCTTCAATGGGAGTACCTCTTGGTAACGCTTGTCCACTGCGTTCTTCGCTGTACCACCAGCCGAGTCACCTTCCACCAAAATAAGCTCAACTTCGTTCGCAGGTGTCTTGGGGTTACTTTGATTAAGCTTCGCAGGCAGCTTGCCTTTGCGATTGTTGGTAAGACCTGCCAATGCTTTGCGGTTCGCATTGAAGCTGTCCCTGTTCTTCTTCAACGCTGATGCCTTATCTAGCATCCGTTTAGCCAGTGCCTTATTCTTCTTGAAATGTGCTATCAGTGCAGCTTGTATGTCATCACAAACGAGCTTACCCTCTGTGGAGGTAAGACGCTCTTTCGTCTGTGAGGAGAACTGGGGTTGTACCATATTGAAGTTTACGATACCCACCAACCCGAACAAAAGGTCGTCCGCTGTATAGGCGTGCTTCTTCAATTTGAATGGGGCTAACGCCGTTGTTAAAGCTTTCTTGAAAGCGGTTAGGTGCGTACCACCTTCCAATGTCACCGAGGCGCACACATAAGTATCAAGCAGTACAGAAGCCCCGTTAGTCACAGCAAAGCTGACATCTGTTCTGCCTGTATTGATGTGAAAGACGCTCCCATCCATCGTAAGCTCTTCTTCTTCGATGATGTGCTTCACATAGTCCACCGTTCCATTCTTGTGTAGCATGGTCTCGGAGATACCTGTGTTAGTTGTTAGTTTGATTTCCATGCCTCCGTGTAGGTAGGCTAGAGTATCGAGGTAGGTCATCAAGTGAGATATGTTCAGTTTGCTTCCTTTTTGGAATAAGCTCGCATCACGTACAAACTTAACCACCGTACCCCTACGGCTCTTCATCTGCTTGGGTAGCTTAGGTGCTGCGCATTTACGAACACCAGACCCGATGCCTTTCTTGGATGAATATGAGTACCAAGCACCTTTACGGAAGGTGTAGGCTACAAGCCTATCACACATAGCGGATGTCACCGCAGCCCCTACACCGTTACAGCCTGCGCTCCCTTCGGCATAGGCTTTGCCACTGAACTTACCACCACTGTGTAGCTCATTGAAGGCAGCCTCTAGGGGAGACTTACCGTCTAGCTTGGCAGACTTCTCAACAGGGATGCCCCCACCACCATCTTGAACAAAGTATGTAACACCTTCGATGTGAACATGGATAAACTTGTTCCGCCCCGCAAGAAACTCATCGCTACTATTGTCGATAGGTTCTTTCAGGATTTGGAATAAGCCATGTGCATCATTCTCACCGATATACATACCACTTCGCCTACGGACGTTATCGGGGTAGTGCAGGGTTTCCCAATCATCTGCTTTTTGCTCTTTAGGCTTTCGTGTTCGCCTTGTAGACCCACGAAGTGCCACGCTGTTTGTCTTGGTACTCATATCTGTTTAACTCCTATTGTCATAAAGGCTGTATAAAGCTTTCTTTACACTTCTTCTGCTACTTCCTCTGGGACTTGCTCTTCACCCTCGTGTACGATTACGGCTTCCGAGTCATCGGATACAGGGAAAATTTCAAGCCGCTTAAATACACATGTTGAGCGGTCATTGTGCTTAGAGCTGATTACATAAATCACATCACCAAAGCTAAACTCATGGTGAGCGAAGTTTGTGTGAACAACGGACTCTGCAATTTCTTTAGGGCAAAACTTCTCAAACAAGTCTCGTTTATTCTGCTGCCAAAGAACGGTCTCCTCATGCAACAAACAAGTCCGAAACTGCTTTAACGTAAGCTGCTCTACGTGCAAGAAATAAGCTGGGATTTCTTGGCTTATCATGTTTACACTGAAACAATCAATCGTGATACTCATGGTGTAACTCCTATTAGTTTATAGTTGGAACTTTCTCCAATGAAACCAATTAGGTAACCCAAAAGAAAAAGGCAACCTATATACGTATATAGGTTGCCTTTAAGCGTACCGCAAACTGCTGAATTTACTGCTCTACATTATTAGTCGCACTTGCTGCGACATCTTGCGCAACACGCCGCATGAATCCCGCACGGCTGATAGGGTGACTTTTATCTAGCTTGTTGTTCAAGCTTGTGCAAGTCTCTGTATCCCCTGAAAGCAATGCTTTCGTGTACATAGGAACAAGGCTGAAATCAACTCCCAACCCTAGAGTCAACCCACGAGCGGCAGGGCAGGCTGGGTCGTCAATACATTTACCAGTACCGTTGGCAAGTGCGCCGACTAAGTGTGTACACTTCAAGCATTCTTTGCGCAACAAAGGGATAAAGTTTGCTTCCGCTTCTTCTTGCGCTTTGGCTTCGGCGGCTTCCTGCTCTGCCTTCGCTTTCGCTGCTTCTCGTGCTTTCGCTTCTTCTTGCAGTGCGTGCGCTGCTTCCAATCCTGCGCTCAAAGGGTCAGCTTCGGTGGTTACGGTTTGCCCTGCGGCTTCCGCTTCTTCTTGCAACATGGCATCATACAAGGCTTGGTCTTCTGGGCTCATAACCTCTTCGGTCTGTACTTCTTCGGCTTCATCGAAGCCCCAAGCATTGTTGTTTTGAGTGTTTGACATAGGTAGTGCCTCCTTCTTTCCGTCTTATGTTTTGTTTGTGGGTGGAAGTTGACACACCTCCACCCACTGTTTTCAAATATGAAGGGCTTTAACCTTCAACCTGCATCGAGCCGTGAAAGGTAGGCTTACATGTCCCACTCATCATCATCTTCATCTTCTTCGTCCCAGTCATCATCATCTTCATCATCACCATCTTCATCTTCTTCATCTTCTTCTTCGTCCCAGTCATCATCATCGTCATCTTCATCTTCATCTTCGTCCCAATCTTCATCATCTTCATCATCTTCATCGTCATCAGCTTCTTCTTCGTCTTCTTCTTCGTCCCACTCTTCTTCCTCTTCTTCCTCTTCTTCAGGTTCGTCCCACTCTTCTTCTTCGTCTTCGGGTTCGGAAGCAGGTACATCAGGTGCGCCAGAATCATCGCTGACAAGAGTTACACAGTGTTGAGGTAAAGGTGTGACATCTTGAGTATTGCTTCCCACAGTCAAGCGCAATGCGCCGCTCGGCAATAGTTCAACACTATCAGCACGCACGGATAGAAGTTGCATTTCAAGGTTGCACACCAATAAGGTCACAGAGCTTCCGTTGGACTCTTTACCAAGTAAGGACAAGATGTTCGAGCGTTGGAAAGTGTGAACATCAAACAATTTACTGCGGGGGCGTTTAACACGCAATGCGATAAAGTTCGCTGTTGATTCAACAATAGTACCAACCAAAGATTCACAGCCTGCGCCAGTCACAGTCACAGTAGTGGCACCCAACATGCCTTCACTTGTTGATTGTTTCACAGGTGCTTTTTTCACTGGTGCTTTTTTAGCCGCTGTTTTCTTCACAGGTGCTTTTTTCACTGGTGCTTTTTTAGCCGCTGTTTTCTTCACAGGTGCTTTTTTCACTGGTGCTTTTTTAGCCGCTGTTTTTTTCCCGACGTTTTGTAGCTGTTGCCATGATATACTCCTAAGATATGAAGCTCGCTTGTGGTTGCGAGTCTTCTTTTGTTCTGTCACACATTTACAGTTTATAAAACTTAAAACGCTCATCATTTTAAGTTCATCAAATTAACATCAAATGAAAGCTTTAATAGTATTTCGCAAGCTCGCTTTGTACCTTGCGCACAGTATGCACAGTAAGGTGGGGTGAGTTCAACATCACATATAGGTCACGCATGTGGTTTTGGTCACTTGTTGCACTCAAAGTATGTTGAAACTTTTGGATGCGCTTGCGTAACAGTCGCACCTGCGCCTTAGCGATGCGGGGCGTGCCTCGCACATTCTTACTATCATATCGTGTAGTCATAATAACTCTCCTTCGGGTCGTTCTTCTATTTGTTGGTCTCTTACCAACTCTAAACAAGCTTTATCCAAACATGTTTAGAGTTGGTAAGGCGAAGCTAGTACCTTCGCCTTACGGGACTTAGTTCAGTGCGTGCGTTCCGTCCGATACACCATTACCGAGTCGGGCTTTCCTGCCATGCTCGATGCCTTGATTTAGCGCATCTGAGTCCCGAACTGGGACTGTATGATTTCTCACCTTGAGATTCTTCCTTATGTACCGCTCTACTGAATCAGAGATAGGCACTAAGGAACGAGACTCGGCTGCTCGGGCTGCTTTCACAGATTTTACCTGTTCTTTTATTCCGCTACTGTAACCCATCATATAAGACACAGAGAAGGATACACCACCCGTGGGCGACTCTCGTCTTGCCTTGCGCATCATTTCTTCCGCCTCTTTAAGCATGAACTCAATGAGGCATTTAGCCGACTTAATAGCCAGTGGGGTACCTATGAGCATAATGAGTGAACCCTTGCTTCCACGCCGATTCGGGATTCTTCCTGCTTCTACATCGAACAAGGACGCTACCGCTGCGGAAAAAGCACCATGCCATCCCATAGACTTGCCCTCGCTCTTAAAAATCATAGGCTCTTGAGTTATACCTTCGTTGGGGTCATCTGGGGTGTGTACCTCTGCCGCAACTTCTTCGATTGCTATATTGTACCGCTTGGCAATCTTCTTCAATGCGGCAGACGCATGATTCCTTTCGGCTTCGGCGGAGCTAGGGTCGATGCTCCGAACGAGGAGTTTAGACATCCTCTCTAAAACCGCAGCTCGGAAGGCTGGATTCCTTATATCTTTCTCTTTGCTCATGTGGTGCATCCTTTCCTCTAAGATTTCGCTTGCGTCATTCACTTGCGATGGATGAAGTATATCAGGTTGATATTAAACTGTAAAGGTGCCGAATTAGCATTTAACACTTCAATAAAAACTTGTATCGTAAAGCAAAGCTCTTTTCATCTCTAAGCTTGTGCGTTGCGTTCTTCACTTGCGATGGATGAAGTATAGCAGGTCGAGATTGAACTGTAAAGGCTCCAAATTCTACCTAAAAAGTTCATCCATCATTAAACTATTAAGTAAACGCACGCCTACGTGCGCAAATACATTAAAATGAGCTAACTGTAAAGGCTCCAAATTCTACAGAGCTGCACTATACACAAGCCAGTTGAAAGCGTAAAGTCCCCTAAAATCAAGTCTTAGGGTGTTGAGGTAGGACGGGTGCGGTGGTTGCGGTGTGTTCTTGAATCATGGCACTAATGTCTTGGGAAGTCGGGAACATAGCTACGGTTTCCGAAGGTTGGTTCTCGTTGTTCCTACGCTGCACCACACGAAGGTTCTCCCCACTAAGTACCTCACTGATACTTATTTCCGCAGCTTCTAGTTTGTAGCTGCCTTGAATTGAGGTATCCACAGGCATACCCCGAAAGACCTTGTTTAAGTTCTGTGGAGTATAGCCTTGTATAAGCAGAACACGCATCTTGCACTTTGTTCCCCCAAGCTCCTCCTCTCTACTCACGTTAATGACACCTTCTTTGGAGTTGAAGACTGTGTAATAGCAGGGTCGTTTACCTGCCGTTAGCCAGTAGTTGTTTCCGTCACCGAGATTCAGCGTGGAACTGTTTACAGAGCGTGCCTCTGTTTCTCTGGGTAGTCTCCACTTCGACATAGAGCCAACAAGTTGCACTGCCTCTTTATATGTGTATTCACCTTGTAACACGATAGACTTAATCATAGTATAAACCCCTAGTCCTTAGACGTTACAGCACCAACGCAAAAAGCGACCTCGTTAGAAGCCGCTTCCCTTTGGTACTTCCTGCAATGTATTTACACTTTACGCTTCAACCTAACGCCAAGCAAAATGGCTGGACTTACCGCTGACACACTTTACATCATAGCCGAAGCCGTTGAAATGTATCGTGACAATGCCACCCACACCCCCACAAAAGGAGGCAGCCACTTGGTTTGCTCGTTCCTCTTCTACGTCAGACCACCGCTCGCACCCTGAAAGCAAAGCAATAGACAAGCAAGCCAACAACACTCGAACAAAGCATCTCACAATTCCACCTCCACCATTCGGGGTTTAGTATTGGAGATGCGGGACATAGCCTCACGGCTGCCTTCGCCTTCCCTGTAAATCCGAGCAACGGCAGTCTCATTCGGGTCAATTTTCACATACTTACGCACGATACCTGCACGCAGCAGCTTATTCATATCGGGTACGCTTAAAGGCGTTGAACCCTTTACCAAGAACACATGATGTGTATGCTTCTCGTATAACTCGTAGCGGGGTTTCGTTAGACCTACACTCATATCCAAGACTAAATCAGAGATAGTCCCATCATCTTCTTGCACCCAATAGGTGCGTGAATCACACTCGCTCAAGATGTCGTCATCCAAGCAAGCAAGCTCTACCTTGAAGGGGAGTCGCCACCCTTCATGTGCTTCCTGTTCGTCTAGGGCTTCCTCCTGAAAGCGAGTTGACCATAGAATCATTGCTTCTGCTTTACTCATACCAGTCTCCTTTGTAATTGGGGGCTTGCATGGGTTGTTTATGCCATGCAAGCCTTTCTATTATTTACGGACTAAATCATCAATCGCTTCGGCGATGTCAACAATTTTGTTGCGGCGTTCGCCATAGGTCTTGGTTGCCTCATTATCCATGACATGAGCATCAAGCACCGCCATGACACCACCAACCAAGTTGGGACGTACAAGCTGTGAGCCGTACATAACAGCTCTGCTTGGGGTTGAAGCCTCACGCAGGCGAGTACGCTCATCAATCAGGTAGTCGATAGCTTCACCGAGTAGGCTATCAAGAGTCAATGCGTCCACAATGGTAGGTTCGGGACAGCAGTTCTCAATATCACCGTTGTAGCGTTCAATCTTCATATCAGGGTTGCTATCTTTCAGCAGTTCCTTGACTTGCGTACACTCATCCGTAGTTATGTCCCGAAGTACAACGGCTGCAAACGACATCCAGTTTAAGCTGCACATCATACGCCGTACTATGCGGTGGCGTACGTAGTGTGGGGGTTCAGACTGTGCCGTAGGCATTACTCGGATAGGTGAGACTGGCATGACCTTTATGTCGGGGTTTAACTTGGCAGTAAAAGTCTTGATAGCGTCAACTTGTTCCTTGATACTAGGTTTGGAAGTCCCGATTCCGCCGACTTCTAAACCCTTGATAATATATGTAGGTTTGCCCATAAAAACATCCTTTCTTCTCTTATTATTGGCTCCATATTCAGTTACTGGGGTCAATGCAAAACAGCCTACTCGAAGTTGCTTTGCATTGACCGAAGTTAGGTGGATGCTTTCACACCCACCCGTCCAATCGTTAGGCAGTCAATCCGTCACACGTCATTGGAAAATAAATCAGCATCCTCAACGTCATCATAAAAATCGACCGTAGTCGCAGCACCGATAAGGTCGGCGACACCAAGGTACTCTTTCGGCGTGGCGTTACTCGGTAGCGTTTTTTCTTCATGCTCGACAGCATCATCAAGGGTCAGCAGTGCTGCATAATATGCGAGGGTGATAGCCGCTCTCGCTACCGTTCGCCTCTAAAATACCATCCAGCATAGTAGTTAGGTCATGAATCTGTCTTGGTGTTTCAACGTACAAAACCATGCAATCTATGCGCTTGTCCTTCTTTGCGTTACCCATACCCATATAAAAACGTCCTTTTGTGTAAGATTTAGCTTGCGTCATTCACTTGCGATGGATGAAGTATAGCAGGTCGAGACTAAACTGTAAAGGCTCCAAATTCTCTTTACTTCCTTACAGCGTAAAAAGAAAAAGCCCCTCGGTTAAAAGGGGCTTAAAGTTATGTTCCAATGTGATTGGCGTATAGTGTATGTAGGCGAGGTGTGTATCTGAAATCCTTGAATAACCCCCAAGGGGTGCCTTCATAAACAAGCTCATTAACTCGGGACTGCATCGCAAGTGCTGTATCCATAGCGAGCATGTTAGACGCATTATGCAGGTTATCACCCTCACCCATGAATAGGATAGGAGTACCAACAACCAACTTATGTTTTAGTTCAACTTCATTAAGGCTGCTCAACGTCTGTAGGGGAGTGCTACTGTAACGTGCATGACACCACACTGATTCAACGTAGTTAAGCAGGATGTCATCGACCCAGTTTACGTTAAATGGAGGTTCGACATAGGAAGCATCCACCACAAACTTGATTTGCGCTTTACATCCTACAATGCACGCAGCGAATTGTGTAAGGATACCAACAGATAGTGGAGGTGTGTACTCACCGCTTGTTGGCAGCTTAGGTGAAATGCTGAACAGGAATAGAGTATCAGAATCTGTGCAGCCCTTTGAGTCACAGATTTGTTTAATGATGTTACCTAGTTGGGTTGACAACACAATAGAGCCGTTAGTCTCTATTGTAACACGGCTGGGGTTCGCTACGGCAAAGATGGCAGTCAGAATACGTCCTAAGCCGTCTTGAGATAGCATAGGCTCACCTCCAGTTATAACAATGGGGGTTGTAGGCTTACCAATTCGGGAAGAGCTATCGAGTAACTTAGAGTACATATCAGCAAGCATTGTTGATATAGTCCCTACGGTAGTCAGGTGTCGGTAACGCTTATCCCACGAGTAGGGTGTATCGCAACCTGATTTAGTTGGTGGTACGTCAGCTAACGACTTGAGTGTAGCGGGGTCGTAGTCTAGCTCTTTAGACAGACCACACCCACCAAATTCAGGGCAGGTGAAGTTACACCCCCATAGCCGTAAGAACAAGGAAGGCTCACCTGCATAGATACCCTCACCCTGTATGGAGTAAAAGGTCTCCACATACCTAACTCGTGATTCACCTAGTTCGCCTAGCACTTCTATATCCATATCAACTCCTATTGTATCAAGCTTAAAACGAGAATAAGCCCACTGGGTCGTAACACAGCAGGCTTATCTCATAGTTTACATATTATGCGTATTGGCGGAATAGCTTAGAAAATACAAGCTTCCAGTTCAGGGACTTGCTGTTACGTGAACTACCCTTAATGACTTCGGGCAGTGTTTGAACAACAACGTCAGCAGGTACATCGTGGCGTAGCAACTCTTTAGCACACTCCCAAACACGTTTAACGAAAGAACCGTGAACTGCATCTAAGTTTTTACAACCTAAGAACAGAACCCCACCTGATTGGTGGTCAAACAGGATGGCATCGTCAAAGGTAGTCTTAGCCATATCGCAGTCAATAAAGGTGCATCCGCAAATCTGCGCTACAGAGAAATCAACACCCACTAAGGTGCAATGCTCGAACGTAGCTCCCGCTAGGTTAGAGTGTGTGAAGTTTGAGTCGGTCAAATCCAAGTCTTTGAATCGAGTTTGACGCATACTCGAACCTGAAAAGGATGTGTTAGGGACACCCATTTCAGTGGTGATGGTTTGATGGTTAAGGCTCAAACCTCCGTAATCGTGCATAGCTGCATTATCATTCATAGTCGTTCTCCTATTATCTTTAATATGCTTCTTGGCAAGGAACACATCGTACAGCGTTCGGCAAGATGCGCTTACGTTCAGCAGGGATTTCTACCCCACAATCGACACACTCGTCTGTGCCTACGCCTTCTGTGTTCTTTCGGCGAATCTCATCCAACTTAGCTTGTATTTGCAAGCTCATTGCGTCATTTGCTCTATCTACATCATCAGCCATTGTGAAACTCCAAGTTGTTATTTATTCTTTTCAATCAAATCTTTAATGTAGCTCATAGACTTATCGCTGGGTATAACTGTTATACTCAAGGTGCTTGCTTTAGTTAGCTTACTGCTACCAACACCCGAACAAAACAAAGCGGTAGTCTTCTTGGTCACGCTACTTCCAATGCGTCCACCCTCTGATTTAATCAGAGATTCTAGTTCGGGACTTCTAAAATTAGTAAAGACAAAAGATGTTCCCTCAAGTGCAGTACCTACAGTGGGAAGCTCAACTCTCTTAGCCTTTAGCTTATGCTTCTCAAGGAACGGAACAAACTCCCTAGCCCCGTTAGACAAGGCTCTTGCGGTCAAATGTCCAATGCGTTCAACGCTACGCAAGTCCTCGACTGACACCTTAGTGAAAGGGAAATCAGGGAAAGCCCGAATTACAGGTTCAAGGGTAGTGCGTCCACAGTTAAGAAACAAGTTAGAGGCTAACATTAAATCAATTAAATCATGCTCACGCACACGGAACTGGCGAAGGATAGAAGGCAAGTTATTGGGTCCGAACCCTTCCACCTTAGACAGAACTTCCATAAGGCGTTTAGTGGGACGTAAGATTCTATCCAAAGGTGCATTATCAAGCATAGCCTTACACGTTGAGTAGCCTACATCGGTGAACCCTAGCTTTTGTACGTAGTTGAACAACCAACTAACACGGCGTTCGGGGCAGTTATAAAGACCAGCCATACAGACTAAGTGACGGTCAACGCTGACAAGCTCACGTCCGCATGAGCAGTGGGTAGGGAGCTTAAAGTTCTTGCAAGGTTTTGACTTGGCGATGTTTGGTATAACGTCACCGCTTTGAACAACCAGCAACGGGCTTCCTTTCCCTATCTTACGTTCTCGCAACCATTCCGAGTTATTACCAGTTGCGTGGTCGTTATCCTTACCATTGAAGTTCAAGGTAGGGTAATAGATTATGGGGATTAGCTTACCATCCTTAGAAACCTGCCACTCAACACGGTCACACTTTGTTTTCTGCGTGTCTTGGTCTGCGGCAGGGAGCTTAACTGCAATAGCTGCCAATGGTTTATAGTCAACGAAACCTGCCTTCAAGTATGCTTTAGAATCGTTAGACATCAACACAATGCCATCATAGTTGTAGTCACTGGGGTACTTAGAAAGCATCCTTTCGAGTAACGCCTTGTTGATTTTCTTCGTGTTGGCGTACACCTTATGGCGAACTGGAGTAAACCCTAAACGCTTTAAGGTGGCAAGTTCTTCGGGATATGTTGCATCGAACCCTAGAATCTTGAACGCTCGGAAGTCTAACTTAGACGCTGGGTTTACTTCACTTAGCTTCTGATTGCGTAACGCACCATTGACAAATCCCCGATGGAACTTGTAGTCCTTGTAAGCCTTGTCCTTCTGTATTGCTGCAAAGACATCTCTGCGCACCACAGCCTCGCCACGAATGAAAGTAGGTTTTCTAAGCTTGATACGTTGGGGGATAGAGCTTAGGGCTGATACAGCTAGTGTAACATTTAATGTTGTTTCTGTGTCCCCACCAGTGTAAGCGGCTACCAGCCTACCTGCACGGTACTCAAGCAACAAGGTTAATCCATCGTACTTCCAAGAGATAGTAGTACCCCCTTTCAGTACTTGGCGAGGGATGTCATCTGTAGGGCGTGTCTTATTCAAACTGCCTATAGGTTCGGGTGTTATCGGTGTTGGTACAGATTGACCGTTAACGGTATCCTTTATAGGGGCTCGTAGCTGCGAGTACGGTGGTATCCCTTTCTTCTTTGCCATCAAGTTGTAACGCTCAACTGCCCTGTCAAACTTAGCATCAGAAACAATGGGGTTCTCACTGTCGTTGTAGTACGCATCTGCCCATGCACGTAGCACATTCAAGCGTTCTTCCATAGTCATACCTTTCTTCATCACGATAGGTTTAGTCATTGAGGTCTCCCAAATAGGTTATATGTTCTTTGCTAGTTCGTACCATTTACACAAAAAGGCGTGGCTAGTTTACTCGAAAGGGAATACGCAACCCTCTCACAGCAAACTAACCACGCCAGTATGTCTATCTCCGTCTTCCACCTAAACTACCCACAGCACACACAGCACGAGAAGATGAACCGCCTATGTTTGCGCTACTAGACGAAATCCGAGAAGATACGCCCAAAACTCCAGTACGCCCCGTTGTCGCTGTGCGAGTCATACCCATAGAATCAAACAACGCCCAGTTTTCGGGGTCGTGCAGGATAGTATGTGCAAGTACCGTTGCACGGAATAGGTCATCCGTAGTACCATCCCCCTTATCCACAGTCTTCTTCAAGTCAACTACAGTGATGCACTGAAACGCAAAGTGTGAAACAGGGTCGCCATCGAAGAAACTAGGATAACGCTCTAAGGTATAACTCTCAATGTCTTTACGTTTCATCTCAATGAGGGGTATACTACACTTGCCATCATTGAGCTTAGTACGGAAGTCAAGAAAGTCATTATACTTTACAGAATAAGTCAGGGTAGCGATTGAAAACTTAACGTCAATGTCCTGTAAGAACTTGATGGACTGCCACCTATCGGCTGCCACCATAACGATGTTAAGCTTTTCTATTGCGGCATAGATAATCTCCTCCACAATCAAAGAGTGGTTAAGGGGCTGTTCAGGTAACGGTATGATTTCAATGAAAGCTTCTACACGGGTCTCTCCTCCCTCCAGTGAGGCAATCGTTATTGCAAAGCTGTTATCACAGTAACCTGCATCAATCGCAAGAATCTTAGGTACGGCAGTATCACACCCCGTAAAGTCAACCGTGCCATAACAGGTCTCTGCCCCGCTCTTAGAGCGGTAAACCCTGCGAGTTAGCTTGGCAGGGTTGTGTTGCTTGCGAACATTAACCCTCAATACGTCTAAGCTAAAGATGAACGGAGAGGTCGCCTGCGGTGGTATAGCAAGGTAATCTCGCCTTGCTGCAATAGGGTCAGCATCAAACTCTTCCTGTAAGTCCTCTTGACTGATTGTGGGGTTCAGCTCAAAGGTGGTGTACCAAAATCCGTACACTCGACTGGATGGTTTCTGTGACTGCTTATACAATGAAACAATCTTGTCACGGGCGTTTGAGGGACTTGATACGTTATACATGATACCGTTTGGCACATCATAGCCTTCTGCTAAACGATTGCGGCAAGCACTACGCACAGTCAACAGAGAACGTCCCACAGCATGGTGAACTTCGTTTGCATTAGCTTTTACAATGCTTGACTTCACGCTATCGAACCAACCGATTTCATCAATAGCCGCTTTACAACGTGTGTAACCACGCAACGTCTTCATGTTAGGTCCCGAAGGAGACAACACCAAGCTACGGTGTCTATAGTGAACAAAAGTATCTTTCAGCTTAACCAACTCAACTCCCTCACGTAACCCCACCTCTTGAAGCATTTTATTGTAAGCTATGAACCACGGTGTTTCAGTGAGATACCCATAGATAGGGTCCCATAGAGATGCTTTAGCTTGCGCAAAGGTCAAGGCTATCACCGTACCATGCAGCACACTATTAGGGAGTAGGTTGTACATACGTTGGGGGTTCTGACTCTTCAACAACAGGTGCGTGTGGTATGCGTCAGCCATAGCAATAAAGGCACTCTTACCACCACGCTGCCCTGCAAGTCCCGCAAGCTCATTGTAGGCTTTAAGCTTCCCTTCCTTGATGAAGGCATGACGGGGTTTCTTACACAGAGGACAAACGTTATCCTCAAAGATAATGACCTTCGACCTAACTTCCTCGGCAGGTGCATCGTAAGGGATGTTGTGTATATAGTCGTCATTACAGTCGGGGCACCATTCAGAAAATAGCTTTATGCCACTCTCTAACTGCTTGGCAAAAGGCACAACGTTCAAAAATGTTTGAGAAAGACAGAACTCGACAAAGTTTTTGGCTTTAGGGAAGTCACCATCTGGGACACGAAGGTCAGGAGGGACTAACGCATCTGATTGTGTTGCAGACTGCACCAGCTTCTGTAGGTCAAACTCTTCTTCGTTGTCAAAGTCCTTCTCGTCAACTAACTCTTCGGGCTTTGGCTTCGGTGCATTATTGTACTTCTTAGAGGAATCACGCTTGTACTCTGTGCAAACGTAGGTTTCCGCTTTATTTGGGTTAGGGCAAAGCAGGTAAAGCAAGCATCGGTCGCAGGATGCCCCGGGAGCTTTCCAGTCAGCACACTTCTTACCCTGTGTTGGACAAGAGCCTTTTAAGGCAATAGCGCAAGTGGCACACGACTTCACTCTGTTTTTAATAAGCTCCTCTAAGTCAGCCCCCACTTTATCAGATGTATCAGTCATACCTGCTTACCCCTTGAATCAAGTTTATTTGCGTCTTGGCGGTTGGCTCCCTTTGGGAACGCCCCTCGTTGGTTGGGATACACCGCCTGCCTGTGGACGGTCGGCAGCCGATGCCCTGCGTAGTTCCCTGTTAGGTGCGGTCTTTGGTTGTGCAATAGCAAACCGTTGTGCTATAAGAGCTTCACGATAAATATCATCATCTATATCAGGATTGAGTGCCTTACACACCGCAACATCATGCTCAATTTTCAAGATGCGTGTAACGTTTATTGTGTTGTCTGCGCTACCTTTGATACCGTAGCCCCATTGAAGCTCGTCTCTGATATTGTTCACAGCGTTATCAAGTGCGAGCATCGTAATGGAAAAGTCCCTCACTAGAGGTTCGAGGATAGCGAGCTTGCGCTTCCAATCAGAAAACACTGCCTCACGCTCGCTATCGGAAATCTCGTTATCTGCCAACCATTCATCCCTCAGACGGGCTTCTTCCTCAAGACGCTTTACAGTTCGTTTTGCAATCTCTTCCATACTCTCGTCAGGCGTACTGTTCGGCATTTTATACTCCTAGTATCTTAGTTCGATGTTAGTCACATCTGCCATGTTCAATAGGATAGCAGGCTTCCCTGTTTCTTTGTCGGTCACAGTGAACGCATCCGACAAGCCTTTAACATTGATGATATTGTACCCCATACTGGATATACGTGCAGCAATCTCGTCACATGCAGCCGCAAGCATCGAAGGGTTCAACATAACCTTAACAATGGACTCTCCATCCTCATCGACATAGCCTGTCACAGTACCAGTTTTAACAGCAGGGGCTATATTAAACATAGGGTGACCTGTACCTGACACACTGCTATCAAGGAACACATCAGGTAAACACCCTTCCACTGGAAAGGACAGCGAGATGGTGTGCTTCAATAAATCATCTGTACTTTCTAAGTGAGCCGAAGGGGTAGGTACTACAATACCCTCAAGCTTGTGACGCTTTAGCCGTAAGACGGTAGTCATAGACACAGAGGCAGTACCTGAATATGGTGACCCCTTGCTAGTTAATATCCTCGGCTTTATATCTCGTTCAGTCATAGTAGTTCTTCTCCTGCATCATACCCATCAAGCTCATCATCCAAGTCAGAATAGGAATCAGGGGTTCCCCCTTCCGATTCTTCATCAACGTAATGCTCGACTCGCATATACTTGTAGTTCTCCCTCAACTTAAAGGGGGACATATCTTGGTTACGTGCTTTCTGCGGTATGATGTTGATTATTTGGTCTTCACGTTCTTCGGGTTCATAGCTCCAAGTCCACATAACACCACTATGCTCACGAACAGCACGAGCATAACGGATTTTCCCTGTGTCTTCGGACAACTGTGCTAGGAGAACAATTACACAATTATTAGCTTCGGCGTAACGCTTCCCATAACGTGCGATACTTCCGAGAGCTTTCCACTGGTCATCCCCATCTGTACCTTTAAGTAGCGTAAGGTAGTCAAGAAAGATAACATCGAAGTTTGAAGGCTGCATCATCATAAGCAGCTCTTCGCCTGTCATGTCTTCCTGTGGAACATAGAGGGAATACTGGGCTTCTTTGGCTTGCAAATCTTTGACGTACTTCTTGTATGCAGCCTGTGCTTGCTTCTTGTCTGCCGCACTCAAGTTACCCATCACAAAGTTGGATAAGGGGACATCGCTTATGTTGGAAAGCGTACGCATATACATCTCTTCTTCGGACATTTCCAAAGATACATACCCCACCCGACATCCTGCTCTCGCCATTTGAATAGCAACATGGTTTGCAATAGCCGACTTACCTGCGCCTGACGTTGCAGCCATAGTGAACACTGTGCCACGGAAGATACCTCGGTTACGAGAGTCCCATGCCTCAATCCCTGTTGGAATAGCAGGCAGAGTTTCTCCCTTCAAGATAGTCTTCACGAGCTGCGCAGAATTGTTACCTGTCCCCATAACATACTTCGGTACAACGTCTTTCTTCATCGAAGCTGCAACGAGTTCAGACATTAAATCTTTATACAGGGACTCGATGTTCACAGCATCGCTCTCAAGCGACTCGGCTGCATGGTTTATCACATCGGTTAATACCCTAGCACGGTAGTATTCAATTATGATGTCAACACCCTGCATTGCAGCCTTGCGGTTAGGGTGTTTAGATGCTTTGCGGAAGTGACGCACAACTTTCCGTACTTCCTTGTTGTTTTGCATATCGGAACATACGTTGTCCCATGTAGGTATTGATTGTGTTTCTAAATAGTAATCCTTGATGTAACGGAAAACATAGGCTGCGGCAGGGTACCCAAAATGGTCTGATTTTAGGCGGCTTACCATAAGCAAGCTTGTTTCGTCCGCCTCACAGATTGTCTTTAGTACACTCACCTCAGCCCTAGGTTCGACTAATCTGATTTGTCCCATGTTCCCTCATTTACCTGTAGATAAGTACAGACTACAGGTTAGTTTATAGTTTATTTTTTCACCAAAGAACTTCAAGGGGTCAATACCACCAACACAGACAATACGAGGGATGGTATCGTATGTATCAAGCAAGTCACGCACCTTCTCAAGTTTATGGGGTGTACTAGACTCGATGATGTTGGATAGTATCAGCATCGGTATGTGAGGCTTCTTCGCCAGTAAATCATCATGGAAACCACTCACTACACGATGCCATTTGGAACTAGATGGGGCTAAGTGTGTTGCCACCTGCATGGCTCGCATATCGCTGTACTGACCTGAAATGCAAAGTACGCTATTGTTCCCCTTCTTCATAGAACCACGCATGAACCGCTCTAGTTGGGTAAGCTGCGCCTTGACTGCCATACGGCGGGGTTGCCCATGAACCTCTGTCTTGATTGGTTCAACGTAATCAAGTAAATCAAACGAACGAAACCTTTTAGTATCATGCGGTGCTCCTGTAATCTTCTTCGGCTTTATTATCATGTCACGCAACCTTTGTTAGAATTGCCTAAAGATTCCCTCTTTCTTTGATAAGGATTTCTTCTTGGCAGTACCACTGGACGAGTTGCCCCTGCCTGTGGCGGCTAGGCACTCTGCTTTGACCCTTTCACTTAAAATGAACTTCAAAGGGAAAACACTCTTGAACAATGTTGTTCTGAAACAACCCGTTGACTGCGGGGACTGCATGTCAACAATGAAATGTATTGTAGGTGTTTTCTTACCCTTCATAGGGGTGCAGATACGCATACTTTCTTGGTAAAACTTCGGTGGGTTTGAGATAGGAACGCACTCAACCATGTATGACCAACAAGGTACATCAATACCCTCTTGAACCATCTGACGAATAGCAACCACACAACGAACCTTGCGCTCTCGGGCTGCATTCAGCACTTCTTCCTTATTCACACTGGCATGAAACTCTGCGGCAATAGGTCGCTTGCATCGTGTATTTATCTCTTCCACCAAGTCAATGATGTGCTGCTTCCTAGCGCAAGGGATGATAACACTGTGTCCCTTCTTCATCGCTGCGATAGCAATATCACAAATCAACTTGTTTCGCTTTTTATTGGAAGATAGGTTGTTGATAAAGCCCACCCACGTCTTCAAGTCCTTAAACTTGATGTCGGTAGTTGTTATCTCAACCGTAGGCTTCAAGCTCTTCACTTTGGCTCTTGCAGTAACAGGACCCAAGATGTCCGTAGTGATGAACTCTAAACCGTCTTTCCGTTCAACTGTACCCGTAACCCCGAATCGAATACGGCTGTCCATCTTGTTCACAACAGAGGAGAAACAAGCCGCTGCTACACGGTGACATTCGTCCACCGCAACGAACCCGAACTCCCCTTGGATGTACTTAGTGACCTTAGCTTCACCCGAACCTTCACGAATAAAGGATTGGTAGGTTGATAAGCATATATCAAAATCAGCTAACTGCTCTGGGGTCTTAGCCAAACCTGCAATGCGGATACCGTGATACTTAGCCACATCTTCCATGTCGGTGAACTTGATTAAGGTGTTGATGAACTGGGTAAGCAAATCGTCCTGATGCGCAAGTATAAGAGCCTTGTACCCATACTTGCAAATCAGGTAAACCATCATCACCGTTTTACCCGAACGAGGCGGTGCTTCCAGTATCCCCCTACCACGAGACAAGAACTGTGCAATACATTTCTTTTGGTGGGGTAGTAACTTGCCTGTGAAAGTAATCTTATGACGCATCTTCTTCGTACAGCGTTTTTCTACGATTTCGGCACGAGGGAAAACACGCATGAACTTCTTAACATTCCCCGAAGGGAACCCCACATAACTCTGCTTCTTGCGTTTCAAGAACGTATGAAGTTTTACATTGCCGTAGTTTGAAGGGCATCCGTCACAGAGGTAAGAGCCTTGCTCATCATCCTCTACATTAACTGGGCATCTACTACACGAGGATTCATCAAACACCTCTCTTTCATACTTGGCTAGGTGTTCCTCCGAAACATGCTCCGCTGGGACGTAGAACATCTCTTTTTGGATAACCTTTGTCATGCGTGCTGAACCATCAACTGTGCAAGTTCTTCTGGGGTGCGGAACACAGCCGTCTGTGCAGGTATGCACGTACCGTAGTTGGTGTTCAAGTATTCGATAGCCATGTTAGAACGGTCACCGTCCCGACAGTCGGCAAATGCTTCCAATGCTTCGGTGGCACGTTCGATTAGGCGAGCCATGTAGGGAGACGGCTTCGTTGGATGCTCCGATACTCCACCTACCATCTCAATAGGTGCATGTGGTGTGGATTCTGTCACTGTACCATGTACGATAAAGCGTTCTGTCATTTCAATCTCCTGTGTCGTAATAAATAGTTCTGAAAATTAACGGTTTATAATCTGCGCTCTACCTTAGCATTAAGCTCCAAGATAGAGACAAGACGTGTCAGCGTCCATGAGGCTGCGTCAATGTCTGCAACTAGAAGCTCGGCTATTTCCTTAACAGACTCGCCCTCCCGCTGCTTCTTAACAAACACGGCTAACATAGAGTTGACAGCTTGCTGACGTTCCCCCTTAGTCCTGTACTCACTAAGTAGCAAGGGTGAGTAAGTTGAGGATAAATAATCATTCATGGCTTCCATGAATATATCAAGCTGTGAATTTACCCTCTGTATCTGCATCAGTATCTCTACAGCCCGAGAGCGGTTAGCGCAATTCTGCTCGGCAGCTTCCACCAACATCGTCTGGGCATCATGCGTTGAGGCGAGGTTCAAGAACCTAACCTTGCGTACTGCGTGCATTGATTCCAATTCATCTCGAAAAGCCCGAAGGTCTAACGAGTAAACACCATCGGTTAGCATCTTACGGTGTCGCCTGTACTTCTTGTCAGCAAGAACGTTAGCCTTGAATGTCATAAGTCTCCTCCTTTAAGATAAGGGCTTCCTGTCAAGTCGGTCTAGCATCCCATAGTATTCAGCTTTGCAGGATGCGTTATCTAAGAAGATACCCCTAACCTCGGTCGTGGCAGTATAGCTTGGTGACTCAACTCCTCGACATTCCATGCAGGAGTGACGTGCTACGATAGACACTGCGCTACCTTGAGAAGGTATTTGGGGGAACCAGTTAGAGGAACCGTCACGATAGAACACATCAGCAATATCTTTACACAACTGCTCTTGCAATACAGGTCGCTTCGACAATGATTTAACGATGCGTGCAATCTTGGATAGACCCAGAACCACACCGTCCTTAGAAGGCATGTAGGCAACAGACACGTCAAGGAACACAGGTAGCAAGTGGTGAGGGCATAGACCCGAAGCTCGTATAGGGCTTTGCAGAACAATACCGTTAGTGGTGGTGTTGGCTGCGAACTCCGTGGGGAACGCCGTTGAGCATATCGTAAGCAATTCGTTACGGATTGTTTCTTTGGTTAGGCACATCTCAGACATAGCCCGAGCGCATCTCATAGGCGTATCTTCGAGGTTGTCCATCTCCGCCCTAGATAAATCACCATCACGGTTGAAGTAATCAACAATAGTTTTGTAGGCAGTAACCAGCTTGGGGTCAACGTTTTTGTTTTTCATGTGAGTTCCTTTGAATCAAATTTCATACAAATCAGCAATGTCTAAAATAGGTGTCCGACAATAAACTACCGACCACGCTATACCATCGCCTTCGCAAAGCCATATACAGGATAACCCTCCAACTACAGCCGTCTGCACGCCTGCGTTATGGAGACCCCCACCGAGATAAAAGTTCGTGACGGGCAACAGAAGCCGCTCATAGGCGGAACTATTGGCATGACAGCTATCCACTAGGACACCGTTAGAGATTAGGTACCCCATAACATCGTCTGTACGCTTATCATGTAGCGTAGCCAAGAAAGGAATCTTAGCAGCACAAACATGACCTTTGCGGATAACATAGGTTGTTTCGCCAGCCTTCCAGTTGTCATCAGGGTTAGGGTGTGCATCCAACACAGCGATGCCACCCCCTTCTGTAGGGAACAACCCTTGCCCTTTATGGTAGTTAGGTAGCGTAATCATGCTACTCCACCTGTACCTACAGTAGAGTCCCAGTGCGCCACCCACGCATGTGGTGTAGCCAAAGATGAAACATAAGAAAAACCGCCATCTCTGAATGTATGAACGTCTTTTGGTGAAACGCTGTTAGATAGTGAGTACGCATGGATTAGGGACTCAAGTATTGTGTCATGGTCTGAACTACAGGCACATGTGTTACTCACGTCACCGTCAGAGCGTGCTAGAACGTACCCACCATTAAGCAGGTAGCCAGCAACAACAGCAGTATCGGGACAAAATTCTGTTCCTTTGGAAGAACAAGTGTGCAAAGAGCAGAGCAGACTATCGTCACTATCACCCGAAAGCTGCACAGGTTTAACGAGGTAGTTATTAGCCCTCCAAGCTGGTTCATCCCATTCACGTCCATGCAACTGAATACAGACACACGAGCGTCCCATGTATGTAACAGGCACTAAGCCATGCCCTTTATGTACTGCACGAAGTTTTATCATGTGTTACCCCCTAAGATGGTATTACTTGCTGCGTTACAGTACCGTTATACTGCGCAATCCATTCAATGCCTGATTCAGTGGACACCCAATAACAAGCAAACTCCCTATCCATAAGAGAGTTGACATGGGGTGCATGTTCATCACTATCAAAGTGATTGTATAAGAGGTTCTGTACCGTACCCCTGACAGGTGTCGAAGCCTCCCATGATGATAGGGCAAAGCCACCCTCTACGATATACCCTGCAACACTATCAGTTTCGGGGGAGTATAGAGCCTTCAAGAAAGGGAGTTCCACACCATCAACGTCAACAACAGCCTGTATTCTATACTCACGCACCCCGAACGGAGAGGGCTTGTCTGCATCCGACTTGAACAAAATCCCTACCGCAGGTGAATTGAGGGAACTTCCTGTACTAAGAAAGAACCCCCAACCCTTGCGAGCATCCAATAAAAAGACAGTATCACTTGCACGTTCGCTACCTACAGCCGAGTACATCAAAATGTACTCCCTAAGTAGGTGGTGTTAGTTTCTGCGTCCTCAATAACGAACACACGCTCCATAATCTTAAACACGATTGTGGGACTACATAAAGGCAGCATGTCGAGTAGCTGTGGCACTTGGAACAAGATTTTAGTTTCACCTTTTGTGGTTACCTTAATACCCTCACGGATGTTGCCGTAAGAGGATTTTGTTTCAACGGTAATACCCGACTTACCGACATGCAGAACCGTTGATGTGCTAGATTCATAGACAGCGGTTTGACCTTTCAACGCTACCACTAAGGCATCACGGCTACATTCAAATGAGGCTTTCTCGTCCCCCATGATACTAAGCAACTGTTCCAACTCGTCCAAAGAGCGGGCTTCTGTCTGAACCAACGGAAGGCGAAGCTCGTACTCACGGCAAAACACGGTAACACTACTGCTATCAATCGACAACTTTAGGTTGTCCGAAGGCAGACCCCGAAGAATCTCAACATAGTGTAGCGGAAGTTTGAACTCAAACGCAGAATCAACAGCCGAGCCTTCCGTGTTAACGCTCAAAGCACCGTGATAGTGGTCAAAACACCCCACTGTGATACCTTTCTTGTCCATACGGATGTGAGCAAGCATATCACCCTCAACAAACTGTGAAGTCAAGCTCACACGGGGTAACATTTCAAACAAGGTTTTCTTCAACTCGCCGCCCAAGGTTCGTGAGTCAGCAATAGAAATCTCAACCTTAGTTGGAGGGAGCAAGGTCAATGCACCACTGTACCGACCTTTAAGGGACTTAACCTTCAATGTGTTACTTGCGTTCTTAGATGAAGGGTTAGAAATCAACGATACCACGCCCTTACCAGTCAATGCTGTGGATAAGACAACGGGGTCAACAGTAACAGAGCCTCGCTTCTTAACCTCACAGTCGGATAGGTACAAGGCGAACTTGCGTGCGCCTTCGATAGTCTCCCCACTTAGCCTGATACCTCGCTTCGCAGTTGCTTCGATAACACACTGTGAAGCACTGGATTTACCAATGATGCGCTGTACACAACTCAGCCCCTTGATTAAGGCTGCACTCTCTATTTCAAAGTTCATACATATCTCCTAGTCCTAGTTAATCTACGTCAACGAAATTAGCTTCAACAATCCGTACTCGTGCTACCATCTTCGACAAAAGCGTATCCATCTTCATGTGGTAGTTTACACTTTCGTCAGCCTCAAGCTGCTGGGCTACTTCCTGTAAACGCACTTTCCCAAAGATGCGGCTGTTATGTTGCACAGCGTTCAGCACAGCCTTCTTATTCGTGCAGCGAATCCCCATGCGTGTCTCTTGTTCTATCAGCGAAGAGCTAACCAGTGTAACAAGGGATTCAGGTACGAAGTCCCAACCTTTAACGTCACGTAGATTGTCACCAAACTCAAAGTCCATTTCCAAACCCACTGGCAACGGCGCATTGAACTCATCACGGCAAACACGATGCACTCCCGTCGTGTACGAGTGTTCCATTATGTATGCCATCACAGGGATAGCCCAGAACGGGCATTGTGAATAGACACTATCATGCACACTGTTACTGATTTGAATCTTCAAGTCGCACCCACTGGATGTCCACTTAAACACGTTAGTCTGGAACTCCCTCCCACCGATAAACCCTTGGTCAGAGGCAGTGCCTTGAATAGGTGAGTTCATCGACATACGGGCATTAGCCGCTTGGATGCCTGTATCAGGGTGCAGGAAGCCGAACAAGTGACGCTTACGACCCAGAGGAGAACGTGCGTAAAGGTTCTTCTTAGCGAAAGCCTGTACTGCATCGAGCCATTTCTTAGAAGCGAAGAACTTACCAAAGAACTGCTTTAGGAGCTTCTTCGTTGCGGAAAGCGGCTGCCCGATATTGTCAGAAAGAGACTGAACACCCATACCATATAGAGTACCGAACGTAGTCACCTTAACGGCGTTCCTAGCCTCCTTGGTACAATCGTCAGGGTGGGTATTGTGGAAGAACTGCACGTTTAGTTTATGCACGTCCCCGTACAACTCAATGGCTCGCTCGTTTTCGGGTGTCGGATTCAAGCGGTAGTTGAGCCTTGCAAACAAGCCTTTGGCAAACTGTTCCGCAAACACCTTGTCTTTAGCGATTAACGTGAAACCCCGAATCTCATGAGCAGAGTAATCGGCAGCACAAAACATATTCCCTTTCTCTGCTACGAACATCCGCTTAATCACCTTACCGAGTTCAGAGCGAGAAGGGATTTGGTGTAGAGAGGGGTCTTTAGCAGAAGCTCGTCCTGTCACCACATCGGTGAAGGAGAACTGTGGTCTGATACGGCTATCCAACCTAGCATCTGGGTCATCACGCAGTACATCGTAAAACTTGTTCACATAGCTACTACGAAGCTTCTCCGCCTTACCTAGTTCCTCAAGCCACCGCACCTCTTCCACCTTACTGCTGTAGTGAGACTTGAAAGCCTTATCAAGCTTACCACCACCCTTGGCATTACGACCCAGAGGCTCAAGTTTAAGTACACCAAAGAACAAGACTTGTTTGTGCGCATCCTTCCCGATGTCAAACACATGAGGAACAGAAGCACCAAACAGCCCATTGGAAGGAGCCCCCGACTTCTTAACGAGAAGAGCGTTAGCCTTTTTCACGTTATCAGATTTACGGAAGGAGTCCTTCATTTCCTTAATAATCTTGTTCACAGGTGATTCGGGTGTCTTCAAATAATGAACCCACTCTTTATCAACAGGCAATCCAAAGTATTCCATCACAGCAAAGCAATGGATAAGAGAGCCGATAACACGGGTCACAACAGGTATGTGGTCTTCGTCTGCCTGCTTCAACTGCTCATCATGGATAAGGCGGGGTGCGATAACATCCACACAAGCGTACTCGATTAAAGCATCGTTAAGGTCGGTGGTTGCGATAGTCACACGGTCAGCCTTGCTGAATTGCAGGGTACTATAAATGTCACTGCCGTACTGGTTACACAAGGCGGCTAAACTGTAAGCACTGTAACCAAAGGAAGTCAGGGCAGTCCTGTTCTCGTCCAAGGCGTACTCACCTGCGGTAGTACAGTAAACAGGGGCTTTATAATAACGAACACCTAGGTTCAGCACTTGCCCTGTATCGAACTTTGCATTGTGCATGATATGGTATTTATTATCATTGGTCTCCAAATAGTGGCAAATAGCTTTTCTAACCTTCTCTAGTTGCGTAGGAGTAAACGGCGTATCCTTGTGGTATAACGGAACGAAGTACGCAGTAGAGCCCAACCCAAACTGGATAGAGAATAGCGTGGAAGCTCGCCGATATAGACCCGAACCCTCTGTATCAATACAGACAATATCAGCCTTGCGTAACTTGGCAAGGAGTAACTTCACCTTGCGCATTGTATCAATGTAGATGTACTTATAGTCCCCTTTATCCAGCTTGATTTTAGGTGTCGTCCCGTTTATGCACCATGATACATGGCGTATCCACATACCGATAAGCTCACTGACCTTAACAGTCTCCTTGAACTTAGCTTCGACATCACCGTAAAGCGTACTGATGGATAGGGTACTCATCACATTATATTCTGTACGACCAATCTTCACAGGGCGTACTTGACCTAGGAACTTACGAGCTTCTTGGGGTGAACCACTAAGGGCAACGTTAGGTTCTAAGCCACAGGTGATGACCATATCAGGTTTAAGTTTTGATACAATACGCTTCACACGACCCTGACACAGAGTATCAGCAATTTCTTTTAAGTCACCACTCAAGTCGTATGTCTTACACACATTGTAGGGGACAACATAGACTGTGCAATCTTTCTTTATGTTATCTTTGACACGGTTCATCATGTTGAAGAACAGCTTACCTACAGAACCACTAAACAACTCTTTACGTCCCATATCCTCAGTTGGGATATGGTCAACGATAAACAGCACCTTGTAGTTTCCTTCACCTAAGTAAAAAGGTCGCACGGAAAAAGGGCTGCGGTTAAGCAGCCCCTTCACCTGACCTTCCGCTTTATCGGGAAGGTTGAAATACCTCAACTTATAGTACCTTTTCTAAGCGGCGCATACACAGACGAAGCCCCTTACGTAGGTAATCGCTATCTTCACCGAACACAAGGATATTTGCATCTGCGATGGTTTGCAGCAAAGGGCTGTGGGTTGCGATGATGAACTGCAAGTTAGGTTTACTCTCAATCAGGCGAGCCAACTCAGCGATAGCAGAATAATCCAACCCAATTTCAGGTTCATCCATAACCACGGTTGTAGGGTCTGTAATGTTGTCCAACGCTCGCATATAACGCATAAGAGCTTCACCGTGAGATTCAGAATCGTTGGTAATCTTCTTGGATGCCTCACCATCAATGTTAGGCTTAGAGGTGATTGTTCCACTGGCGTGGTACAGAACAGGAACTTCGCTATCACGGATAAGTTGTGCAACAGGTACAGAATCAGCACCATTGACCACACGCATGATAGCTTCAATGGAACTGCTTTTTCCGCTACCGTTGGGACCAACTAGAATGTTCACGCCTTCCATGAAGGTGACACTCGTGCAGCCACAGCGGCTAATGTAGTTATTGGCGACAAACTTTGCTCGTAAAATCATAGGTAAAATCTCCTTAAAATATAATGTGTTTCCGTCGGTCATTTACAGTTTTCAGTTCAAAATAAATTCCGTGCATAAGGTGGTAACTTGTCTTCGGGCTTCAATTCAGCTAGTGCCTGTACCCGAAGCTCCAGTATCCGAATAGAGTTGCTTACGTGCAACGGTACACTACTACCAAGTGCATCCAACCGAGCCTTGGTGTACAAAAGCGAATCAAGCTCTTTTTTAGTGGTCTCTATCACCGAAGCTAAATCACCCATCTGTAGCACCATCGGTATCCGCACGGGAGTGACCCGATGAGTCCATAGCGGTAAATACGTTTAATTCACCACGCCGCACCCCCAGCGTGGCACTTAGGGAAGTTAATGTTGGTAGCCCCTGATACGTGGTAGCCCCTGATACAGTATCCACATGCAGACTTTCTTTTTCGTCTTCATTACCATGCGTGTCATGTTTAGGAATAGGTGTGCCGCATGAACGGAGGCGGTACACTTCATCAATACAGTTCAGCAATGAATCTTGGTATATCCGCAAAGACCTCCGCAACGACTCAAAGCTATGAATCAGAGCAGCGTCAGGGGCAAAGCCTGACTCGGATAGACTCTCGACATACCCATCTAAGTGAGCTAGGTAGTCCCAAGCCTCCGCCTGTTTCTCATACAGACTAGCCTTCATCTCTCCCCAGAATGCTCCATCTATGGTTTCATTTGCGTGTGCATCATCAGTCATAGTAACTCCTTATTGTTGGTAGGTGATGGTACTGAAAGTTGGGTTGTGAGCCCTGCACCTTTATAGAAAGAGAAGCAAGGCTTGCTATAGAAACCCCAACTCTTCTTCCACCCATTATCGTAAGACAACGGCTCTATGCGTCTTCCTTCCGCTACAGCAAAGCAAGATTGTGTTATGTAACCATTAACAGATTTATGACGCTTATGTCGAGTCCCTGACATGAACATCGTAAGCGAGTGCTTATTGCCAATCAAGATAACAACGGCAGCAAGCTCGTTTGTGTGCCTATCTGTAACACACAAAGCGGAAACCTCGTAGGAGCAACCCTTATCAAGCAGAGCCGACACTAAAGCATCAACATCAGGGACTGCATACTGCTCGAACCTGTAAGCGTTATCACCAAAACGCTCTTTCTGCATTTCTTTAACTGCCTCAATGTGGTACAAGCTGATAGGGGAAACTTCATAGTAATACTTCTTGTTTAACCGCTTCAAACTATTTCGGATACGCCCACGTTGTTTGTGGTTACACGCATACTGCAAGTGGGACTCCCAATCCATTTCCGAGTAGAAATGGTCAGACGAGTATTTCACAGTAACTGGTCCCGTATCCGTGTGTAGCACCATAGTGTCACCGACATTTGGCAGATTGAAGTTCGTATTCAAGAACGGTTGGTTATCAATCACCGAGCCGCTAGGAAGACTATCAGCAATAACACTCATCCAGTCCTTACTTGAGAAAGGGTGTGCAGCACTTGGGGTCATAGAGGACAACGAAAAGTCGCTGTCAATCTCAACGTAGTTAGAATACTCACCATTGTAGCACCCATACCTGCAAAGAGGCAAGTAAACAACATCACTCACCACTGCACATGGAGGTTCCGCAAGATGCTTATGCCAATGCTCCGTCCACTCTAGGGTGGCTTGCACAGACGGCTTCTCGATACAAGATACCCTCCTCTCCCTATCACGGATAAACTCGCTTCCAGTAATCATATCAGGCTGGGACATGTCTGACCTCTCCTTCATAGTTAATAAGCGTATTAGTATCACCATCGGTTATAATCACCCTAGCAGGCTCTAGGGGTATCTTGCCAATGCCACCTTCACCATCCACAACAAACGTAGGCATGGCAACACCGCTGATATACCCCCTAAGTTGGCATACGAGTGTTTGTGCATCTTGCAGACTGACTTCAAACTGTGCGTTACCTAACTCACGGTCACAGGTGTACACGTAGTAAGGTCGAATACCGATAGACACAAGGTGCATAAACAGGGTCTCAAGGGTATGGGCGTTATCGTTGATGCCTTTCAACAGCACAGTCTGACTTCCTAGTGTTACCCCTGCGTCACGCAGATTGTTTACACCATCAACAAATATCGGTGTAATCTCTTTCGGATGGTTCACATGGATATTCAAAAGCACGTTATAATCACGCAGCAACTTACAGAATGCTGGGGTTAGTCGGTAAGGATTCTGTACAGGCATCCGTGAGCTGATACGAAGAATCTTGATGTGAGGTAGTGCCCGTATCTCTTTGAAGAGGTGTTCAAGAACGGTGTCGCTCATCAACAAGGGGTCTCCGCCTGACAGAAGCACATCATTTATTTCTGTATGCTTTTGCAGGTACTCAAGTGAAGCCATGAGTTGACCTTTCGATATGTAATCATCCTCCCCAGATACCATACGTTTGCGAGTACAGAATCGGCAGTACGCAGCGCAAGTGTTCTGAACAAGGAAAAGGACACGCTTAGGGTAACGGTGGATAATGCTCGTACCTGCGATTCGATGACGTTCCTCATTGAGAGGGTCTTCCTGCTCAACATCAGACACATCTAGCTCTTTCTTCGAGTAGAGGTACTGCTTACGGATAGGACAGTCGGGGTCATCAGGCGACATTAAACTTAGCAGATAAGGTGTTACACCTACCTTGAGTAACCCATGTGGGGGTACATCATCAGGCACATTCGATAAGTATATGCGCAATCCATCCATACTTCGCACACTACGCTTTATCTGACTGCGCCAACTAACGTCATCAAAGCACATAGGGTCTGTAGCCATCGTTTTACTCATGGGATGAACCTTGGATGAACAGCACCAGCTCATGTGGTTCGAGAACACCACCCCAAGCTTTAGAGAAAGAAGGTGAGATAGCTTCGGTCAAGTCCTCACCCACCATAGGTACGAACTCGGGGCGAGGTAAGCCTAGGTGAGCAGAGCGACCATCTTCGTGTGCATCATTATTCGTATCAGCGGCGAACCCCATGTGAACCATAGGAAACCCATCGTACAGAGCTTCGTGGTCACGCAAAGCACGTTGCATGGAAGATACGAGTTCCCCTGTAGTCCACGGTCGAATCTTGACAGCCTCATCCAACTTAATGTCAGCTACAACACGAGTTTCACCGTCAGACTTAGAGTGGGACTCTTCCACAACGACATTCTTATGATAAAGCTCGATGCTGTTATTGAATAGGTTACGATGTGTGACAACTGTGTACGAAACATTCAGAGTAGAACTGGAGCGTACAATGCCATCAGCGATTAAATCCTTACCGATGTCAGTATCTGTACTCAAAGGTGTCCAGCAGTCAGACTCGTACTTATCGTGGAAGGGTGTGTACACACCGAAAGGAACGATGTTAAACTGGGCATAATAGTCATCACCGTGCTTAACAGCATTATTAAGCAGGTTGAGGAAAAAGTCATCCATTTCAGATTCGGTCTGCAAGGCATTCAAGCTGTAATAGTACCCCAACACTAAGTTTGTGCCTTCGGGTATAGTACAGTGAGTGGCATCGGCTGTTTCTAACCCTGCACCGTTGTCATTCAGTTCGGTTATCGTATAAGAGCTTACATCGACTGTGGGGGAGAAGTATCCAGTGAGTTTGGAATAGTAATCCTTCCCACCAAACAACTCAACAACGTTCGCAGAGGACAGGGACTCAATGAAGGGTTTGCCAAGCTCATAAGCAGTAGTTCGCTCAAAGTCAGCACTATGGGGGAACGTTATGCCTTCAAACTCACCGTTCAACACAGTACGCAATGTTTCTCGAAGAAGGAGAGTGTCGTACAAACGAGCATGTGGGTCAGGGGCAGTAACAGCCTCGTACACGGCGGCATGGTGGTAAAGAGATTTTGCATAGTAACATAACTTGCGGTCTTTTGATTTCATTATTTTGTAACTCCCAATATAGGATAAACAGTGGATGTAACGTAGGTCAATCGGCTACACCCACCATTTACAGTTTTGCACTCTTATGGCTTAGGGTTATGACCTGTAGCCCTATCCATAATACGCTCTAACATCTCACTATAGAACCCCTCAAATAAAGTACCGTTGTAAACACAGTCAGAACAAGCAGGCTCGATGTATTCTTGGATGCGTGGGGAATTAGGTCGCATTTCAAACACTGTACTAAGAACGGCAACACGCCCACCATGCGAAAAGAACCCATCTGATACAACATCATAGTACACGTCAATATACCGCATATCAACAGTGCCTTGCTGTAAGAACGCTCCAGTCGGTGTTCCTCTGCGTGTATCAGGGTAGTGAACTGCCTTGGGTGTGCGGAAACGGTCGGCAGCAAACGAAAGGTCGATAAGCGATAACCCAAAACTTTCAGGGTATAGCAGCGGTACTATCGTGTTGCGGGGGTCTGACCAAGAGTAAGTGTTCGGTGCGTTGTATGAATAGAAGTAGTCTAGGAACTCAAAAGGGCTTGGGTGTAAGATAAGACTGTCTTCTGTATCAGCACACTCCGAAGGCGCAGGCTCCATCTCACCAGCTTGCATTGCAATCGTTGCGAAGTTGCTATTCGCAAGTCGAGTCATCCACTCGATACCATAAGTAATAGAATCATCGTGACCCATAATAAACGTCAAGTCTATGACCCCAGTGTATTCAGGTGCATTGTCAGCCAACCACGCACCTAACCGACCTGCAATTACCTCGGGGTACATGAACCGCTTGAGGCGTTCAGATGTAAGAGACACATGGTAAGTAGCAACATCACCAAACTTGGGACCGCAGCCGCCATACTGATTGTCATGGAACAAACGATTATCCTCAATCACCAACACGCCATTCCCCACGTGACCTTGAGCAACAAAATAGGAAAGGCTGAACTCAATACCTTCGATAAAGTCTTGGATGATGATGGGGTAAGGTAGACCCTTGCCGTTTTCGGGACGCAAAGTCAAAGCACCAATAGACTGACCACGAAGTTCCTTTACGTACACCTTTTTCGAGGTGTCATCAACGGCGGAGCATACACCGCACCAATCTTCCTCATCTTGAACCGTGACCGTTTTAGGTGTAGCGATACCGAGAGAACGGAACGCCGCATCGCCAACACTACGAACTAACTCTAAGTCCCGTGCGGCTTTCGGTGTTCTGGGGAACAGGTTGTACGGCAAGGGTTTACCCTTCGCAACCTTGGAATTGGCTACGCCTTTATAGATGATGTCATCCAACCATTGATAGAACGGTTTAGTCTGCGCCTGCTGTGCAACTTGTTTGGAACGGGGCTTAGTACGACCACCTTTCGTTGCACGGATGTCATCCATAGTTCTTGCGTGCTGGATACCACAGGCAGCAGGGTACACCACAGTCCCACTACCATTCTTCTCGGTAACAAAGTGATGTACGATACGCAGCGTAGCTTCCAACGAAAAGGCGTACTCCGACCCACCAATGGAGTGAGGAATCAAGCAGGCAGTTGGATGGTCTGCAAAATAATCAGAGGCAGCGTCCCTGTTACCGATAACCAGTGTGTTAAACAAAGAAGGTTCAAAGGCTGTACTATCCCTCACCTGCTCCATAGACAAAGAAAAACGAGGTACAAGCAGATTGAAAGATTTGGTCTTGGGGTCACCGACCGTAATAACACGGTAGTCGTCAATAGAAAATTCGTCACTCATAGCTCAACTCCTAGTTCTTTGAAAAGTTCATCCACTTCGATACAAATGGGGCATTCATGGCAAGGTTCAGCATACTCGCAGCTTTGAGTACGCGCAAAGTCAATACCCATTGAAATGCCAAACTGAATAACCTCACGCTTCGTTAGGGACTCAAGCGGTGCTGTGACCAAGAAAGGCTCTGCGAAGGATGAAAAGATAGTGTCGTTCACCTGTGTATGGATTTGGCGGCAAGCATCCCGACCACGCATTAGGTTCAAGTCTGTGTTCATACCCAATTCAGATTGGTTGGATTGGAACCCCGTAGCTAAGCGGTTACAGCCGTTATAAGAGGCAACCGTGGCTGCCATGAGCATGAACAAAGGGTTGCGCCCATTAAGGAATCCCATCTCGGTGTCGGTCAGTACACAACAGTCATCACGATGGACACCTTTCTTTTGCAACTCGTAGTCTTCTTGGAAAGTAGGAACAGAGGTCAACTTACTGTAGTCCCAATCAATAACGTGCGTCTTAACTGTGCAACCGCAGTAATTTGACAGGAAGTTTGCGTGCCAGTTCATATTGCGTTTCATGGTTTCAAAGTTCGCATTGCCTCCATTCACTAGGATTAACATGCCTAGTGAGCCAGCCTCTGCCAACATGTACGCAGCTACAGTGCTGTCGATACCTCCACTGTAAAGTACGGCTTGTTTCTTCTCAATCGGTTTTGTCATAACATCTCCTTGTTTTGTAGTCACAATTTACACTTTACCCATCTTCATACAGCGTAGGGTCAACAATGCCTGCCAACGAAAAGGCTAAACGGCGTTCCGTACAAGTACCGCACTTACCACAGTGGGTCACCCCACCTTTATAGCAACTGTATGTTTCTGCGAACGGTACACCCAAGCTTGCACCGATAGATACAATTTCGTTCTTAGTCAACCCACCGAAGGGGCTTACAACTTCAACACCACCGTATGTGCCTAATGAAGCAGCCTTACTCATAGCAGTTGTGAACTCGGTACGGCAATCGGGGTAGATGGCGTTGTCTCCTTTATGCGAGGCTAGGTAAACATGGTTAAGCTTACGGGCTTCTGCGATAGCTACAGCCACAGACAACATCACACCGTTACGGAAAGGAACCACAGTGCTACGCATCGTAGCATCCTCGTAGTGACCTTCAGGGACGTCACCTGCACCCGAAATCAAGGAACTCAGCTCACCTAAGCTGCATTGGTTGAAGACGTTATGCAAAGGTATGACGAGGTGCTCCGTGTTAGTGATAGAGCAGTTACGAGAGGCACATTCGAGTTCTCGCTCATTGTGATTTGAACCGTAGTCGAACGACACCGCTAGAGCAGGCTTCATTTGGTACAACAGAGTGGTACTATCTAGACCCCCACTGTAGATTAAGATACCAGTATTTTCGAGAATGTTAGGTTTCATTTTGAATCTCCATTTGAATCATTTACTTTCAGAATACACCGCTTTAAGGAGTACAAACGGTCAGGGTCAAGCAGGTCAAGATAGTCAGGATAAAACTTCACAGGATTTACATATTGTACTTCGGGCTTATACCCATCAGGCAAGTCACGTAAGGCGGCTTCAATAGCTTGATTGTAATAGTCACAGTAAGAAACAATATGCACAGGTTTATGTTTGATGATATACTTCCTAACCTGCTGCATAGCACGCCAGTCATTAGGCACGCCACTATCGTACATAGGTGCTACACCCCAGAGGTCTTGAGGTACGATACCTAGAACACCAGTAACGATAGCAATAGTCCAAGTATCAATCCAGTCCTCATCAGGGGCTTCACAAGAAGCGAGTGTATCCATGACGGCTTTGTGCATAGGGGAAGGGTACGGCTTATCCGCAGCACATGGAACGAGTAGCAGATTCGAGGTTGGATTTGAAGGGCTATAATCATCTAAGTCCTCCAAGTAGTCCAGTACAGTTGGTCGGTGGAACCCTCCGTTGTTAGTCACCACGAAAGACTTATCATGCAACCCTACACACCAATGAGGCTGAAAGCCTTGCACATCAAGCTTCCACAAGAAATCCGTAAGCTCTGGGCGCATAGAGGCAGACCACTCGACAGCCGAGCGTGTAACCTCCAAATCAGTGAAAGTCAACGCCACGTCCTCCTCAAATTCTACAGTAGGTAACTGCACTTCAACCCCCATGTAACGCAAAAGCATACACCAAGAAGAGGGAGGATACTTCGCAATGACTTTAGGTGCATCTTTTAAGTCGCCCGTACATTGGGTCGGTAAGAGAGGAGCGAGCGTAGAAACGTACCCATCCTCATCCATGTTAAAGTCCCGCCATGTAAAGTTTGGGTTGGCAAGCTGGAACAGCTTTTTGAACAACGTCATGTAGCCTTGATAGGTGTCCTCATACGACTCGCCTTTATTAGGCGCACTCAAGTAAATGGTGTAAGTCTCTTGTGGGTCTTCGTCAGACAGACCTAGTGTGTGGTTACAAGGGTAACCAAACAGCTCACCGTGGATACAGGGGACTCCACTGACCTTTACGTGTGAGCTAAGGTCTTCGGGTGTAGGTGACGGTAGTTCTTGTTCATCCATTGGTTTCTCTCCTCTTAATCATGCGGGTCTAATAACAATTCACTGCACTTGCGGTACATTTACAGTTTATACGTTGAAAAAAATTAACAAAAAAAAGCCGCCCTACCCTCACTTGGGTAAGACGGCTTTCTAAGAGGTAAGCTACTTAGCGAAGCTTACGGGACTTCGGTTGCTTAGAAGCGTGACCTTGCTTCTTAGGTGCATCGGGTGCATCAGGTGCATCGGGTGCATCAGGTGCATCGGGTACATCAGAATTTACCCCTTCTTGACCGTCAACACCAGTATCCTGTGTTGAACCCTCGGTAGTAGACTCGGATTGGGCTTCCTTCCGAGACTTAACCAACGCAGTCAAAGCGTCCAACGCATCTTGAGTAAGATGTGCAACACGAGGTAAGACAAACCGAATAGATGCAGCTAAGTAAGAATCCTGCGATACCTTACCCCACACGCCATCTAACTTGCCTAATGGGTACTCACCCAAGCTCTTGAGAGCCTTCTGACCTTCAAGGAACATGGTGTTTACTTCATGTTCCGAATTGCCTTCGTTATCAATAATACCTTTTCCTTCTTCACTCATAATAGCCTCCTTTTAGCTACTTCGTTATTTGCTACGAACATGGATTGCCCGTAGTTCGTCCAACACGCCCTCTTTGTTGATGATACCAACGTCACGAGAGATTGACTCCAGAACCTGTTTAGCTTCCGCAGGTGTCTTCAAGAACAAGAACTTGCGTGATGGCTCTAAACGGAACTTAACGCCGTTCACATGCAATGAAGGCAAGTGAACCGCACTAGGGGCACGATTAGATACAACAATATACAGCTCACCATCTTGAACCATTGGGTATGGCAACAACGTACCTTTAGGGATAGGTTTCTTCTTCAAGTTCCAGAAGTTCACAATATCCTTCCAGTTAGACCGTGAGATGTCACTGATACGCTTGTTACGTGGCAGCATCTCCAAGAAGTCCTCAAGCTTGTCCATGCGAGATTGAGGTATGTTGAACGTGATACCTTTACGCTTGCCATTGGATTTCTTAGACTTCTTAACTGTAGGTGCCACAGTGCTATCAGCAGGAATACCTGCTAAGAAAGCATCCAACAATTCATCAAGCTGCTTACGCTTAGTAATGTGAGCAGCCCAATAAGCACCAACATCCTTGAAGCCATGCTTGGATAGAACGCCTGCATCAGGGTCATCACTAAGAACAGACAACACTAGATGCTCATTGAAGCTTCCTGCATACAACTCGACACCTTCGTCCTCTTCGTCAATCTCCTCCCCGAATGGTGAGGCAGAAGACTTAGCCTTGCCTTTAGCCTTAACCTTAGCTTTAGGCTTGCGAGTCTTACGTGGCTCGGCAGGCTCATCAGCAGATTCATCCTCGCCGTCAGCCCAGCTATCAATGTCCTCATCAGTAAACCCATCGGACTCGTCATCGTCTTCTTCGATTTCAAACTCGTCATCGTCTTCTTCGATTTCAAACTCGCCGTCATCGTCTTCTTCAAGTTCTTCTTCAAAGCCATCGAACATGGATTTGCCTGATACACTCAACATGTCGTCCCACAAGCTTTCGCCTTCCTCACTAACTTCATCCTCGAAGCGGAAGAATACGCTAGTAATAGGGAACGATACTTTGCGTTTGCCACCAGCAAGCATAACTTGTAGGCGGGTCTTACCAACCTTAGTTACCATGCCAGCACCAAGCTCTGTAAGCACAGTCTCACCATACAGTGAGTTCTCATCACCTTCATGGCGTGTAAGAAACTCGCCTACAGTAACCAACCCTAGGGCTTCGGCGTTCGGCAGGCTTTCAGGTGACATGCCGGGGATAAACGGCTGGTCATCGAGTTCCTTGTAGTCCTTCGGTGCAGGAAGAGCCACCACAGGAATCATCTCGGGGAACTCTTTGCGTTTAGCTTCAAACTCCCTATCCTCAAACTCCTTGATGCCTTGGTAACCATCGAGGTACTTAGCTAAGGATTCTTGAGTCCTAAATTGGTCAAAACTCTGGGTATTCATGGTGATAGTACCAAGAGACTCAAACGCATTGCTGTCATAGTAAGGGTTGTCAGCTTCCGTAAAGTTCAGGTTACTGATAGTCTTACTAATCAAGCGGGCTGTCTTAGCCATCTCCATACTACCTTCGATAACGAGCCAGTCAAAGTAGATAACCTTGCCTGCATCGAAGTTATTAACATCAGGGCGGAAGATACGAGACAATGCTTGGTCGTGGTCTCCTGGAGCCCATACAGACTGCACACGAATCAACCGAGTACAGAACTGGAAGTTGAAGCCAGTGTTAAGGGTCTTCTCCGTTGCAAACAAAACAACCTTGTTAGGGTCAGTGTAAAAAGAAGACAAATCAGTTTTGTGCTTACCATGGTAAAGGATAGCTTTATCGCCATGACGGGATGCTTCCATCAAGTGTTCCACAGCAGATACGTTTGTTGTGAACACAAGAATCTTACCTTTTGAAGCTTCTGGGTCTGCCAAATGAGCATCAATCAGGTCATCCACCATCTTCACTTTAGGGCTGATTAAGTCTTCGCCTTCCAACAACTCACGACCACCATCGGAAGTGCTTGGGTCCACTACAAACTGCTCTAGGTCAGTCAATGAGTTCATCAACTTGGATTCAAGCATCTTCATAGAGGCAGCATCTTTCTTGCGGAGTAACGCCTTGTAAGCGGGGTCAGATTTAACCTTCTCCAACGCTTCTTGCAACATCAAGTCATGCGTTGTTTGTTGGTTAGGGCTGAACTTACCAAAGTGCATCTTCTCAACCAACGTAGGTAACATAAACGCCCAGTCACTACGTTTCGCACTCAAAGAGGCAGCGTATGGTGCTAAGGTATCCTGAATAGCTTTAGCCGACTGAGGGGTCAACGCACCATTCTCATTCATAAACTTAGCTTTGAAGTTATTGACGTTATAGAAGATAGAGCCGTCAATAAGGTTCCCAAGACCTACCAAGTCAGCAACAGTGTTAGACACCAAAGTACCTGATGCGAACCGCTTGTACTTAGCCCCCATGATAATACGGTTAGCCGCAATACTACGTTGGCTAGTAGGGTTCTTCAAGTTGTGGCTTTCATCCATAACAACTAAATCACACCCCAACTCTGCTATCTTGATAGCATTCAAGTAAAGGTCAACATGCTCACCGCCGAACGCAACGGAGGACTTGTTAGACATACTCAAGAAGTTGTACGACACAAGGAAGATAGTGTTACGAGGTGCAGCCTTCGCCATCTCGAATAGGTCACGACCTTCACGCTCCCAAAGGTTCACTGTATCAGAGTGGAAAGGGAAGAAGTTGATATTACCATGTGTGAATTTGCGAATCTCGCCTGCCCATTGCGACAATAACTGCCCTGGAGCTAACAAGATAGGACGTTTCACACGACCTTCACTCATCATAGTCAAGATGTCCAAAATAGACATACATGTTTTACCACCCCCAGGCTGTACAGACATCATAGCCGCAGGTGAGATACCGTCATCGTCAAGCTTGTGCAAAATCTTGGCTTGGTGAGGGAACACTTTAGTCCCAGGAGCCACACCAGCGATTTCCAAAGGTACTTTAGCTTCCTCTGCACTAACTACAGCCTTGTTCTTCTTACACAATTCAGCGTAGTCAGATTTCAGCTTGTTGATAGAATCAATATCGCCATATTTACGAATCCACACAAAGAAAGGATGGTTACGCAAAGCAGTGGTGTACGTGTGGGTCTTAGACAACACAGCAACATCATCGAAGGGATGACGAAGATACTCGACCACAGTAGCGCAAACAGCACGCTGAACGAAAGCATCGGGCAAGTATGTATCAGGGTCTAGTTCATCTGTAGAGAACAAGTCCTTAGAAGCCAGTGGAAGACGACCGTTACTATCAACAGAAAGGAAGTCAGCACCAGTTAAGGTATCACGTGGACCACGACCTGCATATTGGCTCAAGAATAAATCAGCAGCTTTAGCTAAGCGAGCAGCATCCTTCCCACCATACTTCAACTTGCCTACATCTTCCATTGCTTTCGCAAACATGGTTTCCCACAAGTCATGCAGTTCAGGGGTTGCGCCCATATAACCAAGAATAAGCAAATACGTGTCTAGGTTCTTAGACAACAAGTAACGGATAACGTAGGCATGAGGCGGCTTAACACACCCACGAAGGTTAGTGGTGACAGGAGTCAAACTCGAATGGTCTATAGTCAAGTAAAGCTCTGATACCCAATCCTCATAAATAGGTAATGCTTTAACTGCACCCAAGATAGCCCGATACTTATCCTTATGTTCTGAATCAACATCGGAAACACCATAGATAACTTTACCCGTCTCGGGGTTATACAAGCTATCCATCAGGTCGTAGTATGCAGCAACAGCACCTTTACTCACAGGTGGTAAGTACATGCACTGACCCGAACTCAAGATAACGATGCGCTCGTCCTCATCGTAACGACCTTTCAGGTGAGGTGAGTTTGGAACACTAGACTCCAAGTTCTCCAATGTAACGTTGCGAGCCATAGGCTTAGGCTTATCACGTTGCTTTCCGCTAGGGATAAAGCGGCTTGCCCACTCGTAAGCAGGTGCAATGCGGAAGTTGTCCTCGGTAGTACCCGTACCCCATTCAAGTAATGCCTTTGGTACATTGATTGTCATGTGTCCCCTGACAGTACCTTCAATAACATAGGCTTGTCTTCCAGTGCGCAGAAACACGGAAGTAGAGTTCTTCTCAATGCTATACTCGGAGTTACCATCCTCGTCTTCTTCCAAAGCAACCTTAGAATCAAGTTCCATGGTCAGCTTGATTGTTGGAGACAGTAGCTCCATCATAGACTCGGCAGCAGCACCTCGGAAGCTGTTAGGCGCACCGACAGTATCACCGATGTCATCATCGCTATCAAGTGTAGGAAGCAATACGGACTCTTCTGATAACGCATCCATCCAAGCGTCAATAGGCAACTCGATAGAAGCAGTACCGCCTTGCTTGACGGCAGAACGCCATAAGTCAGCCAGTTCTTCGACAGCAGGTGCAGGAGCATCAGCGATGCGAGCCACACGGATGAAACCTAGACTGTAGGTAATATCATACGATGTGCCATCGTCATTCTCCAACATGACAATGCGTTCTTTCTTAGAAGCCTCCATGACACGACTTAGAATACTACCGTCATTGACGCTAGGAAACAAAGAGTCATTCTTAATCAAGAACTTAGAGTCCCGTTGCAAGTCCTTCATAGGGCGAGGGTCTTGCAGGTGTTGGTAGGCACACACGGCAGTGCGTTTTGCACTGTAATAAAACGGCTCGAAGTTGGATGCCAAGGTCTCACCTAGGCTATCAACGCCAAGGGCATATCTGCTATTTCGGGATTTCTTTGCGGACGTTACAGGTGTAACATCACGATGGGAGCTTTGGCTTCCACTAAACATTATCACTTCCTCCTTCGTATAAAGAGAACTCATAAGCACCCTGCGAAACACTGTCCCACAAAGGGCTATTAGGGGTGTACTCGCCTAACTCGGATAGTAGGGTATCTGCAAGCTCTTTGGCGGCATCTTCGCCAAAGAGTAACGCAGCTCTATCAAAATAGGCACTATCATAGAAGCTGTAATCACCGATAGACGACAACATCTCGTCCCGCATAGCTTCTAACGCAGGCGCAAGGGCATCGAGCTTACGCTGGGCAACTAAACCAGCTCGCTTACTACGAGCTAAATCCAACGTAAGCCTATCCAGTTCGGCTACGAGTTCTTCTTTCGTACTATCATGGGTATAAGCCATAACAGGTATGTATGCTTTCATATAATACTCTCCTTTACTGCGCACCAAAATAAATTAAGGCAACAGTCTTTCTTTTATCTCATCCTGCATGGCTTTCACTGACGTGTTTACCATACCAGCATGTCTCTCAATCATATTGTTTATGAGGGCTTTAATCTCCTTCCGATGCTTCGGTGGAACGATAGCCTTCAAGTCATCTTGTAAGTTGCAGGACTCTTCAAGAAGATTCTGCATCTGCTTTGTAGCGTTAGGCATGATGATGTCTTTGGTAATAACTTCGGCTTGGGCTTCTAAGTCTGCTACAGCTCGTATTTCAGAAGCCAAATCCCTCGCCGTGCCAGTCAAAGCTATGAATAGGTAACCCATCGTAGTGTTCGTTGGGTCGTCATCAATCTCGGCTTTGGTCTTAGGTATTAAGTCAAGAACATCGTCAAGGATAACCGAGTACATACTAACACAGGTATCTGACTTCTCCTGACCCCCAAGGGACTTACGAAGCTTTTTATACTCACGCTCTGCGGCTTCTAGCTTCGCCGCAACACGCTTCTGCCGCTTCTCACGAGCAGACTCTTTTGCTGCTTCCGCATCAGAACCCCCACGATTACCATCACGACCTCCGCCTACATCACGCAAGCTACGAACCTTGGTCGGGGCTCGGTCTCTCTTTGAACTAACAGGTGCTGCCATTACTATACACCTCCTCTTGTATTGAACTCTTACGAAAGAATTAGAGTCCATAACCTAGAAAAGCAACCACACGCAATAGTCGCTTGTGGTTGCTTTTCTGATTAAAGTATGTTCGTTGAACCCAAAAAAGAGTCCACGTTTTTGACCAACGTAGCCATAGTAGCAACCGAAGTAGAGTCAGGGTCTCCTATCGGGTTGGTTACCTGCCAATCAGACAAACTACGAAGCTCCTGCTGCTCGGCATCTAGTGCTATGCCTACAGATGCGGCGGAAGGTAGAAACGGTGCGTCAACATGCAAGTGATAGATGCGGTTACCTGATGCAGTAATGCGACCGTAGTCACTAACCGTCCTAAGCCCAGACAGCGCAACGATAACACTCTTAGAGGCTGCAACGTCCTCAAGTGATTTCTCCAAAACACACTTGTTGTACAGAAAACGGGAACGAAAGTACACCTCAATCTCGTGGTACAAGGCGGTTGCCGATAGCTGCTTTCCATTAAAGTCACCAACTACAGTAGAAGAACAAGACTGATGCAGGGACTCCAATTCAGCAATTGGTTTGTTTGAAATAGCTGATGCCAACTCTTTCATCACACGGTAAATCTCGACATGTGCCACAGGGAAGAAGGGCGACCGCAGCTTAGAGCTAATGAGGTTACCTACAGTCGATTTGCCCGAACAAGCGTTCCCCGAGATTAAGACTATCGTAGTCATTGTAGCGTGCCAAACACAGAATCTTTGGGATGGTAAGGCGCAGTCAACTTCACATACTTACCCATCAAATGATAGTCTTGGAAAGTAATAAGTCCCGACTTCCAAGCTGCATCTCTATGAGAGGCACGCACTTCCCAAAGACCTAAAGGGCAAGATACAACAGTGTACCCTTGGGACTCCGTTACAATGGCATGGCGAAGGAAGTCTGCCAGTATAGACAGGCTTATACTACGCCGCTCTTTCAACAGCGCATTGCGAATATCATAATCATCATCGGTTTGAGGGGAGTCACAGAACATACGACACCACATAGTTGCACAGAAAGTAGTACCCTAAACAAACGGTTGCTGTAACCGCTATAGACCCCAAGTTGATAGCAGGCTTTCTTGAAAGTGCAGTAAAACACAACTCATATCCAGTAATCTTCATATAAGATACCTCCCCAGTTTCGTATAGCACCTATTGACTATACAGAGTTTTTCTAAAAGTTATTTACACTTTGTTGCAGATATTGCACGCAGCTTTAACAATCGCCACCTTGTAGTCGTTTGACCTAGAGGCTACACCCCCGTCATGTTTTCCTGCTAAGTAAAAGCGACTATCAGCAGGGTCAACCTTAACCCAAAGGTTAAAGGCGAGCATGACGTGCATAGAGTCATAGTCAGAGCGAAGTGGGTTAAACTGCCGAGTACCTTGAATAAGTACAGCAAGGTCGCCTGTAGCTTTTGCATGGTCGGAAGATGAAGCCCGTCTGTGCAAATGAGGTGTAGATAAAGTACCCACACTGACAGACTCATCAGGATAGGTGATAGATGCCAGCTTCACCAGTAGTTCGAGCGAGTGTACACATACATCATCGCACGCTTTTTTCGTAGTCATGTTACGTTTCTCCAATAAAAAATGCAGCCGTGTTTGGTTTAGGAACACGGCTGCATCAAATTAACCAACAAAGTTTAATGTCGGATGATAGGGCTGCTAAAATCAGGTCGTACAACCTTACTGAATTGGGCATCATACAGGTCAACAATGTTAGTATCTGTAACAGGCTCAATAAACAGGACTTTATCACGACCAACTGTAATACTTTCCAACATAGGCATGTAAGGAGCGAACCCCAGTTGGTCACGCACTGGAACCATCTGCAAACTGTTCTTCAAAATAACGGACGATGACGTTTCCGTTACAGTAGAAAGAACCTTCTCACCACTTATGAATGCTACGACACGTAGCCCTGCGCTGTCTTCTTCTCTTAACATATTGCTATTCTCCTTTAGGGGATTTACTACCGATAGTAGCAAGCTTCTCTTCTAACCATTTGGACAATACAACCTTCCCATCGGCTGTGATAGTCTTCTTGTGGCTATTCTGTTTCCACTCTTCTGTAGAGCGGATGTTCTTTTTGTTGTCAAAACACCACTTAGCAAGTAAAAGCGCACCTCTCACTCCCCACACGACACAAGAAAAACTTGCGGTGTACTGCTCATCACCATCCCACCAAGAGGTAACATAACGGTCGGAGTTCTTAGCATCCTGTGGTCGGAATGCTACACCTCGAAGACCAGTGTGGTTTGCCTTCGTAGGTAGCCCCTTAGACTTCAAGGAGACGGGTTTCCATCCTTCATCTTTGATACGTTGTAACTCTGCATCTCGGAATGCAATAGCCTCATCTAGGGTACGAAACGAGCCATGCACCAAAGGTTTCCGATACTGATATTTAAGTCGCACAATATAGGCACAGTCCGATGCTGTGATGTAACGTGTATTTGGAGGGATTGGAAGAAGGGGTTTTGGGGTCGCACGCTTTGCTTCCACTAAAGTGTGCCTCGAAAACGCTCTTGAAAGTCAAGCCCTTCATCTTTTCTTGAACGTGGTTTTGCTTGTACCGTAATGGTTTCATTCGTCATGGGGACAATCCTTTTGTAATCATCTGATTTAGCGAGTGCGTGCAGCTTTATAGAACGTAAGCCTTTTTGGAAGCCCGAGTTAAAGCAACATACGCACACTGCATAGATTCCTTATTGCTTCTGTTACGGAGTATGTTAGCCTCATCAATAAAAACGTTCTCATAGGTGCTACCTTGCGCCATGTGAGCTGTCATAGCGTAACTATGCCGCACACTGGACAATGCCTTCAACTGCCAAAAGCATTGCCAAGGTAGCCACGCTGCGGAACCCTTAGAGTTACGAGCGAGGTTAGCATACTTCTGTATCTCGTTGTACCCTGGGGCACCTACGAGGATACGATGCTTTTCACCATTTACAGATTCAGTATTCAGAATGTAGGCAGGCGCAGTGTATTCATCGAAAGCAACCACTTTACACGCAGAGCTATAGTTGGGCTTACGACCCGTGTTCGCATCCACCATTATGTTAGGCGTATATGCTATACGTTCGTAGCTCAATACACGAAACTCATCTGCCGTTGTATAAACAGGCGAAGCGCACCGAATAGACTTATGCTTAAAGGACACAGCAACTAGACCACTATGGAAATCATTAAACGAATACAAGGGACCACGAGAATAAACCCACTCGCCTTCTGTGAAAGGTATCGCATCACACTCATCACCATAGATAGAACGGCGGATTAGCTTATTGAGTTCCAGAACCCTTGCGTTAGTCCAAGCAACGCATCGGATATAGTCAGGATTGTCAACAAAGGCTTTGAACAACGGGAGCATCATTGCTTCGGTTCCATTGTACACACCTTCTGTACCATCATGGTTAGCAGCTCTGGGGATAAGAGTCTTCTCGTTACGGTTCACCGCCTTGCGCAGCTTTTGGCTACAAGCAAATAATGGGTTATCCCCAGAGGTACGGATAGGTAGCTTGAGCAGGGCGGATGAAGAAGACTTACGAAAGGTAGGTGACATCTGCTCTTCGCCAACAGGTCGTAGTTGGGCGGGGTCACCAACAAAGAGGACTTTTAATGTTGGAGGTACAAGCACACACAACATCTCAAAAAGCTCGGTGGACACCTGCGAACACTCATCAACGATAAGAAGCTTAGTTGGAAGGTTAGGTTCCCTATCACGTATCAGGTGCATCTCACCATCCTCACCTGCTCGCATAGTAAGCCCCAACATAGACTGTATTGTAGTACAGTTTGCGTTGTTGCCTTTCTCTTTAAGCATAGAGTGGATAACCTTGGTAGCCTTGTTTGTTGGTGCGGCGAAAGCGGTCAACGCATCACCAACACTACTAACAATAGTCGTAACCAAATGGGTCTTACCTGTACCTGCAAACCCTTTGATACACATGAACCCATGGCTACCGTCCGTAGGAGCAGGGGAGTCCAACCACTCCATGACCGCTTTGTAGGCGGCAGGTTGGTCTCCCTTCAAAGGTGTATCCAACACTTCCTCAACATCAGGCGTTGGTACAACAGCACCCTCTTTAACAGCAGGAGGGGCATCCGTAGTGTTCGGTGGTGTGGCAGAGGTTGAGTCAGACACATAACCACCAGTGTTTTCTTTTTTATCGAAGTCTAAATTAGACATAAACTCTCCAGTTTTACGGGGCGTTACTTACCTGTACTACCAAATCCACCGTCACCTCGAACCTGACCATCCTTTGATTCTCCCCAAACTTCCAATGTTACGCCTGCAATAGTTGCTTGGGGTGCAGGTGCTAAGACACATTGAGCAATGCGCATACCTTGGGTGATATTAAAAGCCTGTGAGCCTTGGTTGAACAGCAAAACAATGATTTCACCACGGTAGTCAGAGTCGATAGTCCCAGGGGCGTTCAACACTGTAATGTTGTGTTTGGCTGCCAATCCTGAACGTGGTCGCACTTGCAGTTCGTAACCATCAGGAATGTGAGACACCAAAAGCCCAGTAGCTACTTTAAGCATCTCCCCAGGATATAAGGATGCAGCGGTTTCACTATCAAACACGCCATCGTTGATAACATCTGCATGTAGGTCGAACCCCGCAGAGCCGCTGGTTTGATACTTAGGTAGGATGTTGTATTCATGCTTCAAGCAGAACTCAACACGCAATTCGTTTCCCTGTACATGCTCGGTTATTTTATCCCCCACCTTAGTGGGTGGGATAGGTTGTTTCTTTTGTTGTTTCTTTTGTTGTGTGTGTTGCATATAAAACTCCTTTTAATAAGTCGTACTATTTTCATGTAAAACGCCAACACGCAGGGGTGCGTGTAAGTTACATAAGGATTACCCATGCTACGTAAACATCAGATGCGCCAGTAAATAACCCTGCAAGAAAAACTAAAGTCCCCACCAAAGGGAAATCCCTATCCGTAATACGGGGATACACTATCTCTAGTTCAGCCTCCATGCAGTTTTCACATCCGTTGCCACATTCTTTTGAAACCGTGCTATCCGAAGGTGTGCAACCAGAGTGTTGCCGTACATGTATGTCACAAGAGTCCACAAATATGGCTATTCCTAACAAGCATACAGTTAAACTCATCACAAAAGCGATAGACAGAATAGCGCAAGTTACGCCCCACGTAATAGTAAGCATATCAATGGCTAGTGAGCAGGATAGGAAGACCTACACCAACACCTGCCATAAACAAGACACCGCCAGCCAAGACAAACACAACACCCCCAATGAAACTCATAACAGAACCATGAAGGGTTGAAGCTTCATAAAAGAAAAGGTAGAGGGCGGCATATATGAGTACACCACCCCCACCGAGTAAACCTATCAAGATTAAAGTAGTTGAAAAGACCATAAGTACCTCCGAGACTGCGTTTAGCAGTTTATTGTTTTATTGTGTTGCATAATACAGATTTACATTAAACGAACGCTCTTTTTATATTCTGACGAAAAATAGTTTCGTTACGACTACTAGAGTACACAGACGTTATCAGGGACGTAGGGTGACACATAGTGAAACTAAACCCTGCGAGGGCAAGCCAACTATCCACATCGGAAATATGAACCTCACCCTTCACAGTGGCTGAAACAGTAGTGTACACAACCACAGGTATCGGGCTACAGACACACACGCTACCGTCTGCCCCTATACCTATACCCGAACCACACCGCACGTTAGCTCGAACAGTATCAACCAAGCATGACGGAACAGGAAGACCCGATGATAGCAAACATTCAGGCTCTTTGCGTACCAAAATATCGCAACCAAGCAGAAGAGGCTTATCTCCTCGACCGAAAACGTCAACCTTAATAACAGGGGATTCGGATTGTATAAGCTCGGATGAAACTAAGCGTGGGTGTGATGGTGTCATATGGGTCTCCTAAGTGAGTCATTTATGGAACATACGCAGGTGGTGTTAGAGACACCCCAGGGAAGTTAGGCAAAGCAGCCTTGTATCCGAGTTCAGTGGAAGTGGCAGAACCATAGATGTAATTACCAAGTTGGGGCTTTGTGTAAGATGTCGGTACAACTACATCCTCGAACAAGGCTTTATTTACAAACCCTTGAACGAAAGCCGACATAGAGGATATAAGACCCCTAAAGTGCGCCTCTTCGTCTGTGATGGCTTGAGTTATAGAAGCCTCAAGAGCAACAAGATTCGCAGGTACAGGAGGCTTAGCAGGTGGGACAACAGGCGCAGCAGGGTACGGTAAGTCATTGTAGTAACTAACGGTAGTGGCAGACACCGCAGCACGCACAGCACCGAGCCCCATAGCCGCAGCACCGTGGGTACTAGGTGGTGGTGTAATGCCCGAAGTAACAACATAGGAATACAAGGCAGGAACAAAGTCACCAATCCAAGGTCGAGGTGCTGCAAAGTGAGCTTGTATAGCAGCATCAACAGAAGACCAGTAAGAGCTATAATCGGCGAACCCCGTTGTGGAAGCAACTCCTGTAGAGGTCAGAGTGTAGCAGTTGTTTTCCCTGTCTGTGAGAAGTGTGTAGAGCGCAGGGTCGCTCGGAATGGGGGATAAAACGGATTTAGCATGTACTGGCATGGAGCCTCCTATTGAAAAGTCACTTGACCATGATTTTCGGGTTACCTGTCATAGATACGCAAGGTCCCGGGTTCGTTCCGACATCACCTACACGGTGAGCAGGTTTTCCCGTAAGGTTTGTGATAGCAGAGCCACTAAGTGCAACTACAGGATGACCACAAGTAGCGACAGCCACGTCACCTACGGCGATGCCTGGGGTAGCACCTTTAACAATAGGGTTACCTGTGACGAACGTACCAGTGTAACCTTGGGGGTTTGTATGGGCAGGGCAAACACCTACACAGATGTCACCAACACACACTAAGGGAGGCATATCACTCTCCCTCAACCACGGCTAACATCTTATGGTAGAATAAGTAGCCATGCGCCCCAAGACCTCTTGTATCCTCGCTCGCCTCCTCCATAACAGCGTCTATCTCCGCCTTAACAACCTCCAAGTCAACATGGGGATGGTTAGCGTCAGAAGCCACAATGTTGTGAGTATCACAATACGAGGCATACACCTTACGCAGGTACGACAGATTGAAGTCATCACGGTCTAAGATACGACCCAAGAGAGGCGTATCCATGTGTTGCTCTAAGGCATAGCGGACGACTGCAAGAGATGCAATACGTTGTTTAACTGGAAGCACAGCATCGAATCGGGAACCGCACATCTTAGAGAGTCGTAGCTCTTCCGTGTTCACCTTAGCGTCAACCAACGGAATAGCGAGGTTCTTTAATAGGACGGGGTTAAGTGTGAGCAGAAACAGCTCTAACAGGTTGCCACACTGTATGACAATGTTTTCAACAGCCTCTGTATGAGCAGGAAGAGTGGAGTTCATCTCCGAACGTACTTGAGATGCGATGCTTTGTAGGACGTTACGAGGAACCCTGTCCCCTAAGCCAGTGTAGTCTAAGTGTGAAATATCATCACTACCGAACAGGTCAATGTAGTCATCAACGTCTTCGGACGCTACAACATAATCCATAACGTCAAGTAAGTCGAGGTAAACAATCAATAGATTCCTAAACTTATCAGGGGTAAGCATTGAGGTAAGACCTTTATGCAGGTCGAACAGGTCATCGGGGATACGTTCTCCCATAATGGTATTCTCCTTTGTACGAATGTTATACGCCGTTATACGAAAGGTGGAGGGCAAACGCTACTCTTTGTTGGGAGTGGTAGGAATCGTCAGACATAGCGTCACGAGCCTCTTTCTTTATAAGGGCTAGTGCTGATTTACACTTATCATAAACACGCACGTTCAGTCCATCAACCTCGTGGTCGGGGAGCAAGTGGATGAGGCGCATGACAGTGTACTGTTTGTCTATGTACGAAGAAACATCAGTATCGAACTTCCAGTGAGGTATCTTGGTAGAACGTAATGCCTTGAGAGCCAACTGGCACACTGAGGACGAATAGGACACACGCTGCAAATGAGACTCATGCAAGCTTGCATCCTCGGTATGACCCCTATGAAGTTTCAAGAAATGGGATTCATCCGCTAACAACGCAGCTCGCTTCTTCAAAGAAGGGATAACCATCCTATGCAGCAATGTACGGATACGCAGAACACCGAACGTTCGCACCAAGTCATCCACTTGCTTCTCAAGCGACACGAGCGTCATCCACAAGGAGCCCATACGAACGACATCTTTGGCGGAATTTATATCAGCGGTATCAGCAAATGACCGCATGGTAGTATCGAAGTCTATGAGTTGAGCCCAAAGCTCATCTAAAGCAGACCGTGCAGCTACCCAGTGGTCGTGGGGGATAAGTGTAACATCGCTGTATGCCGAGCCACAACCTTCCAAGGTGAGAAAGTCCATTAACGGTCGGAGCTTACTCAAACACGCTTGGAATCGAGTATCGTAGTCTTTATCATCTATATTGGTGCATTCGCTCATCGGGAGCTCCTTTGTTTAAGTAATCGTATCTAGTCAGAAGTGCATCTGTATATGTAGTCCAAGTAGTTCGCCAGATGATAGGCAAAGTCAGCTCGCACCTCGACATCACGGTACAGGTCAACATCACTAACAACATCAACCACATGAGCAATCGCTTCATCCGCTAGGGACGCAACACGATAGTCAGACCGTGAGATTTCACCTGAACCTGCCAAATAGATAAGGAAGGTAACACTATTTATGGAGCCCAAATCAAAGTATTCTGTAGGAGGTATCCACATCACCACACGCAACGCCAAGTCCAAGGCATTAACCTTTCGGCGAGCAGCACGGATACTACGCACACGCATTTCAGGGGTTTCTCCGATGAAACAATGGGCGTGGTAAGAGTATTCGGTGTACGCCGACCTACGCAAAGCCCTAAGAGTCTCTAGGTAAAGACGCTTCATAAAACGGTTTTCAGCTATGGTTACCTCGGTTAAGAGATTACCGAGCGCATCAGACTCTAGGGGTTCATCAATCACAGATTGAACTATGTCAGCCACACCCGACAAAGGGTTGTATTGACGAAGGGTATCACGGATGACTTCTGCCCGACGTGTATTTAACTTTGCTATTGATACAGTCGTGGACGAAGGTAAGTCACAGTTAGAATGCTCTGTTACAGTAGGCATTATTTAAGCTCCAAGGGATAAGGTTATCCAATATACGAAATAAGAGGGCAAGTGTGCAGGTGTAGGGGAAACCACCGACCACCTCACTAGGAACTACTGGCACAACTAAAAAACTACATGCCTAGCAATTAGCAAAGGTAGCCGTCTCACACTTTGTTTAAGTGTGCCTCCCCTCCACTACGAGTAACACGGTACACGTCACCTAAGCCCATATCAAAAGGCGATACGACCACTACATTCACCAACTTAGACAAGCTAGGTAAGAACTCGGAGATGAACAGCGACTTGCTGCTATCATCCATACCGCTCTCAATCTCATCGAAGATGACGGTATCGACTCTGCTTGTCTGGGGCATGATGCTTATAAGGGAGATGTAAAGCAAGCAAATAAACTGCCTGCGCTCTGCGCCACTAAGCATACGGACATCTGACACTAGACCCGAAGGTCGTGTAACAACAATCTGCAAAGAGGAAGGGTTGACGATAATCTCAAACTTAAAGGATTCTGCGAATAGCAGGCTTCTGTAGGTATTAAGCTTCTTAGTACAGACAGCAGCCAAAGCCCGAAGCGTATGTATCTTGATACCTGTGTTTGAGTAAGCATCTGCTAAGGCAGAGTAACACACTAAGTCATCAAGCTCCTCTTCAAGTTCATCAAGCTCTAACTTCAATTCCGCCTGCTCTTCCAAGTCTTTCTCATAGAGAGCCCGACTGACCTCATACCCGTGCAGCTCGTTTGACAACGATTTTATACGTTTGCCTAGCTTACCAAGCCTCACCGTATCAGGGTTAGTCTCAGGCAGGGCAACCCCATAAGCGTCTCGGTAGTCCTCGATGTTAAAATCGAGTGGTGTTGGCTTGGTTGGTTTCGGTACGGGCTTGACTATAGCTCTACGCAACCAAGAGCGGTGTTCGTCTATCTCATCCTCGATGTCGTTTAATCGTGATAACATAGGCTTAATATCAACCTTCCCTAGAGTCTTCTCCAGCCTAGCCCTCTCCTGCACGGATTTCAAGGAATCGTTGAACTCGGTGCGCTTCAACAGCTCGGCTTTATACTTGGCGACCCTAGACTTGGACTTATCGTACAAGGCTTGGATGGAATCAGCATCTAGCTCCGAAGAGCAGGTAGGGCATACGCAAACACCGACAATACCCTCCAGAGAAGCTACAAGCTCAAGTGCTTGGGATAGCCTACCTTCAATCTCTGATACAGGTTTCGGTGACGCATCTGCACTTACCTTAACAGTTACCGTAGGGAGGCGAGCTATCTCTGCCTTCACAGACTTGTTACTGGCACTAATACGGCGTGCAGCACGAACCTCAACCTTCAAGTCAGCAAGCTCCGAGGTCAAGGCATCCAAAAGGTCTTGGCGTTCTTCTCGTGACATGGGGTCAGGCTTGTATGCCTTAAACTTCCTGTATGCCGCTGCATCTGCCTTATATGACTTTACAGCGGTGGCGTATGCAGAATAAGCGTCTAAAGCGGCTGTGTAGTCTGCCTTACTCAATGGTACTAGGGCTTTAGCCGAGGACGTTAACCTATCGTAGTTCTGTTGCTGAAAGGTTGTTTCAGCGCACAGCTTCTGCAAACGTTCGTACTGCTTCCGATACTTACGGAGCTTCTCCACATCCGCTGACCTATCAGGGACTACCTCCACTTCCTTAATGCGGTCGTTAAGAGTCTCGAACCTGACTTTCTTTTTCTTCAACTCACGCACTTTAGCCAACATGGGTTTCTGCAAGTCAGCGTACTGCTCTAGGGGAAAAATCTCCTCGAACGCTACCAGTCGGTTAGCATCAGTTCCGTTTAGAAACGGCGAGAAAAGCAAACTATTGATATAGAAGGTTGAGTAGAACATAGCAGGGGTTAATGGAAATATCTCTCTCACCATCTCCTTAGCATGTGACTTAGTGCGAACAGCTAAGTCCTTACCATCACGGTAAATCTTATAGCCCCCATCATAGATTATCTTATAACGGTGTTCATTCGTGAACTCGACAGTAATAGTCCCTGTCTTCAACTTCGCTCTCGACACAGCAAGAGGGTGGTCTTGAAGCACGGTACAGAGTGCATAGAACATAGCAGACTTGCCTGCCCCATTACTGCTGTGTGGTTTCCTGTCTTTATTGAGACCTATCACGGAAGTTAAAGGGGCGTTACCGAACTGAAAGGTGGTATCGACATGGTGCGCACAACCCTCTAGTCGAATACTGTGCATCTCAATCATGGGTACTGACTCCTTTGAACGAAGAACCAAAGTTAAATGAGGTATCTAGACGAAGCGCAAAGACGCACTCGGGGCATACATGGATGTGGTTATTCTGCTTACCGTCAAGAATACCACTAGCATGGTAAGCTGTAGTATAGTCACCCTCGGGGAACTCGAACCCACAGATGTCACAAGATAGGCGTACAGAGGCATCAGCTTGAGAGTCATCCAAAGGCGTAGCGACAAGAGTACGCCTAGGAGAGTCGGGGGCAATAAAAGAAATCTTACCTTCACTATCAGCAGTAATATCAAGAACATCAACATCAAACACCCTACAGGCAGTCTCACATACCGCACAATAAAGGATAGACTCAACTAAGTGGGAAATATAGCTGTCATCTGTTTCGTTCGACCCCCGTTCGCCACTCAAGGTTTCCATCAGTTCGGAGGAATACTCGGAGTACGGAAAGTCATCACGAGAGAATACAGTGCTATGATGAACTGATACACCGTCCACACCAATAGAGTAGCGTAGGGCACCTAAAAGCGGTGGAGGCGTACCAGCCTTCGGATGTAGAGACCCAACCACAAGGATATAATAAAACTGCTCGTGTTCAAAAGGTAAGTGCAACCCTCTTGAATAGTGGGTAATTAGGGCGTTGTCCGCAGGGCTAAGGCAGGTGGCAGGGTCTGTAGTGTACACAGGTTTCAGTATCGAAGTACCGTTGTGGTAGATATTCATCATAGTGGGGTCTCCTTGTTTTTGAGCATATTGTAGAGTGTAGCGTAGAGCATAGCTATCAGGTTTGCGGTGGGTGGTTATAACAGTACATCCATTAGCACGAGCGGCGGCATCAAGTTCGTTAGACAGACACTTGCGCACGATGTATGAAACGTAAGATGCCGAGACAGAAGAAAACGAACTATCGGAGCCTACACTAAAGTACGTATCAGGTTCGACACATAAGGACTCTTGAAGATTCACGGCATAAGAATCATAAGGAAACGGACTGCAATCAAATACACGTTCAGATAAGACATCCAAACATACATCAGATACACAGTACCGTACGATGCCCAAGACACGCATATAACCTGCTGAACCTTGAGCTAGTACACTGATATATTTAGTACGCCCACGAACACCAAACCTTATGAAGGTGTCTAGCTCGGATAAGTCGTAAGAACCTCTAAGCTCCACTATGTTTTCATCAGTGCAGACAATGAGTAAACTACCAATCGCTTTCAAAATATCCATCACGCCTCCAAAGAAAAAACGCCACCCCGTGTGTGCGGTAGTGGCGTTTCGGTTATGCAGTATTTACAGTTTTGAGATTAAGCAGCTACCTAAAAACTAGGATGCCATTCAGGTAGAACACCATCATGTAAGTACCCCTTAACAGCTTCAATAGAGGCGCACACAAGCACACCACCAGTAACGTTAAGCCCTGCGAGGGACGCTTTTAGCGATGCCTTAGCGTCAAGATTCATCATGTCATCATACATAGAATAAACTCCTTATGGTTTTGGTTCTTCATAACCATGTAAGACCTGCGAAAGAAACGAGCGGATGCAACGCACAGATAAAGCAACCGCAACCGTCAGGTAAAATACCACCACAACACCACAGAAGATGGCAATTATACCCCCAGCACCTACGAGACCGACACATAGCTGAAAAAAGCGTTCGAGGAAATCAGATATTGCCGTCATAGGTAGCCTCCTTAGGGGATTCTTCGCACAAGTAATCACGGAGTTTAGGGTAGCCGAACGCCTTGAGTACCCCACCAGCTAGTACCAAAGCAATCACTACCACAAGTATAGGTAGGAGTAGGACAACTATAACAACACCTACCGTAATGAAGTAGGCTAGGAGATTAAGACCATCTACAACGATGGTACGTAAAAACGTCCAACTGTTAGCAAGAAATTTTGTTACTTGTTCCATCAGTATAGCCTCCGAGCTAGTTTAAGTTTTAAGTTCACATAGCATGTGTACATCACCACCTACCCCAGTATCTAAACAAGTCCTTGATTCTAACACCTACCCGAACCGAGAAAGAAGTGAACCGTGACTCAATATAGTCTAAAGCAGCAACAAGCAACTTAGTGGACTCTCTACCTACAGCTTCCACCAAGTACGCAAGAAGCCACACGAAAGAAAGAGCTAGAGTGATGAGTAGCATAGGGACCAACAACGTAAGCCACAGCAAACAGTATCCCACAACAACACACAAAGGGAGAAGGAACACTGCAACCTTCGAGCATATTGACTGCGCATGATGCAGCAAGTCCCACTTTACGAGAAGGTGCGCCACATAGCTTTGCGCACTTAACCACATAATGTTTAGGTTACGGATAACAGAGTTAATCATAGCGCCAGCAACCGAGCAATCAATAGTTGCTTATCATCAATGGTGAAGGTCGTGAACTCTTTTTTCAAGTCAACCAACCCATTCATAATCGCAGTCATGTCTTCCAAATCAGGAGCTTCTTTTAGCTTGCGGAACTTGGCTAAGAACGTGCGTCTATCATACGAAACATAGTCCAGCTTCACCTTAGACATGTAGTACAAGGCACAAGTATGAAACTCAAGCATCTTACCTAGAGCCCCAATACTGCAATAGCGAACAATGCTTGTTGGGTTGTTCGTATAAACACCCATCAGAACTTCAATGGCAGCAACCCCACTTGTCACGTCAAACTGCTCACCGAATGTTTTAAGGACATCAACGTTCTCGCCTGACGCAATGATGTTAGCCACACCTTCGAGAAGCTGCAAAGAGTCCCTAGGTTGACCGCCTGTAGCATCAAGGATTTGACTCAAGATTTTATCCCGTTCTTCTTGGCTCTTGAATCGGATACGCTCTGCCTTAGCAGTAGCCTTCAAGAAAGGCATCATATCCTTAGGGGTCAACCTACGTAGGTTCAGCTTAACACATCGACCGATGATGGTGTTCATCATCTTATCAGGGTCAGTTGTAGCCAAGAGGAACACTGTATGTTCAGGGGGTTCTTCCAGTAACTTCAACAAACACGATGCACCTGCTTTTGTCATTTGGTGACATTCATCGAGCAAAAAGACCCGCATGTTGTAATGAGGCATAAATTGAGATTGTTGCTTCAATGCACGGATGTCGTCAATACCACGGCTATCACCCATGTTCATCTCGATGAAATCGGGGTGCATGGTGGATTTGCAAGAGGAACACTCGCCGCAGGGGTCGGCTCCTTTTAGGTTTTGGCAGTTCACAATCGAAGCTAAGATTCGAGATATGGTTGTCTTTCCACTTCCAGTGTCTCCAGATATTAAGATAGCGTTAGGTACGTTACGGCGCTTAACCATACCTTTTATCATATCACACACAGGCTTTTGACCAACAACCTCGCCGAGCGTTCGAGGGCGCAGTTTCACCGCCAAACTTTCTGATACCATTGAACTCATAATGAAACTCCTATTAAACTATAATAAAACTCTTTCACGTCATTTACAGAAACCTACAACGAAAAAGGCAACGTAACTGATATAGTGTTACGTTGCCTTAACATAAAGCTAGTCCCCTACAGTATCGTCACTAGGTACGAGACTTTCAGTTTCATCGGTTGATTCATCGGGATTGCGGACATAGCCGTCACCCTCGGTAGTTGAGCTGTCAACATCCATAGACAAAGGAGCCGCAGAATAACAGGTGGACGGCACATACCAACCTTCGAGCAGCAAGTCTTCGAGCGATGGGTTCCAACCTCCGCAGAAAAGTCGGTCAGGTTCAACGGTCAAGGCTTCACCTACATCGTCATAGGTGTTCTTATCGAACAAGTACACACCCAACATCATAGAGGAGGGGTCATAGTCTTTCAAGGCGAAAGGTTTTAGTGGGTCAGGTGCTACAGAATCCACCAAAGCAACCACCATAACAGTCTCCTTCTGCGCAGGCGTAAGAACAACAGGGATAGAGGCAGGTAATGCCCCATCGAAGTTCTTATGTGCAACTAGCTTACCACGATGCAGAACATCAAGCAAGCAAGTGCGCTCTACAGGTTCAGAGACAGTAGCAGCTACTGCGGAGTGTAAGCTATCAATAGCCTCACCTACGGTATCACCCGATGCTATATCTTGTGTTACATCAGCCCCCGTTGCAGTGACTTTAGTGGTTGTAGTACCATTTGAGGTTTTACCTCGCTTGTTCTTGTTCTTTCTCATTTTCATCATTCTCCTTTTAGTTTAACTTAGTAGGGGTTCAACTAGACATGCGTAACTGCACTCTAGGACTTACACTGTTTAAGTGACTAACTTGTAGTATCACCTTCGCCGTTAGCAGTCTCCCGCATAGCTTGTTTATATTGGCGCAAGCGAAGAATATCCTTATTCAGTTTGTACTCTTGCCGACATGCTTTACGGACTCGTTTCTGATAGGAAGCCTCCAGACCATCATTTAGGTTAGCGACTAAACCCTTGACGGTATCAGACTGACCAGCAACACTAAGTGACTCATCAAGAAGAAGTTTAGCCTCGTGTATCGCCAACGAACACCTAAGAAGCTTTTTGCTGCGGCGAGCTACTTTACGTTCCAAACGGATTAGGGTTCGCAAGCCCGAGTTGGATTCAGTTAAGTACGCTGATTTTCCTCCCCCTGTATCCGACTGCTTGTCTTTCTCGTTACTCATTGTTTGTACCTCCTTTCGTACTTCGTGCGGTGGCTTTACACTTTCTAGCCATCACTTCTTAGGTATAGATTTCATCTTGAAGCATTTACCCCCGTTAGCGAATGGGCAGGGGTACACAGACTTACCGCTCGCATCCTTCTTCATGTAACCATTAAAGAACTCTGATTTGTATTCGGCTAGGCTCTTGCACGGTTTAGCTTTCAAAAGAAACTTCTCCGCAGAAGCATGTTTCGGGTCTTTAAGTAGGGCTGTGCCTGCACGCCTTTGTTTGTATTCCATATCCATCTTGCGTACCTCATCTGCCCTCACAGATTCATCCGTTGCGAAGTAGAAAGGTCGTACCCCCTCTAGCCGAGTCTTACCTGACATAGATGTCACAGACTTAGCTGCTGTATCACGACCCAAGTAGATTAAGAAAAACCCTGATATAGTGATACCATGAAGCTTGGTTATCAAACCTGCGTACCTACGAGCTTGATAAGGGTGGTAAGACACAGGTAGCCCCCTGCCAGTGTCGACTTTATCCTTGGATGTAGTCTTGTATTCAAGAACATAGTATTTTCCGTTTGCGGCTTGGAACACACCATCGACATGCCCCGTGAAGGTGTTGACACCACACAGCTTACGTTTCACTGACATAAGCACATTGTCTTTCTTTGCGGCATCCTCCATCTTCTTGAAGTCTCTTGGGGGCCATGCTACTTCAAGCTCTTCATAGAAAAAATTGCGGTCGGTTTGACCGCAGCACTCACACACAGTTGGCTCCAACTGGTTATAGTGTAGCTTACCGCAAACCTTACCCTTATGGTAGGATAAACAACGCCATGTACCGAATAGCTTTCCTTTGTTTGTCTTATAGATAAGCCGTTGCACAGTCTCATGCACTGCTGTCCCGATTGTCGTATAGTGGAATCCACCGTAGTCAAAGGAAGAGCTTGGCTGGTCCCGCCTATCCACGTAGTCCAATAAACCACAGTACGGTAGTGAGGATGCCCGAAACTCGGTACGTGCTGCCTCGTTCTCTTCATAGACTAACATATTGGATAGCATTTCTTTTATTGCTTTTTGTGGCATACAGGCTCCTGTTGTTACTTTCACTTTAAGTTAGTCATATTTACATTTCTTATCCAGTTAATTAGTGTAAATGTGTAAACCTCTAAGCACAACAGGAGGAATCATGGGATTCAAATTTCAAATAGACAAGCACGGCACGTACACAGAGTATCTAAGGGTGGAAGGAAACTTTAGGCGAATAGTTAAAGCCCTACCTACTAAGCGACCTATGGACGAGCCGTTCAACGGCGTGCGCTTTATAAACGAGCAAGGTGAGGTGGTGAGGGACGTAGCTTTCCCACAGAAAGCCTACATAATCGAAGGTACTCGCTTCTTCAAGAACCCTACGATGCACTCAACCATCTGGGCATACGACCAAGAAGAGGGCGTGGTTTATGCGTCAAGCAAAGGTAGCCCTATTGCTAAGCTCAAGATGAAAGTTAAAGCGATGACCAACCTAGGGAGGGTGATGCTAGTAGAACCCCATAATGGTAAGAAGGTCTACGCATTGTTTGAACACCTTGGGAAGATACTCAAGGAAGAAACACACCTTAAAACAGTATCAGGTACGTACCCCTCTAGGCTATGCCGCAGGGGTTTAAGCACCGACTGCACAGGCGCAGAAGAACGAATAGAAGGTGTTTGGGATGACTGGGGTGTACGGATGTACTTCGGTGCGGATGTAATTCTGTCTGTCGAGGTGTTTAGCAAGGACTCGGTTGTGATAAAATCTACGAAAATAGGAGCAGATAATGCCTAAAGAAAAAGAGAAGCAAGCACGGGAGTATAAACTAATATCCTCGGCTATACGCCGCAAGATACCAAGCAAACCCTCGTACAACGATATAAAAGCGAACACAGAAGCAGCGATTCTATACCGAGCTTACACAGAAATAAGCAAGCTTGCGGACAGCATCATAGCAGACGCAGTAAACCTACCCGAACACAAGAAGGTGGATAAGCTACTAACATCAATCCGCCGACTATAGGAGACAATAATGGAAGACATAATCAAGCGAATAAGGAAGAACAAGGCTAGGTCAGTAACCGTACCGCAGTTACTCCGCAAGGTAAGAGAACAGCCACCCGAACCCCAAGATGCGCTAGAGTGCAAGGTAGGTTCAAAGAAAGCATTTAACAAAGTCAAAAATGAAGGGAAAGCCACATCAAAAGAAATCAATGTCCTACTTGACCTAGTAAACAGGATGCACATGGCAGTTAGGCACTCAACCCACCTAAAGAACGGCGTGTACAGCAAAGAAGGGTTCGATGTTTACACCCCACTCTCGGAAGCCATCAACAGCCTCAAAGAAATGATAGAAGATGCAGCAGAATATAACGATAAATACAACAAATAATTGCAATTTATTTGCATTTTTCTTCAAATAATGCTTGACAAACCGTAAATCCCCGTTATCATTACTGTAAATAGTGTATAGAATCGTGGTGTGGGGAGCAATGAGCTAACTCCTCCTAAGAATGCTCTGATGTACCCTCAAGATGCAACCCCACATCACGATTCACAACATACGTTCTTTACCCTCAAGGAAGGCTCTAACTGCCACTCTAGAGCATACTTTATTTCGAGTTTTCGTTTAGTTAATTGGGTATAAGAGCAAATAATACAAAGAACAACAGATACAAGGAGCCTCACATGCCACTAAACTTGGCGTTACTAGCTACAGCGCATCCTGACGATGTGTTGAAGACTATCGAAGTCGTAGCAAAGCGAGATAAGCGAGACTATAGCAAAGCGGTTCTATCTACAGAAGGCGTGAAACCAAAGTCTAGAACTCTCACCCCAGAAGATTACAAAGGTAATAAGTTTGCAAAGCGCATTGTGCGTTTTTTCTCCGTTCTAAAGCCTACGAAAGCAGAGACTTTAGAGGCGTATATGAACGCTGAACTCTCAAGATACAAAGATACCCACTCTGTAGCCCACATCAAGCACTACCTGTACTATCGTAACAAGCTCATCCGCCTCCACAACAAGGAAGCGAAGGCTCGCAAGCGAGACCTTGCCCTGCCCAAAAGGGACTGGAAGCACGCTGACCCCAATAATCTCCCTAAAATCTACTTCGAGGACTACCGTCCTACCAAAGAAGATGATTATCCTATGTACCAACTCTCCCATCTTAAAGACCCTGTAAGGAAGCTACTTTCTAAGTACGCTTCCTTTCGCACGTTCACGCCTAGGGTTCAAGAAGAGATGGTATATTTACTCTCCCATGCCATTGTATCAGGCAAGAAAGCACCTATCCCACAGAACTTCCTTATCCACCGCACCCCAACACTTATCAGACAGCAAGTTGATAAAACAACTGGTGAAGTACACACAGGTTACGCTTGGTTGCAAGAGTATAACCTACTGCGCACTACGGACTACACTATGGGCTATATGACAGCTCATGGCAAGTATCACACAGGCATCTGCCGCCGTTGGACAGTAAACCCCAAGCTTTACACGATTGACCTGCAATCCCAAGAAGAAATGCTAGAAAGCATGAGCCATACCAAACAGAACTTCAAGAACGCCACCTTCTATTTCTCCAAAGATGGCTCCCGCCACCGCATCACGCCTCAATGCAAGCAAGCTATGGAATGTGACCCTATTGTTCTTAACATCACAGCAGCCAAGAAACGACTTGCCGAGCTTAAAGCCGACAAAGCCACACAAGGGAAGTACCTCAACGACCTACGCTGCCTAAACCTCATACTTTCCCAAGCAACCACCTTCAAACACGATAATACCCTCTTCGCTACGTACACCCCCAAATACCGTGTTGTATCCACAGGGCGTATCCAAGAGTTCGGTGGTGGATTACAAACAATCTCCCGCCTCTCCAAACAAGCCCTCCTACATAAGACAGGCATCCGCAACGTGGACATCAAAGGCTCTCAAGTTATGATACTTGAGCAAACTCTACGTAACCATGGCTTCACAGAATCAGCAGACCGCATCAAAGCGTACTGTAACACCAACAGAGCCAAACTAGCGGCTAAATGCACCCTCCCCGAATCTGTCTTTAAGCGTGTTGTACTATCAACCATCTTTGGTGCAACCATGTCACTCAAGAACGGTCGTACATTCCAAGACCTAGTAGCATCCGTACACCCAACCCCAGAGGCTAGGGAGCGTTGCCTGCGCCTATGTAAGCGTCATTTAAGCTTTCTCACCCAAGCCATTGAAGATTATGACTCAATCTTTGCTCACAAGACCACACACGTCAATGCAATGGGTACAATCTACAAAGGAAACTACTCATCTAAGGTGAGAGCCCACTATCTTCAAGGACAAGAAGCAGACTTGGTAAGAAGACAAACCAAATGTGCCAACGAACATGACGGCTACATGACACATACCAAAGAGTCCCTTGAGCTTCTACAAGCATGTCATAAACAAATCTCAAGTGTAACAAACCTAAGTGTCAGTAAAGAGTGGTCAAAGAGTACCATGGAACAGGCTAAGAATAGTAAGTTAGCTATATGGTTAAGAACACTAAGAAACACTAAGTTAGAGCAATGTAACCTAAGCAAGAAGCTACAGGGAGCCATGAGGAAGGCAAGAATCACCATTACGTATGCACTAATATATACCTCCGACATATATACAAGACAAGGCAGTGTCTGTAGTACCTACACACAGCCGTTAGATGCTTAGATAGCCTATTCAGCATCACCCACCCACATTATCTTAATGTAGCTTATTGTGCAGCCAGCATGACCATATAACCCCTAATCACATTGATTACGAACCACTCTATGTACCACCCTTGCATCCAGAGTACCCCTTAAACTACACTATACCAACCAATAATACCTACACTAATTGAAGTGCAGGAGGAGAATACTATGCCTACTACAACTATCAACCCATTGCGTTTTATGGTACAAGCCTCGGAAGTACGTAATAGAAAGAACTGCCCCATCTGCCACAGGTCTATGGAGCATGTAACAGCACATAATGACGTAAAAGCCTTTGTTTGCTTGACAGACCGTGTTTGTTTACCTGACACTGGTGAAGACTACGCCCAAAACACCCAAAACTTGATGTTACATTAAAAGGGGAACCATCATGTATAAAGGTTACAAACTAACATCAGCCTTCGGGAAGACGAGTATCACCTCGTCTATGTCGGGGATGAACATAAACACTTCAAATGGTTCGTCTGATACTAGCGTACTTGATGGTTTCATTTCAACTAAGGAATCCATACTACGTAAGGTGTACAGGGACATATACTACCACGATAGTATCGGTGGCGCAGCCGTTGACCTTATTGCTGACTTGACATTCTCACCGTTTGAGCTAGGTGGTGTCCCTGATTCTGTTAAGGATGTTTACCAAGATAAGCTGGCTAACTTCGACTTTGCCACTTTCCTGCCTGAATTGTCACTAGACTACCATGTGTACGGTGCTTTCTGTGGGAGCTTGAACTTCAACGCCGAGACCAAAGCCTTCAATAGCTGCATACCACATCAACTTGAGAACTTGCATTTCACCGAGGTTCCACTCTTCGGGAGTGACCCCCTCATTGACTTGAAAGCACCCAAGAGCTTGCGTAACGCCTTCAACAGCAACGATAGTCGTATGAGGGCTATCATGTCAACAGCACCCTCTAAGTTGAACAGTGATGGACTTATCCATTTAGACCCTGCAACCACGTTGTTTATGGCTCGCCGTTCTATGGCTTCTGACTCACAGATTGTATCTTACTACCGCCGTATATTACCTTACTATCTCTTGGAGACTTCTATCTTGAAGGGAAGTATCACCCAAGCACGCCAACGTCAAAGAGCTATTTTGATGCTATCTGTAGGTGATGAAGATTGGGAACCAACCCAAGCCGACCTTGCGGATATTACTGATATGTTTATGTCTGCTAATGCTGACCCTTTGGGTGCTGTGGTTGCATTGCGTAAAGGTGTTGAGGCACAAGAGGTAATGCAGGGTGGGGAGTTTTGGAAGATTGACGACATCTATGAAAGTATGTCATCCATGAAGATGCGAGCTTTAGGCATGAACGAAGCTATGCTTACAGGCGAGGGTTCTTGGAACAACGCTGAACAAGCTGTGGAGTCTTTCTTGATGTACCTAGAGGCACATCGGGCAACTGTTTGTCGTAAAGTGTTTTATGATAAAATCTTTCCCTTAATCAGCATCACAAGTGGGTTGAAGAAGGAATCCACAGAGGCAGACTATAAGCCCCCTAAAGACTTTGATATTCATCGTGTGGAAGCCTCACTTGTAGCCCCTGGGAATACCGAACTGAAAGCCGCCCTTGAGAATGTTGATTACGCTAAGTACCACATCCCTACCGTGATATGGAAGAAAGCCTTGTCGCCCACATCGGATGGTGACTACATGCAGAGGTTATCTGACTTAGCTGATGCAGAAGTCCCTGTAACCATGCGTATGTACGCTCAAGCAGCAGGGGTTGACTTCGACACATTATTGAACTCACTTGATGAGGATGTGAACGATAGACTAGCTGTTGCCGAGTACCAAGATAGGGTGGATTCAGGTGACCCAGCCCATGATGATGAGTTCGGTGATAGCATGAAGCTTACGGGCAGCTTGAAACGAGTAGGCTTTGCTAAAAGAGAGTTCCCTAAGCTTGATAAAGATAAAGCACAAAAGGAAAACAAAGTCCTTTCTAAGGCATTGTCCAATGTTTCAAAGAAAAAGACGCACCAAGCTAATGAAGCTCACACAAACGAAAATGGTAAGACTTATTCATACCCAAACAAGGGGCGTGTCCACAGTGATATAAAGAAAGGAGATAAGGATGGCTAAGAAACTAATATACCACGGGGATAACTATGGTGGTAAGTTAAAGCTCACAGATAAGTATATGAAGTTGAGTAACAACCAAGAAGGTATGGGTATATACTTTGGGAACCTATCCATAGCTAGAGGGTACGGTGACGACATTACAGAAGCCGAGATTGATACCTCACGTTTCGCCGATAGTCGTAACCCCACCTACCGTGTGTTATCTTCGAGAGCTGTTTTGAAGATGTTGAAGTACCTTGCAAAAGAAGACTTGGAGTCGATGTGGTATCTAGCTACTGACTACGGCTTTGATGTCGATATGGAAGATACGATTGACGTACTCCCCAACTTAGCGCACGCTATGAAGGACGAGGAGATTCGCAACTTCCAAATCACTTTGGCTCAATCGTTCGGCACAGTGCCACTGTCAAAAGCATGGAAATCTGCAACTCGCCTAATGGGTCTGTACCACACAGAGAACAATCCGCACGACCACTCCGAGTTGACTATCTACTCTGTTATTGACTTAGAGGGGCTTAAATACCATAGGTACAACCCTGAATAGGTTATGTGTAAACTGATACCATTGAGTAGTTGTTACACTATAGGGGGCGTATAGTATGAAGTTTAAGAAAGTTAATGGTGTTTATGTGGGGGTTCGGTTCGATGGTCAAGTTATCAACATCGAACGTACAGACTACGATAAAAACACACGATGGGTTTCTAGGTATGCGGGAGACCATGATGGCGATAATACTGAATTTTTCAGTACGCTAAGGGAAGCCCAAGCTGCCGAGAACTCCATAGAGGTACAGATGCTTAGGGTTCAGCACGCACCTGTCGGTGTTAAACACGTCAAACGCACAAAACCCTCACGCTACTAGGTGAAACAATATAAGATACACGTTTAAGCCCCTTTAACCGAGGGGCTTTTTGCGTTCTTATGCGTGGTAAATGCGTTTAGTGTAAATGTGCTGTGACATCAGATACTAAAGGAGAATCGTGCTATGGGTATACTCAAATTCAAATCTTATGATATAAAGCTACTACGGGAGCGTTTGTCTAGGGAGAGTGTGCTATCTCTGGTGCCTGTAGTTAGCTTGCTATCCTGCCTAGAGGGTGGGGAAGTGTGGCGGCTGCCTTATGTCGATGAACTTGTGGGTATGCACCTAGGTACATACGAGTCTGTCTACGGCAAGAAGTTCTGGGCTTCCCCTCATGGAGATTCTAGCGAGCTGGTGGTGTACGATACTAGCGAAGGTGTATTTACTCCCCCTCCGCATAGTACCTGTGCTAAGCAAGATGTTTTTCTTATTCAAGGCAAAGAGCAGCTACCTACAGTTGCGATTGAGAAAGCCCTCTTGGTTATGGGGGGATGTAATACAGCTATGACGCTCACTATACACAAGACTATCTTAGGCAGGTATAAAGCCTCTTTCGGAGGGTAATTACCCTGTCTTGCTGTTTAGGGTGTTTCTGCGTTTAGTGTAAATGACACGCAACACTATCTAAAGAGGGGATTGTATATGCACTATCCACAAACTATAAAAGTAAAACTACTAGACTGCCCAATGTCTCGACCCGAAGCCTTGCAAGCCATGTCCAGCAACTTAGGTTGGCGCATACCGAACCTAGCCGAACTAGAGGGTGTTATATTGAAGTGTGTTACACTGAAGGGGTTTAAGTCTGAACGAGGCTACTGGATTCTAGGAGGTACGAGTCCCTATGACTCGTGGGTGTACACACCTGAATCTGACGTGTACTATTTTCCTTGGGAGGGTATTTCGTTCCCACAAGGCAACCCACCCGAAAAGAACCGAGTATTTTTAATTGAAGGCTCCACTCCTATCCATAGGAACCTTATGATACTAATCTTGCTAGAGCTATCCAAACATGATGGAGGGGTAGAGTTTTCTTTAACTACTCGCAGGTTCGGCTCACCTGTGATTTCACTACAAGAGCGAGGTTAGACTTAGGTGAAATTTGGCACCTTTACAGTTAGATACTGTTCGTGTATATGCGCATGTGCGTGTTTATTCAGAGAGCAAGAAAGCATTGATAAGAATTTGGCACCTTTACAGTTTAATCTCGACCTGCTATACTTCATCCATCGCAAGTGAATGACGCAAGCGAAATCAGAGATACAAAAGGATGTACCACATGGCTAAAACTACAGATGCAGCGCAAGCGAGCAAATTTGAACTTACCGAAACTGAATTTTCATCAATGACGGCTGAACAAAAAGTTGAACACGACAAAAGCGATGCTTTTCGTGAGTCGTTTGTTCATGCTGTATTAAGTGAAGAAGAGGATTTTAATCCTCAACTTCATGCGATTGTTGACGAACTCGACCGCCTTTATGCACTTGAAGCTGCGCACAAAGGTGAACCATGGTTTGATAAAGCTTATGCACAAGCGCAAGCCATGTTCACTGCCTATTCAAACTACGCATCCGAGCTGAAAAAGATACACCAACTCGCAATGGCACATACTAAGTTTTGGTGTGATGGCTTGGAGTGATGAAGCGTAACACCTAAAACAATCAACCGAGCCACCGTGTAAAAACGGTGGCTTTTTTTTGTACCTAAAAAGTCCCCGGCGACTAACCACCGCAGCTAGGGGACTTTACAGTTTGATTTTTACTTGTTAAAATACATTCATCGCAAGTTTTATTTCATGCGAAATTTTGTGTAAATAGGATGCACCACATGACAGAACAAAAGAAGGCAGCGCAAGCGAGCAACGTCAAGCGAGAACACGAAAAGAAAAACGAGATATTTAAGATAGGCTTTTTCTTCTTCGCCAACAGTGATGAAAACCCCGCAAACATTATGCTTCTTCAAGAGTATCAGCGGCTTGAAAAGTACAGAGCCACGGATTCAAACGAGCAGTGGTTTAAGGATGCAGAGCTTGAATTGCACAAGCTGACCGCCGCACGTTCGGCATACTTGGACGCACTCGCAAACCTGTATCCAAAACGAGGCGCAGATGGCAAACTTACCAAGGGTGCCCCCATCGAACCTAAATATGAAGTTGTGTATTCATCGAGCGATAGAACGCACTAAGAACAAACAACAAGCCTATAATGATAGAAGCACCCTACGTGGATGACATGTAGGGTGCTTCACGTTTCCATGTACAGAAAAGCGACTCTAGGTTTAACCTAGAGTCGCTTTTTAAGCTTAACACTATAAACCAAAAGGATGGTATATTATGACACATAAAATAGAGATGGGGGAACTGGAAGGAGAGGGTATTGGGTACACTGCATCAGATAGTACAGTCCAATCTTACTTAGAAGCCTATGCCGACCGTGTTTCCAATATAGTTCGTGCAGCTCGGCTAGACCCCCAAGCCTCGCTCGAACCTAGCGAGATTTTATCCTGTAACACATTGCTTGTGAGTAACCTTTGCAACGCCGTAGGCGCAGCCTGCCAAGAAGCTACTTTAGTCAGCCTAGATAGCCGACCCTACTTTGTGGGGTGTGTAGCTGCATTCGAAGAGTTGGCTGCAACGTCCCTGACTTCTCTTGATATTGTAACTCACAGGCTAGGCGAGCTGGGTGGAGAAGCACACCTTGAGCAGCGACCTGAACATTCGCTATCCAGTTCCTTGGGGTTCCCTTTGGAGATTCAAAGTGGCTATAGTACCGTGCAGCACATCATCCGCCACGCTTCCGAAGTATCTGCTGCGATAGCTCGACCGACACTTGCAGAGTTGGGGGCATCTGTCTACAAGGACGTTACTGTACGTTCTGTGCGTAACATGTTAGGGTTGCTTTCGGGGTGCGGTGGTGATACCAAACATGTTGTGGTGGCGATGTACAACACCTACCTTTGTATTAACCTCATGGGTCACATGCGTAACGTTACATCAGGTGAGCTAGGTTCGGGTGCGGTCTCCGAGTCATGTACTACAAGTGGGATGACTGGCTTTCTGCGTACCTATGACATGTACTGCACTGCGGCAAGAATGAACATTACGTTGTTTGAGAGTTTGGCAGCTGCACTGATTGACTCTGATATTGAAGGGGGTTTAGCTACGCTTAGTCTTTACTTCAACATAAGGGAAAACCTACTATAAAGTGTAAATGGTTGATACCGAGTAACCACACAGGACTAACCCCTGTGTGGTTATCGTACTTTGTGGTAATGAAGATTGCACAGACTTTAGAGTCGTAGGGTCGCTACTTTTCCACAACTTAATTTGTGGAACGTACCCAAACAAAAACGGGGGTTATAAAATGAGAAATATGGAGGTTATATGAAAGCGTTATTCGGCATGTGTAGTGCCTCGATGGGTCAGGTTCGGAAAGCTATCCCTTCCGCCTGCAAAGCCCAAGTCTGTACTTATGAGAGCAACACTGTAAACAAGCATGTTGATGTGTGGCTCGTTCCCTCGCTTCGGATGTTGAAGAAGAAGATGCCTTTTCGAGGTGTTGTCATTGTATTCGATAGCCCCTTATACTTGAGTAGTATCACTTCGCTTGAGTTCTTGGATGTCACTCGCAACACTGCACACACTTTCAACTTCAAGCACTTTACACCCTCGTTGTTAGACCCTGTTCGTAAAGCACTTCGGCTAAAGGATAGGAAGAAGTTTGACTTGAGTGAGGTTGACTATTTTCACTCGATTATTGAAAATGTTACATCGGGTACTGTCCTTGATAAGTACAATCAACTTTTCTACTCGCTCCCTGGGACTAAAGAGAAGATTGTCCTAAAGGCTGCCTTGTTGAAGTTCATGTTTGAGGACGCTCCCCTTAGCATAGTCAAGAAGGTTCTTGAAGATAGCTTTAGTGATGAAGAGCTTTGCTGTGAATACCTAGATGATTTGGTAGCCTTCTTAGATTCCCCCGAAGGTCGGAATGTCAAGGATGCTTGTAAGGATGTGCGTGATAGCCGAATCGAGCTGTTGAAAAAGAAGAAGCCCTTATCTGTTCCTTACGCTCGCATCATTAAGAAGTATGGCGTTGACAGGTTCGAGTTGAAGTACCTAGCTAAAACGTATTACAAGAATTGTGGTGATGATGACCCTGCAATGATGGAGGGCTAAAGCGATGTCATATCATTTCGTACATGCAGGCATCTTCCCTTATAAGAAGAGTGGGATTGCTGTCTACACAAAGTTTGGCAAGCATCATGTCAACAATCTTCGGGTGAAGCATAACCACGAGTACACTTGGATTACAGCCCCCGACCGTGAGCTTATCATTGTAAGCGATGCTCATAAGTCAGATTGCTTCCGCCCTCAAGGGTGTAACTTCGATACCATGCAAATCTTTGGTCCCACTATACCGAGTTTTGATGGGTATGACGTTGATTACATGATGACTAATTACACGACACATATCGGTAAAGAGCATCTATCCCCTATGCACCGTAAGCAAGGGTTTCGTGACCACACCCACCCTCTAGCCCCAGACAGGGCAACTTGGATGGCTGATTCGGGTGGGTTTCAGTTCAGTACAGGGGTGCTATCTTTCGTTGACCCTATCAACATGGTTAAGTGGTATAACGACAATGCCGATATTGGTATGGTATTGGATATGCCTGTTTCTAGGGAACATGGGCTTGCAACCTTCAAGCGTGCTGCACATACCCAAGCTCGGAATACTGCGGCTATGGTAGCGCATAAAGCCGAGCATTTGGATTTGATGAATATCATTCATGGAAGCACTGTGGAGGATAGGGCTTACTACCGCCGTGTCGTTGAGCGTGACGATATAACGAAGCTTGCGGTGGCTGGGGACTACAATGGCACTGTGCTTGACGTTATCAACAACCTGCTATCACTTGTTAATGATACAGGGTCTCACTATGACCACTATCATTTACTTGGCATCTTCAACCCTCGCATTACCGCCTTGCTTGCTAAGGTTGCTTCCGAGGGGATTGTTGATACCCTAACCTCTGATAGTAGCACTGCGATTCAAGCCGCTACCGTGCGTGAGTTCTATGTGATAAGCAAGAACGAGGGGCTGCATCGTACGCCTGTTGGTCACAAGTATATCCATCCGAACATATCCAACCGATTGCCTTGTTCATGTCCCGTCTGCTCCACACTGAAATATACAGACGTTTTCACAACTGTAAATTCAGGTAGCTGTATTGCCTTGCTTGCTGTGCATAATATGTTCGCAATGTCCACCTATATGAGTATGCTGGACACCTATGCCAACACCCTTTCCACCGAGGAATACCGTTCCTATTTATCTTCCACGATTGCTAAGAGGGGTAGCGGTGGGCAGGAGATGCTTCATTGCATTGACTTTATTGAGTCTTACAAAGAAGAAGGGCTAGAAGCTGCACAGCGTAAGTTCCAATTTTACTTGGATGGTAATTTAGGTTCTGCTAAACCTTTGCCTTCTATGTTAGGTGGTGCAGTGGAGGAAGAGGAACCCAAGGAAGAATTAAGCCTAGATTCCGATGATGACACCCCTGCAGCAGGCAAAGAAGAATACCATGCGCACTTACAGAAAGTTTTAGGTAACTTTGACAGATGGGCGGAAGGCGAAGACCTATCTCATGTTGATGGGTTAGATATGCGTAGGTCCGAGAAGTCCAAAGAGTACAAAGAACGTAAAGCAGCTCGTGATAGAGGCGAACATCAGGAGCCTGTGAAGAAGAAGCAGTTATTGGGTATGAGTACCAAAGCTAAACAGCGAGCCAAAGGGACGAGGAGGTTGCGAGCCCGACCTAAGGAGTAAGCTATGCCAAGTGTGAAAAGAAAGCCAAGTGTGAAAAGAAAGCCAAGTGTGAAGGGGCAGCCTAAGAGTATCCCCAAAGCTACTACTCATGTGAGAGTTCTCAATAAGAGGGCTAAGGGGTTGACTGCGTATCAGATACTCCAAAACGCTAACCGTAAATACCGCCGTGATACCAAGGATGTGAGTATCGGAGGTAGTCGGACTATTAAACTGAAAGGCGAGGAAGCCGTGCAGTTTAAGACACTCACTACCGCACGCACTGTTGGGGGTGCTACCCGTGACCGCCCTCATACAGTAACTATCATCCCTACGGATGTTAAGGGTGGCGTTATTCTCGACTGCGACTGTGAAGACTTCGTATTCGGAGGTTGCGAATACTCTTTGGCTTGGCATGGAGCTGCCTATATACGGCGTGGCAATGGTAAGGCTCCTGTAGTCAACTTCCCTAACTGGAAGCGTGACTACATAGCCTGTAAGCATTGCTTGCGTGCGCTCATTGAGTACAAGAAGAAGTATCTATAATAAAAGAGGTGGGTGACTATGCACAAATGGGTGGCTGATTCGGAGCCTGAATTTTTAAGTGGTGGTAACATTGATGCAATCTTCGCTGTAAGTGTCTCTGTTGGCGTTGAGGGTCTTACTCGGCTCGGTCTGTTGATTCCTATGCTCGATGCGGTGATTTCGGGTGTCATAGAGAACCCTAGGCGTTGTGTGTCCCCGTTAGATAGGGCTGTGCTTCTGCGTAGATTACTTACTGTTGTAAATAAACCGCATACGTTTACATCGAGTGAGATAGTAGATTACCTGCTCTTGGAGCGCAGTATCTATTACAGAGCGATGGAGTACGCAAGCAAGAACGCAAAGCGGCTGACTTGCAGCAAAAGTGATTTATTCGTTGGTAAACGTCTAATTGAGAGTTCATACAAAACGAGTAGTGCGTTTCGGGAGCGGCTTATCCATAGCTACTCTAAACTCGCTGCAAAGCAAGCTCACTATGACTGTACTACATCGGGTCTCGACTTATCTGTTGAGGATGTTTTCATCAGTTACTTGCTTGCGGTGGGTAAGGCTATTGATAAATACAATAGCACGAAAGGGGCTCTTGCTAGTTTTGTAGCTAACTGGATTACTGCGCACCGTAACGATGTAAGCCATGAGTATGGTATATCCTATGTTGTTCCTAAGGGGTATAAAGGGAAGGAGAGCAGTGGCAATAATCTAGCTACAGAGTACGACTGTACTAGCTACGACTTGAGCATCGACCCTTCTTTTCCTGACTCAAGTGCTGTAGCAGAGGTTGTTATGCGAGTTGACCCCTCAGGTGTACTCGCATTACTATACTCGGTTGATTTGTCCCCTTTAGGTTTTGAACCGAAAGGTGTAAATGTTGTTCATGAAAAGAAAAATTTTGTTGAATAGGAGAAAGTGATATGGCTAAAGGTTGGGGTACTACAAAACCTCGTGTGAACGAGGATAGCAAACGGTTAGACCAGTTGGTAGATTTGATAGCTCTGCCTGATGATGAGTACGTGCAAGTACGGTTTGTGGGGGACATCTTTACGTTTTCCCAACATTGGATGGATATTATCACAAAGCAAGGCAAAAAGACTTCAATCCCTAAGCTGTGCTTGAATTGGGACCCAGAAGAAGAAGAGTTTGCAGATAACGGTTGCCCTTACTGCGAAGCTCAAGGGAAAGGCGGGGCTATCAACTACCTTGCTAACGCTATCGTGCGTGACTTGCAGGATGCAGAACCTCGCAAGCCTGTAGCACCTAACGCAAAAGAGCGTAAGACAGGCATTAAAACTGTTGGTAGTAAGTCTTGGACACCTGTAAGGGTGGTACGTATCCCCGCAGGTGCAGCGAAGAAAGTTGTTGACTTGGCTGCGTTGAACCGTGTTAAGGGGGAGCCTGTTCCTATGAGCGACCCTAAGTACGGGTGTGACGTATCTATCAAGTACGACAGCAAGGCTTCGGGCGCAGATAAGTATGCTGTTCAGAAAGGTGAGCGTACTGCTATCACCAAAGAAGAAACGGCGTACTTGGTGTATGACTTGGACGTGCAAGTGTTACCTTCCGTTGAGGATAGCATCACAGAGTGTGAAAAGCTTATTAAAATGTCCCCTGACTTTGATGGCGATGACGATGGTGGTCGTAGTTCTGCTGGTCGTAAGAAGAAAGTGGGGTCTAAGACTAAACGTCAGAAGAAACGTGAGTTTGAAGAGGATGAACTCGATGGCGAAGACTTTGATGACGACCTTGACGGGGACGACATTGATGACGATGCTGATTTCGATGATGACTTGGATGATGACGACCTCGATGAGGAAGACGAAGACCTTGATGATGACGACCTTGATGATGACTCCGATGATGACGATTTGGATGACGACTCCGATGATGCTTTATATGATTTGGATGACGACTCCGATGATGCTTTATATGATTTGGACGATGATGACTCCGATGAGGATGACGATTTGGATGACCTCGATGACTTTGACGAAGAAGAGGAAGAGGAAGACCCTAAGCCTGTTAAGAAAACTCGGCGTAGTGCGTCTAAGAAAGCACCTGCCAAGAAGAAGACACGTTCTTCCGCCAAACCCGAAGAACGTAAACGCCGCCGCCGTGAACCCCGTAGTGGTCGTAAGTTGAGAGGATAAAATAAACCTTGTATGAGGTGTAAGAGCTTAAAAGGCTGTGTGGTGCTACTATTGTCCATGCAGCCTTTTTTTTGTTTACGTTAAGAATAGTTAGGAGTCTTTATCATGGCAACAGAAAACAAAAGTGTTTCCCTAAGAGGTAGCACTCGTAAGAAAGCAACACCCCGCAAGAAATCTACTGGTGGTGATACGTCACCGAAGTTCGATTCTATGGCAGGCGATGTTTTAGATGGGATTGAACGGCAGTTCGGTATCACGAGTTCACGAGCCACTTACGGGACTGCAATCTCCACAGGGATTTTGAATCTCGATTTAGCTATGGGCGGTGGTGTTATTGGTGGCGGTTGGTATACCTTCGCAGGGGTGGAGTCCGCAGGTAAATCCACGTCTGTGACTCATATTACGGCAGGTTTAGTGAGGGCAGGCATCCCGACAATCATCCATTGGGATGCAGAGGGTAGTGGCGGTGATGAATACGCAGCTTCCATTTACGGTGTTGACGATATGGGTGAGGTTTATGGCGAGCGTGATGCGGATGGCGTTTGGGAGAAAGACCCTAAAGTCCGTTACTATAGAAGTTCCAACCTTGAGCTTTTCTTTGATTTCTGTAGTAAGATGTTACAGAACCTACCCGATAAAACCTACATGGCTTCCTCTAAGAAATGGTACTATGTCTACCCTCCTACAAGGGATAATAAGTCCAAGTATAAGGGGTCTTACGATGCCAAGCTGTACAAAGAAACCAATCGACTGTTCATTGAAGCCGAAGATGGGAAGCCACAAGCGGTTATTATCCTAGATAGCTACCCCGCACTTCTACCTAGCGGCGTTGAAGAAGGTGATGATGCTGATAACAGTTTGGCTTTCTTGGCACGAGCATACTCCAAACATGTCCCCCGAGTCGCAGGTCGCCTAGCTCAAAAGCAAGTCACAGTCATTGGCGTGAACCAACTGCGTGAGAAGCCTATGGTTCGGTTCGGTAGCCCCTTCTATGAGGGTTGTGGTAACGCATTGAAGTTTGCTAGTGGTTGCCGCTTATGGTTACACACACGAGCCGTACCCCATGGAAAAGGACAGTTTGAAGAGGAGACCTCTGTTGAAGAAGAAGGGGGAGTAGATACTTACCGTTACACCTTAATCAAAGCCACAAAGAATAAATACGCTACTCCAAACATGGAAGGGTGGATGCGTATATGGGTTACTGATTCGCTTGGTGATGGTCGTGGCATCGACCCCGTGTATGATTGCTTCCAGTACCTGCAACGTACCAATCAGATTACAGGCGGCACAATGAATAAAATTCGTTTGGCTTTCGGGTCTTACTCTGATGAGCCTTCTCGTGTCATACGCTGGCTTGACTTCAAGCGTCTTGTGTTATTCGATAAAGCTAATAACGTTAAGTCCCTCAAAGCCCTATGCGAGAGTTTGAAGATAAAGCCTATCAGAATCTATACGCTTTGCCAAAAGCAGATGGCATCAGGTGAAGGGTGGAGCTTGTTCTTCGAGGCGAACCTTGAGGGTGATAAGAAATGACGGCGAAGCTTAGATTTGTTTTCTGTAGTGACTTCCATTTAGGGGCACTAAAGCAACACTTCGGCAAGCAGGCAACTTCCTACATACTCGATTGCTGTAAAAAGGCTTTCGAGTATGCTGTGGAAGAGGGTATGGATGTTGTTGTCATTGGGGGTGACATCGCAGACAAGCTTCCTCTTGCACAGGAAGACTTGCTTGCTCTGATACGTCTTTTCCATTCTTTCCCTACGCTGCACTTTCATATTGATATGGGGAACCATGACTTCGATAGTGAGGATAACAATTCACTTACACTGCTAGAGTGGTTGGGTGAGGTGCAGCTAGTCCCCAACTGCACTGTGTACACAAGCCTCACCCTGACAGACATTGAGGGTATTCCTTTCTGTTTCGTTCCTCACCCGTTCACAGCGGCTATTGAGACAGATACACCCAAGATAAACGTAGGACACTTTGAAGTTCGGGGTGCAACTCGTGACAACGGCTCTGTGAATAATAAGGGTGTTGAACTAGCTGACCTTTCTGATGATTACTGGTTGGTGGGTCACCTTCATACACATCAATACCACTACAAGAAGCGTATTGCGTATTGTGGGAGTCTATTTCAGAAGACCTTTGGGGAGAAACTTCCCAAGGGGTTTTTGGCATGTGAGGCGCACTTCAATGGGACTAAGCTTCGTATGCGTTCAATGTTTATTGAGTCAAAGCCTGCCATGTTTCTTCGCACTAAGTACGCTAAGTCGGAGGATGGGCTGCGTGTACGGAACGCTGCGAACGTCAGATACAGACTTTTCGTTGACGCTTCGGTAGAGGTTCCCGAATCCTACCTAGCGGATAATCCGTCTGTTACCTCGTTGGTGGTTGGTGAGAAGGAAGACTTGAAAGCAATCAAGGATTTCTCTGTTACTGTAGATACTGAAATACTAGGGGACGATTTAGCTACTATTGGTCTTGAAGATTACCTTGAAGCGCAAGGTCTCGATGAAACCCATGTGGCTAGGTCTCTCGCTATTGTGGAGGATTATTTATGCCCACAGACATCGTAGTTGGTGAGTTGCAGAATTATGTGCGAACAACCCACACTACCTATCGGCGTGGTTCGGGCTACTGGTTTGTAGCCTGTCCATTCCACAAGGAAAAAACACCGAGTTGCAAGGTGAATACAAAAGCCTCGACCAAGTACCATGTTGGTGACTTCAAGTGCTTCGGTTGTGGCATCCGTGGTGACTGGGGAGCATTTAGTGCAGAGGCTAACCTAAAGGGTATTTCCTTTGTTGAGAACTTTAGTGAGTACGGTGCTGTTGGGAAGGTTAGCACTCGTGAGGTGACGGAGGAATACGACCCCGTTATGGCGTTTGACTGGAAGAAGAAGGATGGTGACTGGAGGGGGATTCCTAATGATACCGTACGTGCTGTAGGTGGTAAAAAGGTATTCTCTGACTTCTTCAATGATACAGCCTTGTTTCTTCCTTGTAGTGTCAACGGTTCCGTTTTAGGAGGCATAACTTGCCGACTATCGAAGGGGGAGGGGCTATCTTACCTCAACACCAAGGGTATTTGGTCAAAGCGGTCACTTTACCCTTACGACCACACTGCAAACATGGTTGAAGCTCTATCGTTAGACTATGCTGTGCTTGTTGAGGGACCTAGAGACGCATTAAGGCTTATCTCGTATGGTATACCTGCGGTGGCAGTGCTTGGGGTTGAGTCGTGGAGTTCCTTTAAGGCTGACTTGTTGTACGCTATGGGTATCTCTACCTTGGTAGTATTTTCTGATGGGGATAAAGCAGGCAACACGCTGTATAAGAAGGTTACAGCTTCTGTACTACTCCCTACCATAAAGGTGAAGGTTCAGTATGGCGAAGACCCTGGTAACTGTAAGGAGAGTAAGATAAAGGCTATCAAGCGCAAGTTCGGTTGATGTTACCCTATATTTTAGACAAATAAAAAGGCACGGTGTATTTGATTACACCGTGCCTTTTTACGTTGTGGACTTGGGTTTCTTACTTATCCTTTTTCTGGGCTAACGCCTGCATGTGTTCTGTTAGTTTGGAGCTTGAAGCTTTCTTAGCGACATATTCACAATCTTCTTTGGTCAACTGTGATTCGATGGTGCGAAGTTCATTAAAGCGTTCAACATCCGAGATGCCTTCACGTCCCATGATTTCGATTACCTGTGGTGCTATAGCCGCTAGAGGGTCTTCTTCTGATTTCGTCTGTTCAGACAGTGTACCAGTTGCAGCCATAGAACGCATACGTTCACGGACATTGGCATCTTCCGCCTTCCCTTCTTCCGATTCGAGAGTTTTAATAGCGGCTTCGGGCTTGATTAAAACAAGAGTACCGTTGAACACTGCTTGACGGAAGCTGTGCGATTTCAGTAACGCTCCTTTATCCACCTGTTCACTCAACTCGATTGGAATCCAAGTTTTTGGAATACGAATCGGGACCTGTGTGTTCTCACCCGATAAGACTGTCATACATACTGTACCGATTGGGTTAGTCCCGTTCACCACGAATACTCGGCGGCTGTTAGAAACTTCCATTTCGCTGAACTTCATTACACCTTCCATCTTTATTCTCCATTTAACCTTTTATATGTTACTTCTGCATACGTTGCTCATAGCAATTAACTAAAACGAACTACAAAAAAAAATCTCTACTCGTTAGACTTTTTCATTTTACTTCACCCCCCATCATGCTCTTTATGTTCTCGTATAGCATACTGCTTATACCTAGAACCTCGTAGGGAGTCCTTTCCGAGCCTACTTTGCGCAGCACGCTTTCATCTAGGAACAGCCTAGCCGCTAGTACCGCAGGGTCGTTCTCCGTATGTGAGCCACACAGCTTCATATTCCCTCTTGTTATGATTAGCTGTAGTTGCTTCCTTATGTTCTCGCACTTGGTATCTGATTCGCATACAGTATGCTTTCTTCCGCAAGTTTCACACAGACCCCTGATGTCTATATATGAGTCGAGTTTCATAATATCAATGACGGCAGTCAACTTATGGATGTTGGCGTTCGTATCGAGGGTGTGTGGCTCTACACCCCTAGCCTCTGCTATCTGTGCGATAGAGAAGTCTTCTGTTTCCGCCATGCTATCAAGTATACACGCAGGTGACGCTTTACCGCTGAACGCTACGTTAGCTGGGCACTCGGTTGTTTGGCATACGCCTATATACCTAACTTGTGAGTACAAACATGATTTCGTTACAGTCGTTGGTTCCGTGTTTTCCTCTTCTTTGAGCTGCTTGCTTTCTCCACGTCTCTTAGACATCTATTAAAGTCCTCCCTCGTCTCTAGTATCTTAATGTTCAATTCTCTTTGTAAGCCATATATGCCGATTAGCGTAGCATCTAGCTCATGCGGGGTTACAGCGCACCTAGGGTACGCCAGTTTCAATGAGCCATCGAACGTTCTCATTTGCTTGTTTGTGCTGTTCTTCCACACAGCCGCACTGAACAGCTTGGGGTTCATTGTGTACATAGAGCCAAGCATCAGGTTCACTTTCTCTAGGGCTGCCACCTTGCCTCCTCTGCTAACGTATCTCTCAACGAATATATGCTTCGCTTCGTAGGTGATACTCGACATCTCACTAACGAACCCCGATAGCTTCATGTTCAAGTTCTTGTCGATTTTGTCCACAGGGTTAGACAATAAACCGCACTTCATAACTGTTAGCTCTCGTAGTGGTTGAACGTACCGCATGATTGAATACGCAAAGTTTACTGTCCCCGGGTCTAAACCTACAAAAATCATATCGTCCTCCTTTGTGCTGTGGCTGATACCTTAATTAACTTTAAGGAGGTAGCCTTCGTCATGCTTATACCCAATAACAGTAAGAGTCCAGCGAAGCAACGTCTTGGTACTTTTGTTGATGCCGCTAACCAACAATATCTCAACGCTATTGACGTTGAAGCCGTCCCAATAGCCATCTATAATAAGACACGCAGTAAGGGTTCAGAGTGTTCTTGTTACAAAGACCACTCACTAGGCAAGCTGAAAGAGCAGCCTCCACAAACAGATGCGAATAAGACCCGAAGTTCACGTACTGTAACCTTGCGTAAGTTCTCGCACAACGGTCAGCCTGTAGCCGTTGACCAACCACTCCCTAGCAATGTTGACCCTTTGGCAGCACTCGATATACCTCCAGCCCCAGTTCCTGATGAACTTGCAGCAGGTCTTGTTGCTTTTAACAATGATGGTATCTACGGGGGTTCTACCACAAAGTGCTGCATTTGCTTTGGTACTGGTCATGTCGGCGGATACACGTATAAGAGCGGGCTTCGTCTTGTCATGGATGTTCAATCGGCTACCTTAACGGGTAATGGTTTGGATGATACTGTGCGACCGTTCTGCACTTATGACAATACGACAGCCACTTGGTCATTTAGACGTCCCCAGTACTACTCCTCCGTTGACATACGTGTGTACAACAACGATAAGTTGTTGCCTGTTAAGCCTGTGTTCACAGAGAACGGTGTTGTGGTTGACTTGTTGAACCCCTTACATCCGCCTTCTGTAGCCTCTACTGTGTGTACAGTAACCTCGCAAACACCTTTTACACATTGTGTTCTACGGTTTGATTTCGCCCCAAGAGATATGGCGAGTATGGGTGCAGTTAATTACAACAAGGATGTACTCAATGAGAACGTGGGTGGTGAGGTGGAGATAGTGCTTCCCCCTTCAATCTACGTTTACCCCGAAGATGTTATTGTTGATAACTTGAATCGTGGTTGGGAAGTGCAAGGTACAGATGAGCTACTTACTGCGCTGAACGTTTGTATAAACAGGGTAGCCACATGTCGAATTTTGCAACCGTGGGCTACTCAAGTCGTCTTAAAGGATATGCCACTAAGTTGGCAGTAGGAGATTAAAATGGCGTTTCTTTATCGAGACCTTTCCCTCTTTGAGTTTGATGAAGATGGGATGAAAGAGCTTATGACAAGAGCCTCCGAGCTGCTTGAAGCTGTTGGCACGGGGCTTGTGCTTGCAGGAGTTACTAGCGGGGACTACCAAGAGACTTGTACAGCGACACTTACTGACGGTTCTGCTGAACCTCACCACTTGGTATTCGAGCGTGACCTTAGCGGCTTGAAGTTTGATACTGTAGGCAAGCTCCGAGCTGTCCGTGAGGAGTTTTTGAACTACTACAACGATGTGAATAACACAAAGAACTTGGATATGGTGTTGGCTTATATAAAAGAGCTGGAGGCAGCTATTGTGCGTCTGACTAAGTACATTCGCAACCTGCACCAAGGCGCACCTATCCATGATTCGTTTGCCCTCAGCTTAGTCCCTGAGGGTGGTTTCGTCCACCGCAAGATTGTCTGCAAGATTACTTTTGTTGATGTTCTTGTGTTCGAGTACACCTACTATCTTGATGACATTGTTATCGTTATGCGTATGTGGGGTGACTTAATCTCAATCAACGGCATCGTGTGTACGAAACTCGGAGCTATAGCGACTATGAGGTCTATATGCAAAGCGTAATACGTGGTACAAACACCCTTTTCTTCACACAGTTTTATGACAGTAACGGGGCTCCACTAACCCCTGTAGCTGCACCTACGTTTACTATGTTTGATGCTACTGGCGCACCTGTAGCACAAGGCGTTGGGCAGCAAGATACCACTAACCCTGCTAGGTTTACAGCGGCGTTGACTGTACCTATCCAAGCACCACTCACGGTCGTTGGCTCTCCTTACAACATGATATGGTCTTTGCAGTCAACTACGGCTGCTGGGGTCGTTACGAACTACACCAACAAGGAAAGTTTCTACGTTGTTGACCCTGTAGCTCCTGTTGCTAACCCTGTGGTTGTTGGCAACGCTGCTGCTACTGTATCTGTTACGCTACCTGCCTTACCTAAAGGTAGTCCTGTGTACTCAGTCTATGCTGGGGATGTACTGGTTACAACTGGTACTGTGACGCTATCGGCAGGTGTATCAACACCCACTGGTGTGCAGTACACGGCTACCATAGCCGCAGGCGTGCTTGCTCCATCCGCACAGCCGTATACTGTGCTATGGAGTATCCCCGGGGACGTTAATACCTATACCAATATGGTTAGCGTTCTATCTGTGTCGCAGTTTGCGCTGCTTAATCAGTTGCGAGATTTCATTGATAAAGCTCGCTTACAGGATGGGCTTACAACACTGGATTACACGGATGACAACTTACACAACTACTTGAACCAAGGTCTCCAACTTCTTAATAGTTGGAATCCTCAAGTTACTGCATGGACTTACGGTACGTTACCAACAACAATGACAATGCCTTTGCTGTTTGCTGCCGCTTACTGTGGCTTGTCTGCGCAATACCTAGCAGAAGGCGTATCAGCGTTTGACTTTAGCGGTCAGCAAGTAACGCTTACTGTTAGCCGCATGGACTCTATTGATGGTGCTTTGAGCCGAATCTCTGAATGGTTGGATACTAATTTAGAGAAGCAAAAGCGTCTTGTTGTTCGTGGCGGTCCCGTACACTTAGGTATTCAGTTGAACCAGCACACGAACGCTATATCTCGGTCTGTACCTGTTTTCCGTGGGGGTGTAACCCCTATAAGCCGCCGTTGGTAAGTCATGCGTAATCGAACTCGTAAGCCTGCAAAAGCTATCCGAGCCAAACGCACTTCAACGAACGTGAAGGCGGGAGCATTCGCTAACGAGAAAAAGCGTTCTAGGTATGGTGAAGATTGGTCTTCTAAGTGTAAAGCCAAGAAAGGCAAGTGTTCTGCTTGTGGTGCTGTAGGCAGGACGGAGAATCACCACATAGTACCTTTGTCTAGGGGTGGCTCTAACGCACCTATAAATCTGAAAGAACTGTGCCACAACTGCCATAGTAAGCAGCCTGGGCATCGCCACATAAAGAGGTGGTAAAATAAAGGAGATGAAAATATGAAAGATAATGTTTACGAGGGTATTGCCTCCAAGTCTATCTTAAAGGTGGTCTCTAGCAAGATGTTGTCACCTACTTTAGCTCAAGTCACGTTTAACGTGTTCAGTGCTACTGATAAACAATCCATTCGTGCAGCCGTGGCGACTCACTTGAAGAACTTAGCCAAAGCAGTCGATGGTACTATGCGTGTTTATGACGATAAGGGTACTACTTGCGCCCGTGTTATCGTAGAATCCTCTGCTAAACGTATGTCGTTGCGTGATGCAGAAGGCATGACCGTTGTTAGTGCTAACGTTATGCGTGATAGTATGGATAACATCTGGAGTGTAGAAGGTAAGGGCGATTCAGCTACCATTGTACAACAAGGCACAGAGGATTTAGAATCAATCTTGCGCCAGCGTCAACGTACTACCGCCGCCGTTATCGAACCTACCCCAGCCATAGGTGACTTCGCCAAAGTGTTTGACATTGAAAGCCGCTGCTTGCGTTATGGTTTCTTAACGTCTGATGGCGTTTTGGACATTAAGACCCACAAAGAAGTAGCGTGTACTGCTGACCAAGTTATTGCATATCAGACTGATATTGCCAAACTGCCTGTATCCTCCAAAGAACGCTTGAAAGAATACATCCGTGTTTTGTACGGTAAAAACACTAAGTTCTTTGAGCGTGTTATTGAGCAAATCGACTCACTGTAATGCAGGGGTGTTGTGCTGCACACCCTGTTAGCACAACACCTTGCGTTGTTTAGCAGTGAGTAAGAAACCAAAGGAGGGTTGTATGGACACTGCACACCCCAGAAATACTATCGGTGGCGTGCCTGTTGTTGAGACTACAGAGAGCGACTGTAACCAGTGTGCAGCACAGTGTTGTAAGTATGTCAGTTTCGAGGTTGATATGCTCGATAGGGACTACATACGCTACCTGTACTACCAAGGTGCAACCGTTATAGCTACGACTGATAAAGATGCTTCCGTTATACTGCCTACGAAATGCGCTATGTTGGATGAGGCTACGAACCGTTGTATCGACTACGAGAACCGACCTAGTATTTGCAGGTCGCACACTTCACGCTCATGCGTGGATAATCCCCGTGAGACTGTTGACTATCGTTTAACAAGTTATGCGGAATATCTGAAATTTGTCGATTTATGCGAAGAACTTGCCCTTTTTTCTTAAAAAACTTGCATCATAGTGTTGACTTAACGAAAAAAGAGCGTAGCTTTTGTGTTAATTGATAGACGTGGCAAAAGCCACAAAATCAAGAAAAAACATGTCCCAGTGACATATAAAAGAGGAACTACCCAATGACTAAAACAGAATTGTACGAAAAGGGCTTTATGTATCAAGAGGGCGACCGTGTGTTGGTAAACTGCAAAACTGCCGCTGCGCCTCGCTACTTCCTAGGTGTTGTCAGCAATCAGTATGGCAAGAAAGTTATGGTTAACTTTGATGACGGTGACCGCCGTGGTTTCTTGTTCGACCCTAAAGGTAAAGCGGGCATTATCGGTATCGCAAAAGGTACTAAAGCTAACCCTGATGAAGTTCCTGCTGAAAACGTAGCTAAGAGCCTTCGCAAGCTATCCGCTACTTTCTGGGCTCGCCGTGAAAAAGCCTGTGCCGCTGCCGAAGCTGCTGCAAAGGAAGAAGCACCTGCCAAGAAGAAAGCACCTGCCAAGAAAACTGCGGCTAAGAAAGCACCTGCCAAGAAAGCTCCAGCTAAATCTGCTACCAAGAAAACTGCTGCTAAGAAAGCACCTGCCAAGAAAGCTCCAGCTAAATCTGCTGCTAAGAAAGCACCTGCAAAAAAGGCTGCCGCTAAGAAAACTACTGCAAAGAAAGCCCCAGCTAAGAAAGAAACTGCTGCTGCTTCCTCTGATGTGTTCGGTCGTTTGAATAAGTTGTTATCTTCTAAGGCTGTGTTGGAACCTTCTGTTACAGATGAGCAAGCTGAATCTTTTGCTTCACTGCGGGCGCGTGTGGAAAAGTACCAAAGCGGAAAAGTTACATCAGCCGCAACGAACCGCATGGTGCGTGCATTAGGTACATTCATTAAGTCATTCGAGGTGGACTCAACAAAGACAAAACGTATGTTAGCCGTTGTTTCCAGTACAAAAGAAGCTTTGGAAGCAAGCTGATACGAATAACGCCAGTATGATAATGGCGGATGTTGGAATAGGGACTCCTAACCGAGTCCCTATTACTATGGAGGGTACTGTATGAGAACATTGTATGCTGCTGCACCCGCCCCTAAGATTGCTTATCAGGTGGGCGACCGTGTTGTAGTGAATAAAGGTACTGGTGATAAACCTGCATTTTATACTGGCGTTCTGACACGAAAGCTGGGAACTAAATTTGATGTAGAGATGGATATGGATGGCGAAGTGCTGCGTCTGCCAAACAACGGCTCTAAAGTCGGCTTGGTTGGCATATCCTACTCTGATACTGGGTTCAATAGGCAGCTCACTAAACGAGATGCAAATGTTGTTCGTGACCCTAAGTACGGTAAGCGTGCTTCTGAACGAACACATAAAATTTCCGTGAAACAGAAACCCCCTGTAAAAAGTAAAGGTGCTAAGTCTAGAGGTAAAGCACTTAGAAAACCACAAGTGCCTACTATGGGAACAAAAGAAGGTCTTGCCTTTGTACAAGGTCTTGCTCGTAGCATCGTCTATGACGGTGTTGCTAAGGACGATGTTTTACGCAGCAATGAGGATGTGTTTTCCGCTAACCCCGAGTTCTACAGGACTTTGGACAGTTGGGTAAACGTGTTAAGCCGTGAGAAAGAAGCACAAGCGAACAACCATTTTGGTCGTGGTGGTGACCATAAAACTCGTAAAGAGCGTGGTGAAGTGCCTGATACCAACAAATCACCTTCTTCTCGTAAGAAGCGTGCGGATAGTTCGGAGAAGCTATCTGCTAAGGATTTTGCCAAGGCTACACGAGCTTTGGGTAAGAAGGGACTTGCTGTGGCAGAGGTGAAAACTTCATCGACTGTGCGTGATATTATGGAAGCTATTGAGCTGGAGTATCCTAAGACATTCAAAGCCAACCCTAAACTAAGGGATAGTGTGCGTCTGCACATAAAGAAAGGCTTGGACTCTGTTAAGGATAGCCGTAGTGATAAAGATAGCTTCATTGATAGACTATCAACTGATATAGCGTTCAACGGTAAATCTTTGGATTCTATGCTAGAGTTGTATGCACCGAGGTTCGATGCTGACCCTGATTTGATACATCAGCTTGAAGTGGCTATTCGTGATAAGCAATCTTCTGGGGAACTATCTGAGGGTTTGACACCTGACGACATCTTCTCGGAAGACACTAGCGAGTTTGATGCACCTCCAGAAGATGTATTCGACTACTTGGATGAGTTCAGCTCTCCTACTTCTTTCGACTTGGGGGATAACTTCGATGACTTCTACAGGTAGAATGCGTGTTTACAGTAATGCTGTTGGTGGGACTCCAATAGAGTCTTTCTCTCGTAACAAGGTGACAGCTTCCGCCTCGCAAGCATTGCAGACAAAGGCGTGGTTGCCGTTCGCCTCTGAACCGTACCACATAAGCCCCAATATCGAGGATTATGTGGTAACACCTGTTACGATTTTCCCTGCCGAACTTCCTAACCGCAACGGTGTTGGTTTCTCTTACGAGGAACTGACTAAGTTCAATCCTAACTTGGGGCAAATTGCCTACAAGACATGGATTGGGAAACCCTTGTTCTCGGAGCATGATAACGAGGACATCGTTCGAGCTAAGGGTGTAATCTTGGATAGTGTGATGACATGTGTTGGCAAGAACAAGACATGGGTCGTTACATTGTTGTCTGCGTGGGATAGGACAAAAGACCCCGTGCTTGTAAACGACATCCTAACCCGACCTGACAGTGCTTACAGTATGGGTTCTTATACCTCTGACTTGTCTTGCAGTTACTGTGGGGCTACAGTTAAAGGTGATGGAGGCTGTAGCCACATTGACGCTAAGAAACCGCAAATGAAGATAATTGACGGTAAGCTTGTGTACCTGATGGCTGTAGGCGTTGAAGGGTTTGAGTTATCTAAGGTAGCTACCCCTGCATTCGTTGACGCTGTTACACCGCAAAACCTTGCTATCAAGCTGTGGGACTAGGCTGATACAGAAACGATTTATATACGATACTTCCAATAGCTTCGGCTTCAAATCCTGTAACAAGGCTTTGTCGCACTCTAATTCGATACAACCCGTAAAGATGAATAAACGGGACGTTATATAAGGAGATTTAATATGTTGAATATTATTGCACGCTTGGAAGCTATTGAAGCTACCCTAGCAGGTAACATGCCTAAGTTCAAACTCAGAGACCGTGTTGTCGTAAATATGGGGGAATCCTTCGAGAAACCTCGCTACATGTTGGCTACTATCACTGCCTTAGCCCCTTCTCAGGAGGCTTTTAAGGTTACATTGGATAGCGGCGAAAAAGACATCGTTGTAAAATATGCTCATGAGAACCGCAGGGATGCGTTGTCTGATATGCCTATGTTCATCGGTATGGCTGCTGCTGAATATGCTGGCAGCAAGCAAAAGAAAGCTGTTCATCGTAAGGCACCTATTCGTAAACACTTGATTCACAACTACGTTAATGGCGTGCCTTTGGACTCCAAATCTGGTAAGGGTGTACCTGCTTGGGGTAGCATCCCTGTTAAACGTGCTGGTGATTCTGCTGAAGACACATCAACTCGTTCTCGTTCTTCCTCCCCAGCTAAGACTCGTCCTAGTGGATTGGCTTTGCGTTCTCGTGTTTTGGTTGACTACCATGCACATTCAGAAGACGAAGGGGCTCACCCTGAATTGATGTTGGGTACTATTGTCGGGTTCCGCAACGGCATGGCTACTGTGAGCTTCGATTATGACCCTACTGAAAAACGCAAGTATAAAGAAGAAATCAGTGTTGATTCAGGTATCTTGGCTGTCTTGCCTGACGATACTGAAATTGACGACCGTATCCTTACTCGTTCCCAAGCTCGTGCTTATTCTAAGGGCGTTGAATTACCTGCTGCACCTGCTCGTGATGACTCATTTGAACCCGACCCTGAAATCAAACGTGGTGAGATTGTCGTAGGTAACTACACCGCCAACATGAAGGTTGAAGGCAAGCCTTACGGTGACCGTTACTACTTAGGTAAGGTTATTAAAGTAAGCTTGGGTCGTGCTTATGTTCAATACAATGATGGAAGCCGTGGTAACTACCCAGCTAAGTTCTCTCAAAAGGGTATTGTCGGTATTGTAACTAAAGGTGCGGATGCTGAAACACGCAAGACAAGTATCGCCCCTAACAAACTTGACACTTACTTGGATGATGAGTTCTTGTTTGACTTAGGTAAATACCACATGCTATCTAAGGGTGATGTTTCCTCTCATTACACAGGTGAGCATAACGGTAAGAGTCCTTGGGCTCCTGGAGGCGCACGCCGACCTGCAACACGTAAGCCTGCTGCTGAAAAACCTGCAACACGCCGCCGTAAAGCAGCACCTAAGCCTAAGCCTAAGACAATCGCCGACATTGAAACTAAAGCTAAGTATAAGGCTAAAGACCGCATCGTAGCAGAGTTCCCAGATGAAGACGGCAACGTTATGTACTACTTGGGTGTTGTAACACGGGCTTCTGGGGATACAGTAAATGCTGTCTTCGATGACACCGACAAGTATACTTTCCCTAACGAAACTGTTAGCCCTGGGGAGTTTGGTATCTTGGGATTATCTACTCATGAAGAACACCACGATGAGCCTATCTCTAAAGATGACATCGGTGATTTCATCTAACCAAAGATTTACGGGTAACCCCGTTAACTAGACTTATGATGCGCATGAGTTGGTATGACTCATGCGCACGAAAGGAGACCCTATCATGCTTAAAAAGATTACAGCGAGTGTATTGGGTGATACACCTGTGATTGCTTCAAGCTTGGCGCCACTGCATGAGTGCATCTGTAGTTCGTGTGGTACTAAGGTCATTGCCTCCGTTGGTGAGTCGAATCCTCACTGCGTTGTCTGTGCGGCTGCTACTGTTCCACTATCAGAGTGCGACCCTAGTTTTGACCGAGCCTCCCTAGTTCACTTGGCTAAGTGTTCTTGTGGTGCCGACTTGAGCATCAGTAAAGAGTTTGATTCTAATCTTACTGCTAAATTGAAGTCTAAGCTGCATTGCATTGAATGCGGAGCGGCTATGGACTTCGAGGATGAAGGTGATTACGAAGAGGACAATGCCGTGCAGGAAGAAGAACCCATTGACTTGGACGACCCTGCCCTTGACTTAGACCCTCACAGCGAGCCTACGGTTAAGAAGCACGAACCACAGTTACAGTACCCAGATGGTGCTGAAACCGAAGATGAAGCCATCAACAACATCAAAGAGACCATCGAAGATACAACCCCAATGGATTCTTCCATTACAGCGGCGTTCGATGGTAAGCAATACGCTATCTTCAAAGGCTCTAAGGTAATCGCTACCATTGCCAAAGATGATGTGAGCGAAAGTGTTGCTAAGGTATTCGGGACTCGTTCTTTCTTACCTGCCTTGCAAGCTGCTATCCAAGCAAACCGCACAGAAGGCTATGGCTTGAAAAAAGTATCTGTTGTTCTTGATGATTCCCACATCAACAAGAAAATCGAAGCTGCTGTTGCCAAAGAGAAAGAAGACATGCGAGCTAATTTTGAACAAGCGATGTCTATTGCTGCCGCAGGGCAAGTTAAAGGCATGTTCAAAGCCCCTTTGTTTGACGCTATGGAAAAAGAGCTTACTGCGTTAGGCGTGGCTAATGCCGCAAGTATCGTAAGTCGCCTTGTAGCAACTGCGGGTCCTAGCCAAATGGATATTCTCGTCAATGAGGCTACTCACTTGTTAGACTCAAGTAAAGATGAACGTAATACACTAGCTAAGAAGCTCCTACGCACTACTACAGAAGCTTCTGTTTCCAATGATGTGGCTACTCCAGCACCTGCACAACGCATTGACCGTGTTGTAAGCAAGAGCAATGCGCCACACACCGAAGCACCAATAAAGAAGTTTGGAACTTTGTTCCCAACAACCCCAGTATAAAGGAGGCATTCTTAAATGCTTTATCATCTTAAAACACAAATCGTAAATTCTTCCGAAGTTGCTGTTGACCCAGCTGCTTCCATTACCACAGAAGGTATGGCTTTGGTTAGCAACCTCATCAACGGTATTCAGCATGTATCACCTTCTACAGGTGTTGCGGGCGAACAATTCGCAGGGTTCAGCTATGGTGAAACAGTTATCCCTAATACTGCACCTGCTGTATTCTCTGCTATCGCCGCTGCTACACAAGTATTGCCCCATGCACCTGTAGGCGGTACTCAAGTACGTATTACAGCTAACGGTACTCCATTGACCGCTGCTGCTGCCCCAGCTGGTGGTGGTGCTGCTACTGCTGCGGCAGGTACTTTCGTACTTGCAGGTCAAACATTGACCTTGAATGCTGCCGAAGTGGGTCAAACTCTTGTTGTTACTTATCGTTACGCTTTGACCGCACAACAAGCTCAAATGTTGTATGGCGATGGCGTTGTTGGTCAATCTGCCGCTGCTTTGTTGCACTCTACTGGTGTCATCAAACAAGGTACAGTTTATACTGACCAATACGATGTAACTGCTGACTATACTGCTGGCGCACAACTACGCTTGGCTCCTAATGGCATGATTACTACTGCTGCTGGTACTGGTGTCGCTTTGACTGGTATGACTGTAGTTGAAGTTCCTTCCGCTGTACAACCTATGTTGGGTGTATCCTTAAACGTAGCATAAGGTATCTAAAGTATACCTTGGGTCTATAAGACTCATAATGGCATACAGCCATACAGCTTGACTCTAATTCCTTTTAGAAGGGTGTTAGGCTGTGTGGCTCGGCTCGCCTATCTATTAAAAACAACTGTTAAACAGGAGATTGAAAAATGAGTAACTTCACAACCCGTAACGGGGAACCTATCGAAGCATTGCGCTTGGGTGGCTCTCAAGTAGTAGCTTCAAACGGTGAAATTAACGCCCACTCTAAAGGTGAGTTGGCTCAACAGATTGCATCCTTATTGGCTGCGGCAAATCAAGGCGAAATCGTACAAGCTGAAAGCACACAAGATGCGGAAGCTGCCCGCGAAGCTCGTAAAATGGCATTGTCTGCTGCATACCAATCATCTGATTCTGACTTCGAAGACTTAGGTCGCCAGTTGGCTTCCGAAGTTCGTGTGGAAGCTGACCGCCAAGGTTTGTTACGCCGCATGTTCGTAAAATCAGAAGTAACTCGTGGGAACCAACCACGTATCCGTGTTAGTGAACAAAACGTTATGGCTATCGTTGCAACGTCTGCATCACAAAACACACCTACTATGGTTCGCTCGAAACATATCAACCCACCAGAGTTCTATATCACTGCATCCCCTTCAGTTGAAGAACGTGATATTCAACAAACTTCTGACGATTTATTGGAAGAAGCTTATTTCCAAGCCCAACAAGGTATCATGGTTGCGGAAGATAAGATTTGGAAATCACAAGCCGATGCAACTGTTGGTGTGTCCAACGACTTATTGTACTTGGTTGGCGGCTTGACTCCAGCATTCTTCACTCAAATGCGTACTGCCGTAAACTCCCATGGTATCCCTGTAACAAACTGTGTTATGTCTTCTGACTATTGGGATGACATCATCGCTAATGCAGGCTTCTCTACTTGGTTAGACCCTGTATCTAAGTTTGAGTTGGTATCTACTGGTACTTTGGGCTCTATCTTGGGTGTTACTTTGAGTACAGATGCTTTCCGCCGTCAAAGCCTGCGTGTTTTGAATCAAGGTGAATTGTACATGTGTGGTGCCCCTGAATACCATGGTGCTTATACTGACCGTGATGGCTTGCAATCTCGTGAGTCTGACATCTTCGCTCGCAGCGATGTACCTGCTCGTGGCTGGCGCATGTATGAATTGATGTCAATGTCCTTGCACAATGCTCGTTCTGTGCAAAAAGGCGTTCGTGCATAATTCATAGCAACCCTTAGTTGCCAGTGCAAAGCCCCAACATGCCTAGCACTGGCAACAACTGTTTGAACTAAAAAAACCTGTATATCGAGAGGATACAACAATGAAACATGCTGATATGACACCCCGTGAGCTGCACGCTCACTTACAAGAAGTAAACGCTTCTTTTGAAGAAGATGCTGGTTTTGATGAAGACCCAGTAACTGCTTCTGCTAGTACACAACAACTTTGGGCTGGTATGGACGAAGAAGTTGATGATGAATTTGAAGAAGACGAATTTGAAGAAGACGAATTTGAAGAAGACGAAGACGATGAATTTGAAGAAGAAGACGATGACTTCGACCCTGATGAGTTTATGTCAGGTGGCGTAGTTAAGAACCTGAACCTCGCTTCAGCGTCTCGCCGCCGCCGCCGTTACCCTTGAGGCACGGCTCTTCTAGTATAACGTAAAGAAAAAACTGATAGGCAGCATAGGTTACATATTGCCTATGCTGCCTATTTTCGTTTGGGGGTGTACCTTGTTAGAACTTGTGCTTTCCGACTTCCGTAAGACACTTGGAAGTCTTGTCTGTCCAACAGAGATGGTTGGTGATAGTAACTTTGGTCTCCGAAGACTGCATAATGAGGATGTTGCTCGTGTTCCTTATGGAACGTTGCAAGTGACCGCCTTGCGCATATCCGATGACTCCTATAATAAAAGCTCCGCTTATAGGGGTGTTGCAGGTGGTAACCTACGGAAAAGCCCTCAAGTGCAGTTTGATAGGGTAGTCCCGATGGAAGCTGACATCACCTTCACCTATAGAACCACAGATTTGTCCAGTATATTCAGTACGATTAAGCTAATTTTGTTTAGGACGACAGGTGGGGAGTTTAACCGAACGATTACGGTTGATACACTCTCTACCGATACATCCTTTAAGTTGGCTAGTGATTCTATAGGTTTCGGCGACCCTGATGATAACGGCATCATAGATGTTCCGTTTGAGTTCACTGTGAAGTCTTGTCTGATAGAAGAAGGCTCCATTGCCGCTGTAACGTCTATCGTACCTACCAAAGTAAATACATTCTAAAGGAGTCCCCTCGTGTCTGTTACCCATACCGTTGTGACTACTCACAACACAAACATACGCCGTGTTGTGTCTCGGCAGACGCTTGTACTAGCAAGCCCCTCTTTCTCTGAGAGAGTTGAAGCCTTAGCACCTGCCGCTGTGTTGACCTTGGCTGTGACTACCCATATTACCATATACAGTGATGTCCCTGTGACGGTTACTGTTGGAATCCAAGCTTTCGTCTGCACTCACTTTATGGTGGATGCCGCCATGCCTTCCGTGACTATCGCAAATACAGGTCTCGTACCTGCCAATCTTACAATAATAATGGGGTAAACTACTTATGAAAGAAAAACAACCGATTTCGGATACATTACCAACAACCACTCCAACAACGGAGCCTGCACCGCAACAAACTTATGAGTATAAGCTGTTTAACTCCACTGACTTCATGTGTGAGCTACCCTTACACGGAGAGGTTTACCACTTGGCTCCCAAGGTTGGCAGTGTGGTTATATTGGATTGCGAGCTTACTGATGACCTTCCTGATGGCGTATTCATCATGGATAAGCCACCTGAGAAGGCTCCCTACGAAGACAAGAACTTTCGACCTGATACTAGCAAGTCGCCAACAAGTGCAGTGAAGCTTATCTAAGCTGCGCTAACGAATCTATATAGGAGGACTTGCTAGTATGCCAACATACGCCAGTTCTGGAACTTATAGAAAAGAGACTGACCTAAGCGCAACGGGGAACCAACAAGGTGCTTCCGCAGGTGCATTGGTCGTTCACTCCAATAGAGGTAGTGAGGAAATTACTTTAATCACTCGTGAAGAAGATTATGTTGCTGAATACGGACAGCCCGACCCTGCGTTAGGGTTCGGACACTTTGCAGCAATTCCATTCTTATCACAATCAAATCAACTGTATGTTAAGCGTGTTGTTAACGGGGCTTTACGTGCAGGTGTTGAAATTACAGATACAGGTACAGTCACCGCAGCAATTCCTTGGGCTGTAGGTAAGACCACTGCAACCGTGAACAATGTTTTCCCTGCTGGGACAACTCCTGTTCCTTTGGTGTTCGGTGCTACTACTGCGTTCCATGTGTTCGCACGTAATAGCGGTGCTTGGGGTAACACCTTGCACATCGAGATTGCCAACATCCGCTTGGTGAACCTCGGTGCGAATCAAGAGTTTGACTTGCTTGTGTTTGAAAACGGTGTGTTGATGAACACCTACACTGTGTCGCTTGACCACCATGTTGATGGTTATGGGCAACAGACTTTCATCGAGGAACGGATTAACTTGTTCCCTGGGCTTATCAGTGTTCGTGTTAACCCAGCTTTTGTTGGCACAATCTCTACCCCAATCACAGCCCCTGTGGCTGCTGTACCTGCGGTGGCTGCCGTACCTGCTAACCCTGCTGCTGTACCACCTACACCTGCAATCCCACCTAAACCTGCTGTAGCTGCAAATGCAGGTGCGCCGTTTGGTGGTGGCTTTGACGGGGCTATCCCTACTGAATCGCAGATTATGCTCGGTTGGGACGCTTTCTCTGACCCTCAACAGACGCATGTGCAGATTCTTATCAATGGTGGCTATGCTTCTATTGCAGTGCATCAACACATCTTTGGTATTTCTGTACTGCGTGGGGATGCTACATCGGTGTTGGATATGCCGAGTAATATGCAGGAAGTCTTAGCTGCTAAATCCTATCGGGACTTATACCTAGGTATTGATAGTAGCCAAGCATCCATCTACACTTGTGATGTGCTTGTGAAAGACAAGTATTCGGGTCGTACTTTGTATGTTCCACCATCAGGTTTCGCTGCCGCTGTGTTCGCTCGTACTGACCGTACCACTAACGTAAGCTTTGCACCTGCTGGGCTTAACCGTGGTTTGTTATCAGGTATGGGTTTGACTGTACTTGGTTTGCGTGTTAAGTATGATAGAGCTGCCCGTGACATTTTGACACCTTCACAAATCAACTCTATTGTATGGCGCAACGGTGTTGGTCCCTATATCACAGAGCAAGAAACTCTGCAATCCTTCCAGTCTGCTGTATCCAATATCGGCGTTCGCCGCATGTTGAACCAGTTGGAAACCTACATTGCGAACATGATGGATTACACGTTGATGGAACCTGGGGATGCCTTCTTACATGCAGAAATCATCTCTCGTATCAACTTGAAGTTAGAAGAGCTGCATAATGCCCGTGCATTCGCTATGACTTTGGATGGCTCTTTGCCTTACATGGTGGTTATCAAACAAACATCTGCACAGATTGACGCAGGCGTAACACCTGTAACGGTTATGTTGAAACCTGGGATTCCAAATAAAGTTGTTATTCTTAACACTGTGCTTACTCGTAACGGTGCTTCCTTCAAGACCGTCTTAGCACAAGGAGGCTTCTAATGGCTGTTGGATTACAAGACGTTCGGGGGCTACCTGACCCTCTTGACACAGAAGATTTTTTGTTCACTATCCCTGCTATGCCTGTCGGTAGCGCACGTCACTTAGAGATTAAGTGTAAGACAGTTGACCTCCCGGGCTTTGGTACGGAGAAGAAGACTGTTGAGCTACATGGCTTCAAGGTTCATTATGCAGGCACTAAGAAGTTCGATGGTACTATGTCTGTCTCTTTCGTTGAAGGTCGGGACTTAGCTGTCTATCGTGACCTGCTCCTTTGGAGTGAGCTTGTCAAAAGCACTCGTGCAGGTATGGGGGCAAGTAAGCTAGTGTACTCTACCATAGGTATGATTTCACTACTTGATAACTCTCGTATGCAGTCAGGCTTGTTCAATGTTGAGGGTTTGTTCCCTGAGGATGTAGAGCAGACATCTCTTGGTGAGGCAGGCGTTATGCTTGTCACCGCTAGTTTCTCCTACGACATCTTAGCTCCAGAGCTTGCTATCTTAGCTTAGTACAACGTATGGTACACTAGACTATAGCCGCAGTACATACTACTTGTACTGCGGCTATTTTTATTTCCCTACACAGTCATAAGGAGGTAACTTAATGGCACAGATAGGATTGAACGATGTAGCTGGTATCGAGCCCGCCATGCTGCATAGGTTTCTTGTTCATATAAGCGGCTTCGATAAGTATGTTGGCGGTGACACTAGAATGGCTACTGTTAGGGCTGCCAATGTTAATGTCACCCACCCAAACACGACATCGGAAGGTATCTTTGGGTATGGTACTAAAGAATACTTCCCCGCTTTCACTGATATTGATTCCTTTACTATCGGGTTCGTTGAAGACGCTAGTTTCACGATAACGAAAGCATTGTACCAGTGGAAGCAAGAGGTGGTTGACCCTAATGGGTTTTACGGGACACCTTCGCAGTACAAAAAGGTAGTGACCGTTGAAGCTACTCCGCCGTTAGCAACTGGATACCCACAGCCTAAACCTACCGTCATACCTTACCCACAACCAAAACCGAAACCCCAACCAAAACCAAGTGGTAACACGTCCGATTACCAGTACCAACAAGCACCTAATAGTTTTGAGTTTACGTACACTAAGACCTCTGAACCTAGAACGCCCCCTGACGGCATTGACCACAGAGGTATGGTGTTTGAACTTAGTGGAGTATGGCCCAGTATCACCTCTCCGTTCGAGTATGAGCAGGATGGAGGAGTTCTAATTGTCTCACAAGAGTTCAGTGTTGACAATGGAAGACTTTTGCCTAAATAGGAGCATAAAATGACAGTGTACAATAAACAAGGATTACCCTCGAATGGCGTTTTCGGCATTTCTGATGTGAACATCCGACCGATGCAGGTTAAGGACTTGCAGTTGGCGTACCGAGCCCGTGTTGAGGATAACATTACCCACATTATCGACTTGGTGGATGGGTGTATAAAGGAAGATGCGAGAGACCTAACAGTCCCTGACTTCTATTACTTGTGTGCATGGCTGCGGTTAAACTCGTATCCTGTAACACCCCTTAGCTTGAAATGGGAGTGTAAGAATAAGCATGAGAATACTGATATTGTTAGCACCACGAACTTATCCATAACAGTGTGTGATAAATCTAAGGCAGGGAAGTATGCCGATGTTGAGCTTCACTACGCTACTGTGCGTGACTTGGAGTACATCAACGAAGTCAAGGCAGAGTTGCCTGAACATGAGGCATGGCTTCTTGATAAAGCTCAGTGGTTATCACCTAAGCTTGGGGATATAACAAAGAGGGTCGAGCTTCTTAAAGAAGGTGGTATTGAAGACGATATGGCATTGTTAGGGTCTATCTCTACCTTCCGTGCCGATATGCGTCATGGTGTAGCAGAGAGTGTTAAACTGTGTTGTGAGAAGGAGGAATGCGCCTATCATAGTGGAGTAGAAGTTTTAATCCCTATGAAACTCGTAGAGTTTTTTCCCTTCAATTTCTGATAGGAGCGTGAGGGTGCGTTGGTACGACATTGGTATCTTAGCTCACCAGCCTTACAACCCCAACATGGCTTGTATTGATTTCTTTTACTTCTATGAGGAGGCAACGAAGAAGCCGTCTAACGGAGGTGAAAGCCTTAAATCAATGCTTGGCGGAAACTAACTGCCCCACATTAAGGAGATTACAAAGATGAGAAACGAACAAAGTGCTTTCCTTGATACTGGAATTGGGGGAAGTGATACGAGACCGACACACCCTGACGTACAAGTAGGTACGCATGATGAGCAGTTGAGGGCAGCTCGGGCTGGTATGACACAAATCCAAAACCTTGTGCAGAACACCAACAACGTGTTGGCAGGTACGCAGGGTATAGATGAAGAGAGTTCCCGTGAGCTAGAGACTCTTAAAGAATCATTGCAAACCGCCGACTCTTTGTTGGGTAAGATTCTTGACCCTCGTGTCCCTGCCAGTGCTAGTGAGGTTCAAGCTCTATCGACTTATTACCATAAGATTGATGATATAATCAACAATTCGCATATTGCGCTCCGTAATGGTCAGGATTTAAGCGCACACCTCATGCAGCAATCTCGACTAACGAATCGTCAGATTCTAACCGAAGGACACCTTGGCGATATTGTTGAAAACTTGGGTTCTCAAGTAGAAGGCTCTTTCGAGAGCTTTGTTTCAAACAATGCTATTGAGGTTAGTACACGCAGCATGGCAGGCGACTTGACTCGTACTGCCATGATTGCAGGTATGGGTCCCGCAGGTATGCTCGTGCCGCTTATCGACAGGGCTGTAGGGATTGATAACCTTGCAGACAAGACCCTAGGTGCGGTTGGAGGTCTTGTTAAAGGTACTTTCGGTGGAGCAGGCAGCCTTATAAGCCGTGTTGTACGCCCCGAAGGTGGAGTCGTTGATGCTAAGATAAAAGACCTGCAAGCGAAAGCAGCATCCAAGAAGCAAGACTTCTTAGACAAGCGTGAAGAGAAACGTGAAGAAGCCCTAGATAGGAAGAAAGCCAAGCGTCTAAAGCGTGAGCTTAAACGCATGAATGTCGAGTTCGATGAAGAAGGTTGGCTACTTCGCAAAGGGGAGGCACGCCAAGATAAGTACCGCAAGCGTAGGCTAGAACGCATAGCCGCCACAGAGAGTGTTGAGTCCGAAGCTGTTGCTTCTCTACTACAAGAGGCTGGCGTTGTCGGTGGTCAAGTTCAAGCTCGCATGTTGGGTGACCCATCAACCCAAGAGCGACCCACACCTGAGATACAGCCTGTTGAGCCTACACCTGAACCTGCGGCTGACCCAACACCTGAACCACGCCGTACAGCTTCGTCTTCGGCAGATGAGCCGTATATGGCACCCGTACCTCCGTTTGAGGATAGTGCTAGAGGTACTCAAGCACACAGTTCCGAAGATGTTAGCCCTACCTCGTCTTCTAGTGAGCCACAGCGTGAACCATTATTTGACGTTCGTCCTCCAAGCCGAACAGCCGAACCTAGTCAGGGCATTAGAAGCCCTGCCCGTAGTGTGCAGTTCCGCAAGAAAGAGGCTAAGCGTATCTATAAGCCTATTGTGGCAGAAATACGCTTAGCCTCCAAGGATAACACAGAGGCTATACTTGGTGATACTGGGGTTGTATCTGCGTTACATGACATCAACGATACCTTGAAAGCCACAGATGAACATAACTCACGTAACAATGGAGATGGTGGGGGTTCAGTGCTAGATGGTCTTGTTGGTGCAGGTGGTGGTATCCTCGGCGCATTGGGTGGTTTGTTCAGTCGGTTTCGAGGTAGCGGTCGTACCAGTGAGACTCATAGGACAAATGAGACTCATAGGACAAATGAGACTCATAGGACAAATGAGACTCACAGACCTCAAGGTCGTGTAGAGACCCCTCGTAGCAGCTTACATGCACCTCATGGTGTTCGAGCCCCAGGGTTGCTCGGTGCAGCTATGGATTTGGCAGGCGGCGCATCTGATGTTACGGATATTCTATCAGATGAAACCCTTAGTGAGCATGACCGCAACGTTGAGGCTTCTAGGGCAGGCGGTGAAGCTGTTGGGGGTATGGCAGGTGCTGTACTTGGAGGTGAGGCAGGTGCATCCGCAGGTGCAGTTATTGGTACTATGGTCTTCCCTGGGGTTGGTACTGCTGTAGGCACTGTTCTTGGTGGTCTTCTTGGTAGTTATTTCGGTGCTGATGCTGTATCGCAAGTTGGGGGGTCTGTGGCTTCGAGTGTGGCAGATTTCTTCTCTTCGCCCGATAATACAGCCACTCACACTGCAACCTCGTCTACTGGTGTACCGATGCGTGAGGGTACTGTTCTGCGTGGGAGAGCGTTGTCTGACCCCTCCTCGTCTCGACCTAATGTTACACCTATTGTAAACGTTGCCCCTCCTAAGGTTGAGGTTAAACTACCTGAATCAAAAGAACAAGAAACGAACAGTGTGAACACTAGCCATATACCGTATCGGACGGATGAGTTCGGTACAGCACTTCTTAATGGGGGTCATTTATAATGCCTGTGTACGCACCTTATAGAGCTATACTTCAATGGAGTACATCCGAGGGTGTGGATGATTATGTTGTGGCTAACCTGCCCGAAACATGGTCATTCGCCTTTACTGCTAACTGGGATGCTCCTTGGGCGGACGGTATCATTAACAGTGATGCGTTCAAGCATGGTGCGCACGCCTTCGGTGTAGCCACTACGACTCAGGAGCTTACCTCTCAAATATGGAACAGTAGTAACTCTGTGGATGTTACTTTACCCTTCATCTTTGTATCCCGTACTTCGGCTTACGATGATGTTGTGATACCTGCTTACAAGGTAGCAGGTCTTACGTTACCGACAGAGACCGCCTCTTCCTCGCTTAGTGCTCCGGGACCTCACCTACAGATTAAGTCTAACGACAACACATGGTTCGCAGTGGACACGCAAGGTGGTGAGCATCTATCCCTTCACATTGGCACGAAGTTTGTGCTTGAGTCGGTTGTTGTCACAAACGTTAATGTTGAGTTTGACACTATGCTAGATAAAGATGGCTACCCAGTTAAAGCCAAGGTCGATGTGAGTATCAGAACACATACCACGCCTGTACGTAACAAAGGCGGCTTTAGGGGTATGTTTGGAATCAAGGAGTAAACTATGAACCGAAGTGACCTAGCACCCGACCCTATATCACTAGGCTACCATGACTTGTTTAACCAAGTCGGGCTACCTTTCGAGGTAACATCCAAGTACGGTTTCGCACCTGACAGGATTTCATTTGATTACTATGGCACATACGATTTTTGGTGGTTAGTCCTCATGTTCAATGGCTTTGTTCACCCCCGTGAGGTTCAAGTCGGTATGGTTATACGACTGCCGAGTATTAAGACAGTGTTCGCTTCTGCAACACGAGGAGAGCAAATTGCTTTACCTTAATAAGAGTTTCGGCGTATCCTTGCTTATTGGTGGGAAAGGGTTCCCTCTGACTAACTTGACATTTAACACAATCTCTATCTATGAGAACACCTCTAACTCTCTCCCCACGGTGGAGATTGTGTTGCGTGACGTAAACCAATCACTTTATGATGCGTTTGAGCTTGGAGACGGTACTTCCATCGAGCTTGTCATTGAGAACAATGGTATCCGTGATGGTATGCGCTTTGACTTAACGGGGTATAGGGGTGACCCTTCCAATAAGGAAGTGCTACTGTGTGGCATCTTGAGCTACCCTAAATTCTTGCAAGTTTCTACCTTATCATTCAAAGGGACTGCATCTGATGCTTTGCACGCTATCGGTGCAGATTGCGGTATTCAGAGGTTCAAGATAACGCCGACTATGGACTCGCAGGTGTGGCTTCCATCGCTCTCAACTGGTATAGCTAGGTGCGCAGACATAACCGCAGCTTCGTACAAAAATGGTTCCTTCTTTAGGTTCGCTATCACAGCCTTGGGGGAGCTAATCTTAGTGGATGTCAATTCACAGATTACCAACAAGGCGTTGCAACTGACTGTGGATAACTCTACAACAGGGGCGTACTTGGTGACCTCGTGGAATCCTGAATCTATGAACGGGGTTTTGAACAACTGGAAAGGGTACGGCTTTAAGGTCACAACCGTTGGTCTTGACAAGACCCCTAAGGTTATCAGCACCACCTCTGTGCGTAAGATGAGTTCGTTCTTGAACCTGTCAAAGACCTTCGGGCAGGCTGGGTACTCCACTATGGATAACGGCAATACTCATATCAACTATGAGACTGCCTTGCAATCTAACAAGCGCAACTTGGCTTTGTATAATGTGAATAGCCATGTGCTGCTCCGAGACTGCATACCTGATGTTGGGTTGCTTGCGCCTGTTGATTTATTTTGCGGTACTCGTCATTCAGGCAGATACCTTATTACGGCTAGGACTAGGGTTATATCGGGTTCCTCATACTATGAGAAGTTAGAGCTGTGTACAAACGGCTACGCCACAGATAAAAACAGGAGACTTATATGACAATGGTTAACCCTTCCGAGTTGTTTAAGAAGCGGCTTGAAGATATTGAATTTTTTGGGATAGTTGTAGCTAACACAGACCCCTCAAAGCAAGAACGTCTGCGTGTACGTGTAAAAGGTCTGTGGGATGAAGTCCCTGATGCTGACCTACCTTGGTTACTTCCTATAAAGGAACCTTGCGATAATACAGCCAATGCTTATTGTTGGGATGTCCCTGATGTTGGTTCTTCTGTACGTGTTGTATTTCCTAATAGCGACCTCTACAAGGGTCGCTATAGTGCGTCTATACTGGATGCCAATCTTCCTATCCCCGACTACCCTAACACCTACGGTCGTATGGATAAGTTTGGGAACTTAATTTATGTAAACAAAGTGACTGGTGATATTATAACGGTTAGTGGTAGCGGCAAATCATCGTTCGTCATGCGTGGAAACGGAAGCATCGAAGCCACCTGTACTGACTATTCTATGGTAGCTAGTGGCACAGTCAGTGTGACTTGCAAGACATCAAACGTTAGAGCCCAGACCTCCGCCACCGTAACAACACCTACACTGAACCTTAACGGTGACAGCACTAACATAAAATGCACTAGCTGCACAGTGAATGCTAGTGGGGCGGTTAGTTTCACCGCTTCCTCCACCTTCTCCGTGCTTGCTTCTGCAATCAACTTGGGGTAACCTATGAGCAGTGACGTTAGCTTGAATGCAAAGAAAGAAGTTGTCTTCGGTGTACATGCTATCAATAACAGCATCTACTCCTGTATGATGACCCAAGTAGGTGAGAGACCTTGGAACAGAGACTTTGGTAGTAACATCCCTAGGCTTTTAATGGAGCCTGTTGACGATATTACTGCTCAACTTCTGAAAGTAGCTATCCATCGTAGCCTAGGGAGATGGGAACCCCGTATTGAGGTAAACTATGCTGCCACTATAGTCACGCCGTTGGATACGAACGATGGCTATTTTTGCCGTGTTGTGTACACTATCCTTGAAACTGACCAACGAGTCACCTATAACCTAACACTCCCTTGGAGGAACTAAGTCATGCCGCCATTATTGCCGCTTGCACAGACATACACTCCCCTTAGTTCAGTTACGCCTGACCAGCTGGGGAACAAGAGTAAACTATTAGCCTTGCTTGCACAGGCAGGCACATGGACAGACCAGTACACAGGTGGGGTAGGAACGACTCTGATTGACATGATTGCATCAGGCGTTACGTACTCACAGTTCGAGATTGAGCGTGCCGTCCAAGAGTGCTTCCCTGATACTGCACAACGTGATGTGTCTGTTTATGCTGCCATGCTTATGCTTGGTGTTCGCCTTTCTAGGAAATCACCAAGTGCTGCAACCGTAAGTATAACACCCCCATCCACCTTCACCTTGCCTGTGTACCATGTGTTTGATGCCGCAGGTGTCCCCTGTTTCAATGAGACATCTTTCCCTATGGTGCAGGGCGTGCCTCACACGTTCACAATCCATGAAGGTGTTATAGGTTCAACGACATTCACATCGGATGGCTCTTCTTTCCAACGGTTCCATTTAGGTGTCCCAGGCTTCATTGTCGGTGATGCTAATGTGTACGCCACTGTGAACGATGTACCTTGGACAAGAACCACGCTACCTCTATGGCACTACGCAGGTACAGACACAGTTTTCTTTGATAGAACATTACCCTCTGGGGATGTTGAACTTGTGTTTGGTAACGGATTCGTAGGTGCGATACCACCTAAAGGCTCTATTATCAAGGTCACTTACGCAACTACATCAGGGACTCAAAAGACAGTTGGCGGTGGTGTTACAGTTAATGCAGCTAGTACACTCCCTACGGCAACTTCGGGGGCTATCCCTGCGTTGACTGGCTCTACGTCTGCACCTACCGTAGGCTCTGACCAAAAGACGGTTCAGTACTACCGTGCAGTGGGACCACAGCTCTCCAATTCGGGTGGTCGAGCGGTTAGTTACGCAGATGCTAAGGCTATCGCAACCAGTATGCCTAACATCATTGACTGCCTGCCTAGGGCGCAGCGTGATATAGCCCCCACCAGCTTGGCAGCTATGAACGTGGTTGACTTGACAATCCTCACGGCTAACCCTGCTGCTTGGACACAGGCAGATACCGATGCCTTCCTTCTTGCTATGGAGCCTAGTAGGTATATGACAACCCATTACACCGTTACTATAAGCCCTCCAGTTAGCCAACCTATCGCAGGAACTATCTATGTGCTTAGGACGGCTATTGCTTCCGAGGTGCTGTCTGCCGTTACCTTGGCGGTTACAACGTTTTATCAAGCAGGCGTTTCAAGTATCGGAAGGGGCTTACTCGTATCTGATATTTATAACATCGTAACAAGCACGGTCGGCGTGGATTACTTGGTGCTATCCGCACCAATAAGCGATGTCGTTGTGCAGCCCACAGAGCATGTTGTTGTACCTTCTGTTAATTTTGTAACCGTTGTGAGTACACGATAATGGATGTCTTCAACGCTACACGACCACCAGTAGGAACTGACCCCGCAGCTATCGGAGATGTGTGGGAATACATAGAAGGTAATAGACGGTACACTTGCACGGCTGTTGATGCAGCAGGTTTAACTACATGGGCGGAGGAGCTACTCCACACCTCTGACGACCTATTACCTCAATTCTTGAATGACGACCCATTTTGGGCTGAAATGGTAGCTGCCATTGACTCTTTGCGTGATGAGTGCGTGGATAGACCAGTGCGAGACTTGCGGTACATTAGGAACTCTTCTGTTCTTCCACGCACATGGAAGATTCAATCAGCCAAGTTAATTGGTGTCGATGTGAACAATCTACAGTTAACGGATGCCGAGTATGGTCGCCTATTGGAGTTCTTAGTGCAGTTCCAAGGCGACAAGGGGACTATGTGGTTGCAGAGCTTCTTGAGCTTTGTTAAGGACGTTAAAGTGCAGCTCGTACCTCAATGGACGAACGACCATATAACGTTCGTTGACTCTGTACCTGAATCGTCTAAGTTGCCGATATTCTCACCTCTAGGGGCAGGCACGTACTACCTGTCGTCTCACTTTCGGCTATCCGTTACCTACAACGCTGGAGCTAACCCCTCTACGTTCAATTTAGCAAATTTTACACCTGCTAAACTAACAGAACTTTATTATTTGTTCGGACCTATGACCGTGGTTCTGTTGGTAAGCTTAACGTTCACAGCTCTCACTGTTGATTTGCCTGTGTACTCGGCAGGTGCTATACACAGGACTGTGAAGGGAACTATATTATGAAAAGGAATAGGAGTTAAATATGCAGTTAGTCTCAATAACCTCGCAAGAGGGTCTCGCAAAGGCTAATGCTGTAAGTAATGGCTTAGGCTATAGTATCGTGGTGACTGGTTTCAGTATCTCGGCTATAGGTAACGGTACTACGGGTGTGGTTGCAACCCGCACTTACGCTAACCGAAATGCTACTTGGTACACGGCTGCCATCAGCAAGCATTCCCCCTCTAACAGTGCTATTATGACAGTTCAATGCACTATCCCCCAAGGTGCTGCAACTGTAGTGACAAAGGTTGCCGAGATTTACTTGGAAGGAACCTTGGGTGGCGTGCCGTTTTTGATAGCTACTGCCGCACCCGATGCACCTCTTACTTATGACCCCGCAGGTAGCTTAACTTTAGAGCTAAGTACGCAACTCCTTAGTGCAATAGCGAGCAGTGTAACCTACAACATAAGCTCCGCTGTTGAGATTGGTATACACGAAACCAACTCAAGTATGCACCCTCTGAACAACTTAGGTGGAAACAGAGCCCCTACCGTAAACGATGATGTGATAGCAGGATATTCGCCTAAGTCACAGTGGGTTTGGGGTACTCGTATTTGGTACTGTACCAGTAATGCGGCTAGAGCCGCCGTGTGGCGTGAACTCGTACCTACATCGCAAAGAAATACTGCCAATGGATACGCAGGTCTTACAAATGGTTTGTTGACATTGAGCCAAGTACCTGTACTTCCTAAAACAAGGGTGGGTCTTGGTAATGTAAATAACACCTCTGATGTGAACAAGCCCGTGTCAACGGCAACACAGAATGCTTTGAATCTTAAAGTTCCTCTAAGCCAAAGGAACGTGGCTTTAGGCTATGAGGGGTTAGATGCAAACGGGCGACCTATGAATAGCTTGGTAGCTCCTAACGGGAGAGCCTCGAACCTTGGAGCGAGTACGACTGTTACTGGCTTTGACCTAAACTACATTGCTTACGCCTTACCTTCGGGTTTGTATGACGGCATCAACATGACCAACACTCCTCAAAATGATAAAGGTTGGTGGTATGTTCAGAACTACCGCCACTCTAGTAATGGCATAAACAATGTGTGGGCTTATCAGGTGGCAACCGCCTTCGGTACAGGTCATACTGTAGTAGGTTTAACGGGTGGGGATACCTACGAGAGACACGCTGTGATGGTAGGTACTACTGTTACTTGGAGTGCTTGGCGTAAGGCAGGAGTCCCTATAGCGACAGCAGCGCAGGCTTTAGGCGGTACGGATAATGCCACTATTATGACCCCCTTGAGGGTGAAATCTTATGTGGATACATACGTCACACCCCTCCTCCCTGCTCCTACAGGTGATGTGCTGTATGATATACCAGGGACTTACTACTGGACAACCCCAGCTAAGGTGACATACATAGAGCTTTCCGTTTCAGGTGGTGCAGGTGCTGGTAGCAACATAGCCTCTGGTGGGATACCTGGGTCTACTGTTAACAGGTTTCCCACAACTGGCGGTACTACATATACCATAGTAGTGGGGGCAGGTGGGAACTCGTGGAACATATACAAGGATTCTGCGGGAGGTACCCCATCTAGTGTGTCTTCGCCTACGAAGACACTAATTACGGCACAGGGCGGTGATGGCGCACTGGGTCCTCCGACAGGTGCAGGGTGGCAGATTAGCCCCCGAGGTGTCACGGTTGACCCTAGTGCATTAACACCGATTGCTTTAACTCTACACACATCTGTCCCCGGAGGTATCATGACTAAAGGTGGAGATGGTACTGTGTACCTTCATTATTCATAACAATAGAACCTAGGAGACCTGCTATGCCACGCTATGCACTAATCGACAAGAACTTAAACTCCGTGTTTGATGTTGTAGAGGCTTCAGAACCCCCGAGTGGGGCGAGTGCTGCCTACCTTGTAGTCGATATTACCAATAATATAGATAGCTGTCTGATAAATAGAGATACTTTATATGACGTTGCTTCTAAAACGTTTATTATACCTGACAAGTACAGGTGGAGAGCCTTCGAGGTTAAGAGAAGGCTAGAAATCGAAGAGCTGGAGTTTGAGTACGCTCGTAACTCCAGAGAGACACGTATGGGGAAGACCCCAACGAGGTCAAAGGCTGACATGCAGAAGCTAGATGTCTATATCCAGCTTTTGTGTGATATTCCTGTGACTGGAAAGCAATCTCCTCCATTAGAGCTGCCTCCGAGACCTTCCCCATTCCCAAGCTGCCCTAACCCTAGAATTGTATGAGGTGCAAGCAGTTAAACTATAAAAGGAGAACAAACATGAGCGAACAAGACATTGAAAACAAACTACAGGACAAAGGGTTGAATGCACCCCGACTATCACCTGAGCTAATTGATAGTGTTATCGTTAGTGAGACTTTCACGAAGCTCCCTAGCGGTAAGTGCCTCATTTGCGAGCTAACGCTTGTTAATGGATTCACTGTAAGAGGCGAATCAGCTTGTGTGAGCGTTGCTAATTTCGACCTAGAGATTGGGAAAGAGGTTTCACGCAAGAACGCACGAGCTAAGATATGGGGATTCGAGGGCTACTTGCTTCAACAACGTCTGTACGAAAATCAATAAAAACTGATTAACCTAGGAGCCTACATGACCACCATATCATGTAGGCTTTTTTGTCTCTAATTTATGCTGCATGGGATGTACCCTCCCTGCTGGAGACTATAATGAAGCTTAATCGTGTCGCATCTAGGCACATACCCCCAAAGAACGTATTTTGCAATAGCAAACATGAGCTTTTAGAGCCTTTGGAAATGATGCACACAACAGTACCCACTGGATTCATCTCCGATGGAGTAACAATACCACCTTGGTTGTTCTTTATCGCACAATCGTCAGGTAGGATACTAGAACCTGCTATACTACACGACTATCTATTGAGCCGATTAGACCCCCTTAGTAGCCGTGGTGGAGCAGACAAAGAGTTTATCGAAGAGTGCGCCCGATACGGGCTGCGCTGCAAGAGAAGGTATTTAATATACGCAACTGTGAGGGTTTACGGGGTTATAGTTGTATCTTTAAGGAGGCTCAAACGATATGTTTTTAATAAATCATAATGACAGACCCATTGACGTGTTTCTCGTCAATGGAGACATAACTAGCGTACCACCGCAGGTGATTACGGATATAGGTACAATCAATGCAGCTATACCACTACCGCCTAGAGTAGTTGAGTTCGTACCACCTAACGCCAAGCCTGTCATTCCCCCGGGACCTGCGTACCCTACATTTCCGTTCCCAGGTATGACCATATCGGGTGTATCGGGTGTTGGAGTTACTGAATTTTGGGATGGTACGGCATGGGTTCCTCTAACTGTGGCAGGTGGCGGTGGTTCCGCTGTATGGAAGCCATATAACCCTGCTACACCTGTGGCTTCGAAGGATATGCTGATGGTGGACACGAGTGTCGCCCCTGTTACTATTGCCCTTCCGTTAGGTGTTAGTGGTGAGAGTATCGGTTTCTTGGATGCTAAGGGTACTTTCGTAACGAACAACCTAACACTCACATCTACAGCCCCTGATACCTTCATGGGTTTACCTTCGCCTTTAGTTCATTCAGTATCTCGTACCCTGATACTTACTTCTACGGGTGGTGACTGGAGGTTCTAAATGAGTAACAGTATGGATTTCAAAGAGGATTGCAGTACCATTCTTGCACACAATATAGGAGACTAACATGACTAGCAGAACGAATAAATATGAGGAACCCTCGCTTACATACCTTATCGAGATAAGGGAGTATCGGGAGACTCTAACTCACAGAAGAGAGGATGGGAAGGCTTTGGGTGACCTTCCTCGTGAGGAGGCGGATGCCTACTTCAAGAAAGTGGAGAAAGAAACGTACAATATGCTCCTTGATACCCATAAGCAGGTGATGGTTAGCTCTATCCGAATGAGGGAAGAGCAACTTATCAGCCAAGACAGGTACGTGGACATGTACGCTATGCAGCAAGCCGAGTTCCTGAAACGTGATGACCACAAAGCTAGAACCCCTATTACAGATGCTATAGCCGCTGCGAGAGGTATCACAAGAGAAGCTTTGTTTGACAAGATTGCAGCGAAGCTTGCCGAAAAAGCGGTAGCCTTAGGGGCTCTAGGTAAAAAGCGTGACGGCATTAAAGCAGCTAAGACCTTCGAGGAAGTTGATGCGTTGATGAGCTGACGATATTTCATCCAGCAACAATGCACCCACGAAGGGAACAAAGTGGAGGTTCTAAATGAGCAACAGTATGGATTTCAAAGAGGAGTGGGTTCCCGTAAGGGGTCCCACAACCCTCAAGACTAAGATTAAACCAATACTAAACCAAAAGTTTTATGATGAAACAACATTAGTCCAAGAGAAATGGGATGGTACAGCATGGGTTCCTGATGTGGTTACTCCGCTATTACCACCAAGAGAAGGTGCTGTGGGTCGTACACCAACGAAGAACTGGCGTATCAAGGTACTGTCTGCAACTGATGGTGCAAACAATATCATCTTTGACCCTGTTAATGGTGTAGGTAATCAGAAGTCATTTTACTTCTGCTTACCTGTGTTCACCAACTCTGATGGAACTACAATTTCTACGATACCGACAGTTAAGCTTGTCGGTATCATAAACAACTACAGCCTAGGTACTAACATGCGTGGGGGGGCTAAAGACACTCTAAGAGCGAGTAATGTGCTAGGGTCAGGTTACATAGAAATGACTTTCAGTGTACCCGTTGATGGGACTTCCTATAAGATGGTAGACGCAGCAGGTTCCTTAGTGCGCTCGTGGGACTTAGAAGCATCTTATGACAATGGCGCAACGTGGTCAGTAGTTGACTCCCAACGGTCTTTTGTTCGTGGTGCATCAGCCACCTCGACACCGTACTATGGAAGCACATCTTCGCTATTCGCAAACACGTTTTACATGGACATAACCACCAATGCTCCATCGTACCCCTCCAATCCTGTGGAGGGTCAGAGATTCTATAACAAGACCTCCAAGCAGGATATGAAGTTTGATTCAGCCACCAATAGTTGGGTTCCTGTTACGCCTGCTATCCCTAAGTGGAAAGTAATATCGGCTGCCTATACAGCGGTCAACCTAGAATCACTAGCCCTTGATACATCTAGTGGTGTAGCATTTGCTGTTGTCTTGCCTGCCAATCCAAAAGACGGCGATGTGATAAGGTTTTCTGACTATGCAGGCTCTTGGGGACAAACACCACCTAAACTTGTCCGTGCCGCTGTAAGTGACTCTATAATGGGATTGAATGAGGATGTCACACTAGATGTTCGAGGATGGAGTTTCGAGCTTAGATTCATAGGCACGGACTGGAGGATTATTTAATGTCTTTTTTATCCGATTTTGTTAACGTATATAACCCTGCGCCCAAATCAGGGGCAGTAGGTATACAAAGCTCTAACAAGTTTAGATTGAATATAACAAAAGGTATCACTGTGGAGATGTTCCTATCTGAATTTAAGTTATACGATGCCGCTGGGCTTGTTAACTTATCCACTGCAACAGCTAAAGTTACAGTCGCTACTAACCCTAAGAACATCGGTGTGGCGTTAACCAACAACGGTACTGCTGGCGTATCAGATATGTTCAACCTCGTGAACGGCAAAGGTATATACGAGGTGACTCTAACTGCCCCTGTAAACATTACTGCTTACGCTCTATCGTTTTTCATGCGATGGAATGCTATGGAGGCTCCTAGCAGCTACACATTCGAGACATCGTATGACGGTGGGTTGACTTGGGTAGCTTTGGATACCGTTGTCAACAAAACGAACTGGCAAGATAGAGTCTTGGTAAAGACTACACTAGCCATAGGTACGTACCCTGCCGCACCGCAGAAAGGGCAGCTTTTCTATGATGAGACTAAACAGGGGGAAATGCGCTATGATGGTGCGGGCTGGGTTCCATTATTCCCTAAGTGGAAAGTAGTATCGGCTGCCTACAGTGCCATACCCGATGACAAGCTCCTTGTTGATACATCTGCCGCAGCCGTCACTGTTACCCTTCCATCTCTACCTCAAGTGGGGACAGAAGTAGCCCTGCTCGATTCCGCAGGGACTTGGGGTACAAACAATGTGACAGTGACAGCTAAGACCACTATACAAGGGTTACCTAGCCCCTTGTCGCTAACAATTTCATCTAAACGTGTCGTGCTTGTGTTTAACGGTACAGAGTGGAGGCTATAAAGTGTCTGATTTACGTGACTTAAAACCTGAGTGGCGAACAATACCTGATTCGGTATCAACTGTGGAACGTGATGGGATTTACCACCCTCCATTGAACCACGTTGTGTTCAATATAGATACCAACCAACCCGAACGTTGGGATGGAACTAAGTGGGTGTCTGCTAGTAACAGCTACACCCCTCCACCACTGTCGGGACCCGTAGGGATGCAGCCTACAGATTTATGGCGTATCCGTGTTACAAAGATACACTCCGCTAATGGCAACGGTTATACGGACTTACTTGTTCTCGGCTCGTTTCTGACTACAGATACGGCAGGCACAATACCCGTAGCTGGGACACCTGTTGGTACACTAGCACAGACAGTAGGCGGTACTACCACCCGAACAGCACAGACCCTACCAGCGTCATACAATGCCATTTCGGTTCCACACCTTGCGGGGGCACCTGCAAGTGGGTATGCCACCTTCGCTTTAGACTATGCAATAGAGTACGCCTACCCTGCGCCTGTAGCACCTATGGGGGTTAAGATGCCTCAAGCCGCAGGTAGCCTTCCTACCCAATACCTAGTTGACTATACAATAGATGCCTCCTACGATGGTGGGAAAACGTGGGCTAACATCCATACGGTTGTAGGGGAACCCCAACCGACACTTGGTGCATACAGCAAGTCTTATGCCTTAACTGTTAAGGACTATCCTGCTAACCCCGTTAGCGGTCAAACGTTCTTCAATGAAACCACCCAAAAGGAAATGCGGTTTAATGGGTCTAAATGGGTTCTTGCTAACCCTACTTCCACACCGTATACGCCACCTCCTTTATCGGGACCTATAGGCGGTGCATCTGCCTCATTGTGGAGAGTCTATTTTGACGCAGCGACTGTAGGCTCTGTTAATACCACGGCTATTCTATTTTGGGCAGATGCTGCTTCTACTGTGACGATTGACGCAACTGTGGCAACCATCACGACTAATATGACCGTAAATGCGGGGGCTGTTGCAAACCTAGGGTCAGGAACTACCTATGCTTATACAATAGTACAGGCAGGTGGGTACATTGAGATTGCCTTCCCTGCTGCTATCTCGCCTATTTCATGGACGTATAAGCCTGGGGCGGGAGCTGCTGGCAATAGTGTCGATGTTACACTAAAGCATTCTTTGGATGGTGGGACAACTTGGTTAAACTCGGATGTGCAGACTGGCGTGCCTATTGATAACACTCGCCACGATTTCGTTCTTCCTGTACCGACATACCCCGCTAACCCTGTTAAAGGTCAAACGTTCTTCAATGAAACCACACAAACACGGATGCGGTTTGATGGTACTACGTGGGTGGTAGCTGTTCGCACATACACCCCACCTGTGTGGCAAGTAATATCTGCTGCGCATACGGCAGTTCCTATGGAAAAGCTTATGGTTGATACGTCTGTCGCCCCTGTAACTATAACCCTACCTGCAACACCGAAACTTGGTGATAGCGTCATGGTAAGTGATGCGGCAGGTTCTTTCGCTACAAATAATTGTTCCGTAGACCCTGGCACCAACACCTTGATGGGTGTGGCAGCTATTATGACCTTGAGTGTCAATAACGTAGGCGCAGAGTTCGTCTTTACTGGTTCCGATTGGAGGATAGCATGAGTGATATAAG